ACATCTGGTACTTCGGGTACATCAGGCACAAGTGGTGAATCTGGTACTTCAGGTACATCCGGTACTTCAGGCACAAGTGGTGAATCTGGTACATCAGGTACGTCAGGTACATCAGGTACATCAGGTACTTCGGGTACATCAGGCACAAGTGGTGAATCTGGCACATCGGGTACGTCAGGCACAAGTGGTGAATCTGGCACATCGGGTACGTCAGGTACATCAGGTACTTCGGGTACATCAGGCACAAGTGGTGAATCTGGTACTTCAGGTACATCCGGTACTTCAGGCACAAGTGGTGAATCTGGCACATCGGGTACGTCAGGTACATCAGGCACAAGTGGTGAATCTGGTACATCAGGTACTTCGGGTACATCAGGCACAAGTGGTGAATCTGGTACATCAGGTACTTCGGGTACATCAGGCACAAGTGGTGAATCTGGTACATCAGGTACTTCCGGCGAATCGGGTACATCGGGTGTAACTGGTACATCAGGTACTTCGGGCACAAGTGGTACTTCAGGAACATCTGGTACATCTGGTACATCGGGTGAATCCGGTACAACTGGTCTTTCTGGTACATCGGGTCTTTCTGGTACATCGGGTCTTTCTGGTACATCGGGTGGAAATGGAACATCAGGTACAAGTGGTGAATCTGGCACATCTGGTACTTCAGGCGAATCTGGTACATCCGGTACGTCAGGTACATCAGGTACGTCGGGTGTCTCTGGTACATCAGGCACTTCAGGCGAATCTGGTACATCAGGTACTTCGGGTGAATCCGGTACATCGGGTACATCAGGTACTTCAGGTACATCAGGTGTCGCTGGTACATCAGGTACTTCGGGCACGTCGGGTGTAGCTGGTACATCAGGTACTTCGGGTGAATCCGGTACATCGGGTACATCGGGTACATCCGGTACATCAGGTACTTCAGGTACATCAGGTGTAGCTGGTACATCAGGTACATCAGGTACATCAGGTGTCTCTGGTACTTCAGGTACATCAGGTACTTCGGGTGAATCCGGTACATCGGGTACTTCAGGCACAAGTGGTACATCGGGTACATCAGGTACTTCGGGTGTAGCTGGTACATCCGGTACATCCGGTACATCCGGTACATCCGGTACATCCGGTACTTCAGGTGAATCCGGTACATCGGGTACATCAGGTACTTCAGGTACATCAGGTGTAGCTGGTACATCCGGTACATCAGGTACTTCAGGTACATCAGGTGTCTCTGGTACATCAGGTACTTCGGGTGTAGCTGGTACATCCGGTACATCCGGTACATCCGGTACATCGGGTACATCAGGTACTTCAGGTACATCAGGTGTAGCTGGTACATCCGGTACTTCGGGTGTAGCTGGTACATCCGGTACATCCGGTACTTCAGGTGAATCCGGTACATCGGGTACATCAGGTGTCTCTGGTACATCAGGTACTTCGGGTAGAGATGGTACATCCGGTACATCCGGTACATCCGGTACTTCAGGTGAATCCGGTACATCGGGTACATCAGGTACTTCGGGTACATCGGGTGCATCAGGTACATCAGGTACATCAGGTACATCAGGTACTTCAGGTACATCAGGTACTTCAGGTACATCAGGTGTCGCTGGTACATCAGGTACTTCAGGCACGTCGGGTGTAGCTGGTACATCGGGTACATCGGGTGAATCCGGTACATCGGGTACATCGGGTACATCAGGTACTTCAGGTACATCAGGTGTCTCTGGTACTTCGGGTACATCAGGTACTTCGGGTGTAGCTGGTACATCAGGTACTTCAGGTACATCAGGTACTTCGGGTGAATCCGGTACATCGGGTACATCAGGTACTTCGGGTGTAGCTGGTACATCAGGTACAAGTGGTGAATCTGGCACATCTGGTACTTCAGGTGAATCTGGTACATCCGGTACGTCAGGTACATCAGGTACGTCGGGTGTCTCTGGTACATCAGGTACTTCAGGTACATCGGGTGTAGCTGGTACATCAGGTACTTCGGGTACATCAGGTGTCGCTGGTACATCAGGTACTTCGGGTGAATCCGGTACATCGGGTACATCGGGTGCATCAGGTACTTCAGGTACATCAGGTGTCGCTGGTACATCAGGTACTTCAGGTACATCAGGTGTCGCTGGTACATCAGGTACTTCGGGTACATCAGGTGTCGCTGGTACATCAGGTACTTCGGGTACATCAGGTGTCGCTGGTACATCAGGTACTTCGGGTGTAGCTGGTACATCAGGTACTTCGGGTGAATCCGGTACATCGGGTACATCGGGTACATCGGGTTCATCAGGTACTTCAGGTACTTCGGGCACGTCGGGTGTCTCTGGTACATCAGGTACTTCAGGTGAATCGGGTACATCAGGTACTTCGGGTGTAGCTGGTACATCAGGTACTTCGGGTGTAGCTGGTACATCAGGTACAAGTGGTACTTCAGGTACATCAGGCACAAGTGGTGAATCTGGTACTTCGGGTACATCAGGCACAAGTGGTGAATCTGGTACTTCTGGTACTTCAGGTCAGTCGGGTACATCAGGTACATCAGGTGTCGCTGGTACATCAGGTGTCGCTGGTACATCAGGTACTTCGGGTGTAGCTGGTACATCAGGTACTTCGGGTGTTGCTGGTACATCGGGTACTTCAGGTGTGGCAGGTACGTCAGGTACATCGGGTCAATCTGGAACATCAGGTACTTCGGGCACAAGTGGTACATCAGGTCAATCCGGCACATCTGGTACATCGGGTACGTCAGGTGATGCTGGTACAAGTGGTACATCGGGTGTACAAGGTGCTCAAGGTGCGTCGGGTATTTCTGGTGGACAAAACTTCTTCTTAAATTCAAGTGTATCTCAAACACCGTCTCCATATAAACAACTTGGAAATCAAACAACGGTTGCTTCTGAATTTACTCAATCAATCAATTTGGACGCACTTGAAGCTGATAAATTAGTTGTACAATATATTACTGATGTAGGAACACCAAATACTGTTGTAGTGCCAAATGGTATATGGCACGCTTACGTGTATTTTACAAAAGAAGCAACTAACCATGATGTTGAAACATATTTTAAAGTTTCTAAATATACCACCGGTAATGTTAAAACTTTATTGTTTACCAGTGATAGTAGCACAATTCCATATGATAGTGATATTGGTACAAATCCAGTAGAACTCAAAGTCAATGGTGTTGCTACGTCAGCAATATTGGATCCATCTGATCGATTGATATTTGAATTGTTTGTCACCAATCGTGATAATCACATTCGTACCGTCGTATTTTATACAGAAGGAACCCAACATTATTCTTACGTTGTAACTACTATTAGTCAATCATCAGGTACTTCAGGTACTTCAGGTGTACAAGGTGCAAGTGGTACAAGTGGTACTTCGGGTGTACAAGGCGCAAGTGGTACAAGTGGTACTTCGGGTGCTCAAGGTGTAAGTGGTACATCAGGTACATCGGGTGTACAAGGCGCAAGTGGTACAAGTGGTACTTCGGGTGCTCAAGGTGTAAGTGGTACAAGTGGAACATCTGGTGAATCTGGTACAAGTGGAACGTCAGGTCAGTCGGGTACATCGGGTACATCAGGTCAGTCGGGTACATCCGGTACTTCAGGCACAAGTGGTGAATCTGGTACATCAGGTACATCAGGTACATCAGGTACATCGGGTGTCGCTGGTACATCAGGTACTTCGGGTGTTCAAGGTGCAAGTGGTACATCAGGTACTTCGGGTGTTCAAGGTGCAAGTGGTACATCAGGTACTTCGGGTGTTCAAGGTGCAAGTGGTACATCAGGTACTTCGGGTGTTCAAGGTGCAAGTGGTACATCAGGTACTTCGGGTGTTCAAGGTGCAAGTGGTACAAGTGGTACTTCGGGTGTTCAAGGTGCAAGTGGTACAAGTGGTACTTCGGGTGCAGCTGGTACAAGTGGTACTTCGGGTGTTCAAGGTGCAAGTGGTACATCAGGTCAGTCGGGTACATCAGGTACATCGGGTACATCGGGTACATCGGGTACATCAGGTACATCGGGTACATCAGGTACATCGGGTACATCGGGTACATCGGGCAGTTCTGGTACATCAGGCACAAGTGGTAGAGCTGGCACATCAGGCACAACTGGTACAAGTGGTACAAGTGGTACAAGTGGTACGTCGGGTAGAGCTGGTACCGCTGGTACATCGGGTGCAAGTGTTAGTGTAAGTGGAACTCTAAATACGTTGGTTAAACTTACTAGTGCTACTACGATTGGTAACACGACCACGCCTGTTTTTGAAACTGGTTCAAGAATTGCTATCGGTTCGTCTACAGTTCCGGATGGTACTTTGGATGTAACTAGTACACAAGCATCTGGATCGTCCGTGTTTAATGTTAAAGGTACCGCTGGATTACTATTCAATGTATCTGATTCACTCAGTGGTAGTTTATTCTCTGTAAATAATATTACAGGATTGCCAATCGCAGAAGTGTTCAGTGATAACAGAGTTGTTTTGGGTGCTTATAACAAAAATGATTTAGTAATTAGTAGTAGTCGTACAGGTATTAACGTTGCTTCACCAACAGCTCAATTGCACGTAAGTGGTAGTGGTAGTGGTAGTTTGGCTACATTAAAACTAGAAGGACTTGTAAGTAACAATACCGGCTTCTATTTAACTGTAGACGATACTACAGGAGTTGTATATAAGACCGGTGGTGGTACTTCAGGCACTTCAGGTAGAGATGGTACTTCAGGTACATCAGGTAGAGATGGTACTTCGGGTACATCAGGCACCTCAGGTGTTTCTGGTACAAGTGGTACTTCGGGTACATCAGGTACATCAGGTACTTCGGGTGTTCAAGGTGCAAGTGGTACATCTGGTACATCAGGTGCGGGTTCTCCGGGTGGCAGTGGTTCATCTGGTACAACCGGTACATCGGGTGTTGCAGGTACTTCAGGTGTTCAAGGCGCAAGTGGTACATCAGGTACTTCGGGCGTACAAGGTGAATCTGGTACATCAGGTACTTCAGGTGTTCAAGGCGCAAGTGGTACATCAGGTACTTCGGGAGTCGATGGTACGTCAGGTACTTCGGGTACTTCAGGCGAATCTGGTACGTCAGGTACTTCGGGTACTTCAGGCGAATCTGGTACATCAGGTACGTCGGGTGTTTCTGGTACAAGTGGTACTTCAGGTACTTCAGGTACTTCAGGTACTTCAGGTGTAGCTGGTACATCAGGTACATCGGGTGCTGCTGGTACATCAGGTACTTCAGGTACTTCAGGTACATCGGGTGTAGCTGGTACATCAGGTACATCGGGTGTAGCTGGTACATCGGGTACTTCGGGTACATCAGGTACTTCAGGTGAATCGGGCACTTCAGGTACATCGGGTATTTCTGGTACATCAGGTACTTCAGGTACATCGGGTGTCGCAGGTACTTCGGGAACATCAGGTGTCGCAGGTACTTCAGGTACGTCCGGTACATCGGGTGTCGCTGGTACGTCAGGTACATCGGGTGTCGCAGGTACATCGGGTACATCGGGTACATCAGGTGAATCGGGCACTTCAGGTACATCGGGTATTTCTGGTACATCAGGTACTTCAGGTACATCGGGTATTTCTGGTACATCAGGTACTTCAGGTACATCGGGTGTCGCAGGTACTTCAGGTACGTCCGGTACATCGGGTGTCGCTGGTACGTCAGGTACATCGGGTGTCGCTGGTACGTCAGGTACATCGGGTGTCGCAGGTACATCGGGTACATCGGGTACATCGGGTACATCTGGTACATCTGGTACATCTGGTACATCTGGTACATCTGGTACATCTGGTACATCTGGTACATCTGGTACATCAGGTACTTCGGGTGTAGCTGGTACATCAGGTACATCGGGTGTACAAGGCGCAAGTGGTACAAGTGGAACATCGGGTGTACAAGGCGCAAGTGGTACAAGTGGAACATCGGGTGTACAAGGCGCAAGTGGTACAAGTGGTACAAGTGGAACATCGGGTGTACAAGGTGCAAGTGGTACAAGTGGTACAAGTGGAACTTCGGGTGTACAAGGTGCAAGTGGTACAAGTGGTACAAGTGGAACATCGGGTGTACAAGGCGCAAGTGGTACAAGTGGAACCTCGGGTACATCGGGTGCAGCTGGTACAAGTGGTACTTCGGGTACGTCAGGTGTTGCTGGTACAAGTGGAACCTCGGGAACAAGTGGTACCGCTGGTACATCGGGTACAAGTGTTGCTGTAAGTGGAACTGCCAATACGTTGGTTAAATTTACTAGTGCTACTACGATTGGTAATACATCAACGCCGGTATTTGAGAGCGGTTCAAGAATTTCTATTGGTTATTCAGGAAGTAGTATAGACGGAACGTTAGATGTAACCAGTACACAAGCATCTGGATCATCTGTATTTAATGTTAAAGGCGTCAGCGGTACATTATTTAGTATTAGTGATACGCTCAGTGGTAGTTTGTTTGTTGTTAATAATATTTCAGGATTGCCAATCGCAGAAGTGTTCAGTGATAACAGAGTTGTTTTGGGTGCTTACAACAAAAACGACTTGGTAATCAGCAGTAGTCGTACAGGTATCAATGTTGCTTCTCCAACATCTCAGTTGCACGTAAGTGGTAGTGGTTCGGGATCCACATTACGATTGGAAGGTCTCGTAAATAATAACACCGGCTTCTATTTGACAGTAGATAACGCTACAGGTGCTGTATATAAGAGTAACGTCGGTTCCGCTGGTACATCGGGTGTATCAGGTACTTCGGGTACATCGGGTAGAGCTGGTACATCAGGTACTTCGGGTACAAGTGGAACCTCGGGTACATCAGGTACTTCAGGTGCTCAAGGTGCAGCCGGTACAAGTGGTACCTCAGGTGTTCAAGGCGCAACCGGTACAAGTGGTACTTCGGGCGCTCAAGGCGCAATCGGTACAAGTGGTACTTCGGGTGCTCAAGGCGCAGCCGGTACAAGTGGTACTTCGGGTGCTCAAGGCGCAGCCGGTACAAGTGGTACTTCGGGTGCTCAAGGCGCAGCCGGTACAAGTGGTACTTCGGGTGCTCAAGGCGCAGCCGGTACAAGTGGTACTTCGGGTGTAAATGGTACATCAGGTACATCGGGTGTAAATGGTACATCGGGTACATCAGGTAGAGATGGTACTTCGGGTACATCAGGTACATCTGGTAGAGATGGTACATCTGGTACTTCGGGTAGAGATGGTACATCGGGTACATCAGGTACATCAGGTACTTCGGGTACATCAGGTACATCAGGTACTTCGGGTACATCAGGTACATCTGGTACGTCAGGTACATCGGGTACGTCAGGTACAACTGGTACTTCAGGCACATCAGGTAGAGATGGTACTTCGGGTACATCAGGTACATCTGGTAGAGATGGTACATCTGGTACTTCGGGTAGAGATGGTACATCGGGTACATCAGGTACATCAGGTACATCAGGTACATCAGGTACATCGGGTACATCAGGTACATCTGGTACGTCAGGTACATCGGGTACATCAGGTACATCTGGTACCTCTGGTAAAGATGGTACTTCAGGCACTTCAGGTAGAGATGGTACTTCGGGTACATCAGGTAGAGATGGCACATCGGGTACATCAGGTACATCAGGTACATCAGGTACATCGGGTACGTCAGGTACATCTGGCACGTCAGGCACATCGGGTACATCAGGTACATCGGGTACATCGGGTACATCGGGTACATCGGGTACATCGGGTACATCAGGTACATCAGGTAGAGATGGTACTTCGGGTACATCAGGTACATCCGGTAGAGACGGTACATCGGGTACATCAGGTACATCAGGTACATCGGGTACATCTGGTACATCGGGTACATCTGGTACATCAGGTACATCGGGTACATCAGGTACATCGGGTACATCGGGTACATCGGGTATATCGGGTACATCAGGTACAGCTGGTACTTCTGGTAAAGATGGTACTTCAGGCACATCAGGTAGAGATGGTACTTCGGGTACATCAGGTACATCCGGTAGAGATGGTACATCAGGTACATCGGGTACATCAGGTACATCGGGTACATCAGGTACATCAGGTACTTCGGGTACATCAGGTACTTCGGGTACATCAGGTACATCGGGTACATCAGGTACAAGTGGTACATCGGGTGTCGCAGGTACTTCGGGTACATCAGGTAGAGATGGTACTTCGGGTACATCAGGTAGAGATGGTACTTCGGGTACATCAGGTACATCCGGTAGAGACGGTACATCGGGTACATCGGGTACATCAGGTACATCAGGTACATCAGGTACATCTGGTACATCTGGTACATCAGGCACAAGTGGTACTTCGGGTACATCTGGTACATCTGGTACATCTGGTACATCGGGTACATCAGGTACATCAGGTACATCAGGTACAGCTGGTACTTCGGGCAGAGACGGTACATCAGGTACTTCTGGTACTTCAGGTAGAGACGGTACATCAGGTACAAGTGGTACATCAGGTACTTCGGGTACATCAGGTACATCGGGTACATCGGGTACATCAGGTACAAGTGGTACATCGGGTACATCGGGTACATCGGGTACGTCTGGTAAAGATGGTACCTCGGGTACATCAGGTACATCGGGTAGAGATGGTACGTCTGGTACTTCAGGTACATCAGGTACTTCTGGTAGAGACGGTACATCAGGTACAAGTGGTACATCAGGTACAACTGGTACATCAGGTACATCAGGTACATCAGGTACAAGTGGTACATCAGGTACATCAGGTACATCGGGTACGTCAGGTACATCAGGTGCGTCAGGTACATCAGGTACATCAGGTACATCAGGTACTTCGGGTAGAGATGGTACATCTGGTACATCAGGTACTTCTGGTAGAGACGGTACATCAGGTACTTCGGGTACATCAGGTACTTCGGGTACATCAGGTACATCGGGTACATCAGGTACTTCGGGTACATCAGGTACAAGTGGTACAAGTGGTACATCCGGTACTTCAGGAACATCGGGTACATCAGGTACATCTGGTAAAGACGGTACATCAGGTACTTCGGGTACATCAGGCACTTCAGGTAGAGATGGTACATCAGGTACAAGTGGAACCTCGGGTACATCAGGTACAAGTGGTACATCTGGTACTTCGGGTACATCGGGTACGTCAGGTACATCAGGTACAACTGGTACTTCAGGCACATCAGGTACAACTGGTACTTCAGGCACATCAGGTAGAGATGGTACATCTGGTACATCAGGTACTTCGGGTAGAGATGGTACATCTGGTACATCTGGTACATCAGGTAGAGACGGTACATCAGGTACAAGTGGTACATCGGGTACATCTGGTACATCAGGTACATCCGGTACATCGGGTACATCAGGTACATCGGGTACATCAGGTACATCCGGTATTTCGGGTACTTCGGGTACGTCAGGTACTTCAGGTAGAGATGGTACATCAGGTACAAGTGGAACCTCGGGTACATCAGGTACAAGTGGTACAACTGGTACTTCGGGTACGTCAGGTACAAGTGGTACAACTGGTACTTCGGGTACGTCAGGTACAAGTGGTACATCCGGTACAAGTGGTACTTCGGGTACATCAGGTAAAGATGGCACTTCTGGTACGTCCGGTACTTCGGGTACTTCGGGTACTTCGGGTAGAGATGGTACATCAGGTACATCAGGTACATCAGGTACATCAGGTACTTCGGGTACTTCGGGTACATCAGGTACATCGGGTACATCAGGCACTTCCGGTACAAGTGGTACAAGTGGCACATCCGGCACTTCTGGCACTTCCGGTACAAGTGGTACATCAGGTACATCCGGCAGAGATGGTACGTCTGGTACTTCAGGTACTTCGGGTAGAGATGGTACATCCGGTACAAGTGGTACATCCGGTACAAGTGGTACATCCGGTACAAGTGGTACATCAGGTACATCGGGTACAAGTGGTACGTCTGGTACAACCGGTACAAGTGGTACTTCTGGTACAAGTGGTACATCAGGTACAACTGGTACATCGGGTACGTCAGGTAGAGACGGCACATCAGGTACAAGTGGTACATCCGGCACAACTGGTACATCAGGTACAACTGGTACATCAGGTACAACTGGTACATCAGGTACAACTGGTACATCAGGTACATCAGGTACATCAGGTACATCAGGTACATCAGGTACATCAGGTGTAACTGGTACATCAGGTACTTCAGGTACATCGGGAACTTCAGGTAGAGACGGTACATCGGGAACTTCAGGTAGAGACGGTACATCAGGTACATCTGGTACGTCAGGTACATCGGGTACGTCAGGTACAAGTGGTACAACTGGTACTTCGGGTACGTCAGGTACAGGTGGTACAACTGGTACTTCGGGTACATCGGGTACATCGGGTACAAGTGGTACATCAGGTACAAGTGGTACATCAGGTACTTCAGGTACTTCAGGTAGAGACGGTACATCAGGTACAAGTGGCACATCTGGTACGACTGGCACATCGGGTACAAGTGGTACAACTGGTACTTCGGGTACATCAGGTACATCAGGTACATCAGGTACAAGTGGTACTTCTGGTACATCAGGTACATCAGGTACAAGTGGTACTTCTGGTACTTCAGGTAGAGACGGCACATCAGGTACTTCAGGTAGAGACGGTACATCAGGTACAAGTGGCACATCCGGCACTACTGGTACATCAGGTACAACTGGTACATCGGGTACATCGGGTACATCAGGTACATCGGGTACATCGGGTACATCAGGTACATCAGGTACAAGTGGTACTTCGGGTACATCAGGTACAAGTGGAACCTCGGGTACGTCAGGTACGTCAGGTACTTCAGGTAGAGATGGTACATCGGGTACAAGTGGCACGTCCGGCACAACCGGTACATCAGGTACATCCGGCACAACCGGTACATCAGGTACTTCGGGTACATCAGGCACAAGTGGTACTTCAGGTACATCAGGTACGTCAGGTACTTCGGGTACATCAGGTACTTCAGGTAGAGACGGTACATCAGGTACAAGTGGTACATCCGGTACAACTGGTACATCAGGTACAAGTGGTACGTCGGGTACAACTGGTACATCGGGTACATCAGGTACTTCGGGTACATCAGGCACAAGTGGTACTTCAGGTACATCAGGTACGTCAGGTACTTCGGGTACATCAGGTACTTCAGGTAGAGACGGTACATCAGGTACAAGTGGTACATCCGGTACAACTGGTACATCAGGTACAAGTGGTACGTCGGGTACAACTGGTACATCGGGTACATCGGGTACATCGGGTACATCAGGCACAAGTGGTACTTCGGGTACATCAGGCACAAGTGGAACCTCAGGTACATCAGGTACTTCAGGTACTTCGGGTAGAGATGGTACATCGGGTACAAGTGGCACATCCGGCACAACCGGTACATCAGGTACTTCGGGTACATCAGGTACAACTGGTACATCAGGTACTTCGGGTACATCGGGCACAAGTGGTACTTCAGGTACGTCAGGTACTTCGGGTACATCAGGTACATCAGGTACTTCAGGTAGAGATGGTACATCGGGTACAAGTGGTACATCCGGCACAACTGGTACATCAGGTACAAGTGGTACGTCAGGTACAACTGGTACATCGGGTACATCGGGTACATCGGGTACATCAGGCACAAGTGGTACTTCGGGTACATCAGGCACAAGTGGAACCTCGGGTACATCAGGTACTTCAGGTACTTCAGGTAGAGATGGTACATCGGGTACAAGTGGTACATCCGGCACAACCGGTACATCAGGTACTTCGGGTACATCAGGTACAACTGGTACATCAGGTACTTCGGGTACATCGGGCACAAGTGGTACTTCAGGTACGTCAGGTACATCAGGTACGTCAGGTACTTCGGGTACATCAGGTACATCAGGTACTTCAGGTACTTCAGGTAGAGATGGTACATCGGGTACAAGTGGTACATCCGGCACAACCGGTACATCAGGTACTTCGGGTACATCAGGTACATCAGGTACTTCGGGTACATCGGGCACAAGTGGTACTTCAGGTACGTCAGGCACATCAGGTACGTCAGGTACTTCGGGTACATCAGGTACATCAGGTACTTCAGGTACTTCAGGTAGAGATGGTACATCGGGTACAAGTGGTACATCCGGCACAACCGGTACATCAGGTACTTCGGGTACATCAGGTACATCAGGTACTTCGGGTACATCGGGCACAAGTGGTACTTCAGGTACGTCAGGTACAAGTGGTACATCAGGTACTTCGGGTACATCAGGTACTTCAGGTAGAGATGGTACATCGGGTACAAGTGGTACATCCGGCACAACTGGTACATCAGGTACAAGTGGTACGTCAGGTACAACTGGTACATCGGGTACATCGGGTACATCAGGCACAAGTGGTACTTCGGGTACATCAGGCACAAGTGGTACTTCGGGTACATCAGGCACAAGTGGAACCTCGGGTACATCAGGTACTTCAGGTACTTCAGGTAGAGATGGTACATCGGGTACAAGTGGTACATCCGGCACAACCGGTACATCAGGTACTTCGGGTACATCAGGTACATCAGGTACATCAGGTACTTCGGGTACATCGGGCACAAGTGGTACTTCAGGTACGTCAGGCACGTCAGGTACTTCGGGTACATCAGGTACATCAGGTACTTCAGGTAGAGATGGTACATCGGGTACAAGTGGTACATCCGGCACAACTGGTACATCAGGTACTTCGGGTACATCAGGTACAACTGGTACTTCGGGTACATCGGGCACAAGTGGTACTTCAGGTACGTCAGGTACTTCGGGTACATCAGGTACATCAGGTACTTCAGGTAGAGATGGTACATCGGGTACAAGTGGTACATCCGGCACAACTGGTACATCAGGTACAAGTGGTACGTCAGGTACAACTGGTACATCGGGTACATCGGGTACATCAGGCACAAGTGGTACTTCGGGTACATCAGGCACAAGTGGTACTTCGGGTACATCAGGCACAAGTGGAACCTCGGGTACATCAGGTACTTCAGGTACTTCAGGTAGAGATGGTACATCGGGTACAAGTGGTACATCCGGCACAACCGGTACATCAGGTACTTCGGGTACATCAGGTACAACTGGTACATCAGGTACTTCGGGTACATCGGGCACAAGTGGTACTTCAGGTACGTCAGGTACATCAGGTACGTCAGGTACTTCGGGTACATCAGGTACATCAGGTACTTCAGGTACTTCAGGTACTTCAGGTAGAGATGGTACATCGGGTACAAGTGGTACATCCGGCACAACCGGTACATCAGGTACTTCGGGTACATCAGGTACTTCGGGTACATCAGGTACAACTGGTACATCAGGTACTTCGGGTACATCGGGCACAAGTGGTACGTCAGGTACATCAGGTACGTCAGGTACGTCAGGTACTTCGGGTACATCAGGTACTTCAGGTACTTCAGGTACTTCAGGTAGAGATGGTACATCGGGTACAAGTGGTACATCCGGCACAACTGGTACATCAGGTACAAGTGGTACGTCAGGTACAACTGGTACATCGGGTACATCGGGTACATCGGGTACATCAGGCACAAGTGGTACTTCGGGTACATCAGGCACAAGTGGAACCTCGGGTACATCAGGTACATCAGGTACTTCAGGTACTTCAGGTAGAGATGGTACATCGGGTACAAGTGGTACATCAGGTACATCAGGTACGTCAGGTACTTCTGGTACATCGGGTACAAGTGGAACCTCGGGTACAAGTGGTACATCGGGTACAAGTGGTACAAGTGGTACATCAGGTACAAGTGGTACATCGGGTACATCGGGTACAAGTGGAACCTCGGGTACAAGTGGTACATCGGGTACAAGTGGAACTTCCGGTATAGATGGTCAAGTAGGAATGTTTGGCGGTAATTCAGTATTGTATAGATACGCAAGCGTAGCTAAGGATCCAGATTATTATCCAGTCTTCGCAGCAGAAGCATGTTTCCCAACTGCTTCGTTCGGTAGTGTTATTAACGTTGATTACAGATCAATGACTTTATATCCGCCAGGTGATTTTAGTATAACACCAACGACGAATGTAACAAAATGGTGGCAATCTGTATCGGCATCTGTGCCTGGATATTTAAGAGTCAGTCACGCTTTCAGTTCTAGTAGATTCGTAATCACTAAAGTTACATCCGTACAAGAGTTTGCATCTAGTCCGTTTGTAGGTTTCCAAATAACTGGTACTCCAGTTATGTCATCATCGATTGATCCATTCACCGACAATCTTGCTGAACCCGCTGATCGATTGGTTATGACATGGACAGCAAATGGTGCAAGTGGTACATCGGGTACATCGGGTACATCGGGTACATCGGGTACATCGGGTACATCGGGTACATCGGGTACATCGGGTACATCGGGTACATCGGGTACATCGGGTACAAGTGGAACCTCAGGTACAAGTGGAACCTCAGGTACATCAGGTACAAGTGGTACATCGGGTACAAGTGGTACATCAGGTACAAGTGGTACATCGGGTACATCGGGTACATCGGGTACATCGGGTACATCGGGTACATCAGGTACATCAGGTACAAGTGGTACATCGGGTGCAGCAGGTCAGAACGCGTCTAACGTTATACAGTGGTTGTACGATACAAACATTCGTGATTCCGCTCCAAACGTAACAACTGTGGCTAGTGGTTCAGCCGGTGCCGTCAGTGGAAGTTTGTATATATCAGAATACTCATATCCATTTGTTGCTCCGGGAAATAATTATTTTGACTTATTTAATACAATAAATAACGTTAATAATCCTACAAAAGCAGTCGTTACAGTAACAGCAAAAGATGATCCTACAACATGGCAGATCTATAAAATTACTAGTGCTGCTTATTTTAATTTGAAAAGATATTGGGTTTTCGGTATCACTGGTCTTGGATCTGGTAATGGAGATAATACATGGGGTACTGTTCAGAATTTGACATTTAGTTTCTCTGGTGAATCTGGAGGAGCTGGGGCAGCTGGTACTTCGGGTACTTCGGGTGTACAAGGTGCAAGTGGAACCTCGGGTACAAGTGGTACAAGTGGTACTTCAGGTACATCAGGTACAAGTGGTACATCAGGTAGAAACGGTACATCGGGTACAACTGGTACATCAGGTACAAGTGGTACAAGTGGTACAAGTGGTACTTCGGGTACGTCAGGTACTTCGGGTACATCAGGTACAAGTGGTACTTCGGGTACATCGGGTACGTCAGGTACTTCGGGTGCACAAGGTCCAAGCGGTACATCTGGTACATCAGGTGCGGGTTCTCCGGGTGGCAGTGGTTCATCTGGTACAACCGGTACATCGGGTGCCGCTGGTACATCTGGTACAAGTGGAACCTCGGGTACATCGGGTAGAAACGGTACAAGTGGAACATCTGGTACTTCAGGTACTTCAGGTACTTCAGGTACAAGTGGAACCTCGGGTACATCGGGTGCACAAGGTGCACCAGGCGCTGGTGGTGGTGGTGACGTAACTGGACAAGCAAGTGGTTTCCAAGACTACTTAGTCAAGTGGGATGACACCAGTGGCAAGGCAATCACTGGATCTCTTTGGGCAGAGTCCTTGGGTGATTTGTACAGTGCAACTACCGGTTTCGCCGCTATGACATATGGGTTTGTTTGGATTCCATGTGATGCAGGTGCACCAACGGGCGATCTCCTCAATGATGGTCAAGCTCTTACTTTGACAGCCAACCGTGCTGCTATGTATTGGGATGCCGATGAAAAACGTTTGTACGTTTATGACTCAACAAATGGATGGTCGTACAGTCCAATATTTACCTGAGAATAACGATTGAAAAATTAAAATAAATTTTAGTGGTCATTGATCACTATTTTAATATAATGAGTTATAAAATTTTATATATCACTCCTCATTTATCTACTGGGGGGTGTCCGCAGTATCTTTTGAAGAAACTGAATGTATTAAAAGATACACATAAGTTATATTGTGTTGAGTATAACAATTACGGTGAGTGGTTCATAGTACAAAAGACTCAAGTACGTGAACTGCTTGGTGATTGTTATCATGTATTGGGAGATAACAAGCATCAATTGTTATCGATTATAGATGATATTCAACCGGACATAATACATTTGGAGGAGATGCCAGAGTATTTTATGTCGGATGATGTTACTGCGAAGGTGTATAACAATGAACGTAAGTATCATATTGTTGAGACATCCCACGACAGCAGTTTTAATTCTGCTAACAAGCGATTTTTTCCGGATCGGTTTGTATTTGTTAGCAACTATCAAAAAAATGCATTGAGTGTACTTAATGTACCTTCACATGTAATTGAGTATCCAATATACATTAAGGATAAGGCGAGCAATCGTGATGAAGTTCTTAGAAAGTTGGGATTGGATCCGTCGTTGTTGCATATTGTTAATGTTGGTTTGTGGTCGCGTCGTAAGAATCAGGGTGAAATTATTGAATATGCTAATAAGATGTTAGATTGTCCGGTGCAGTTTCATTTTGTTGGAAACACCGCTGGAAATTTTGAATCATATTGGTCACCGTTGCTTAAGAATTTGCCAAAGAACTGTAAGGCGTGGGGTGAACGTAATGATGTTGATACGTTTTACAGTTGTATGGATTTGTTTTTGTTTACGAGTCGTGGAAGTGAGAATGATAAAGAGACTAGTCCGATTGTAATACGAGAGGCGATTAGTTATAAGATACCATCGTTGATATATAATTTGCCTGTATATTTGAACATGTATAACAGATATTCAAATATTTCTTATTTGTCGAATGATTTGAATGACAATGTTAAAAAGATCAAGTCGTGTTTGAATATTCAGAATAAAAAGCGTAACTATGCTTATGTTGTTTCGACGTATCCAACGACATCTGTTGAATTTGATACTACAGTACAGTGTTTGAATGCTTTGAGTGATTCGGAGACTATATTGACGACCCATCATTCTGATTATGAGAAGTTTAACACTATAGCTAATAGTGTTGTGTATGATGTTAGTAATCCTATAATCAAGCATAATTTTTATTGTAAGTATTGGTATCGTGATAATGTGTTTGACTTTGATTTGAATTTGAAGAAGAACGACAATGATAATTATCATGGGTTGGCTGTTTGGACCAATTATCAGAATGGTATACGTAAGTCTAAGGAGTTGGGTTATAAGTACAGTGTATGTTTGAATTATGATATAGTATTGAGTGGCGGTGATTTGAGTGTAATTGGTACTATTGTTAATGATTTGGAAGTGTCTAAGAGCAAGGGGTATTTTATCCATGAAGTTATGGGTGAAGGAGACACGTTAAAAACTGTATTTTTTGTAATTGACAATGATTATTTCATAGAAAAGTTTGAGAGGGTTGATACTGAGAGTGAGTATAATGCTAGTCTTGTGAAATATAATTCTCCGTCGAATGGTTTGGAGAATTATGTTTATAATGTATTAAAGAATGATTTGAGCAGTTTTACTTTGACTAAAGACAAGGAAGAGAAGATATTTCCGAATAGTTCTTTGAATGCGTTTTCTAGGGTAGAATATTTCTCAGTGGTACCAAACGATGATTTGTCTAGTTTTTATATTTGGAAGAGTTCTAATAATGTAGTTGATAACAAGTCGGTGAGTATCAGAGTATATGAAGATAACAAGATAGTATTAAAAGTTGCTTATCAACAGTTAATGAATGGTATTTTTTATCAACCGGTCAAATATAAGACTGGAAGTAAATACCTTGTTATGTTGGAAGAATATAATTCTGATTTGAAGGTTATTGATAGAAGGAACATTGAATTTAGTGATATTAATCAGATACGAGACAATGGTAAGTTTACATTGATGCCTCGTTCGGCAGTGAATGCGTCGAACACGATTAATATACACCATGTTAATCCAAACGATATTTTGTTTAATGATTTATCAGAACTAAGTGCGCATAAATGTGTTTATCGTAATTACATTCAAAGTTCTGAGATTGATGTGGTGAACAATTTGTTTAATTATAACAACAATATAAATGTGGTAATTAAGAATGTTCAATTGAATGTAAAGTCTGAAGAGTTTGTTCAGAGTGTTCGTCAGGCTCACAAGTATTTGGTTGATAACCATGAATCCGTTCTTGGTTTGGTTATTGGTGATACTCCTTATATTGGCATGAGTCCGTATTACAAGTCTAGCAAAAAGAATGTGGATGTGTATGTGATTAATAATAATCATTTGCATCAATTTAAAACAATTGGATCATTATCTGATTTGCATAGTTATATCAAAATTTTTACAACTAAGTCATTGGCTAAATAAATATGAGAATTTGTCAAGTTACACCGGGATTGATATCGATACCACCAAATGGTTGGGGAGCTATAGAAAAGATTATATGGGAATATAAGCAATCATTGGAAAGAATGGGTCATGTTTGTGACATTAAATATTTGGATGATGTTAAAGTTGAAAACTATGATGTAGTTCATATTCATGTTGCTAATTTGGCTTTACTTGCACATGAACGTAAAATTCCTTATGTGTTTACCATGCACGATCATCATACTGAAGTATATGGTGATCAGTCTGCATTATATAATCAGAATCGTGAGGCGATGGAAAAGTCTATAATTTCCTTTGTTCCTGCCACTCATTTGGTTTCGTATTTTAATAGTAGACGTGTAAAGTATTTGCGTCATGGTGCTAACACATCATTTTTTACTCCGGGTGATCCTAATAATAAAAAACATAAGTTGTTGTGTGTTGGAAGAAACGGATTACATGCAAACATGTCATTTGACCGTAAAGGGTTTGTTTATGCAATTGAGGCAGCTCGTAAGCATGATCTTGAATTGACTATTGCTGGTCCATCTGCTAATAAAGAGTTTTTTGAAACCAACAAAGATTTCAAGCCGTATGACAAAGTGAAATTTTTGTATGATTTGAACGAAAAAGATTTGGTTGAAGTTTATCGTGATCATACTATTTTTCTACATCCATCGTCAGTTGAGGCCGGTCATCCTAATTTGACGTTGGTTGAAGCTATGTCATGTGCACTTCCGGTAGTTTCTACATATGATACTGATGCTTTGCCAGGCATGGTTAAGATAGAACGTAATGTTGAATCAGTATATAAAGGAATATCTACTGTAATGAATAACTGGCAGCAATTGCGACGAGATGCGTTAACATATGCTAAATCGAATGATTGGAACTTTGTTGTTGATGATTTGATCAAAGAGTATAGAAAAGTGGATGAATATCGTATGAAAAACGAACTGAACGATGTTTATGATCAAACACTTATGAATGTCAAGCAACACCAGAGTGCGAAGATCACAATTGATTATTGTGATGGAGCTTATATTTCTATAAACGGTGGCGATCCATCAACTAAGTACGATTTTGATTTTGTTGATGAAAATACTGGTACTTCATTATTTGGTGGCACGTTAAAATCAAATGAATGGTCTCGGTGTTTTGTGAAGCGTTTTATTCCGTACAACATTAAAATTAGTTCGGGGTCAAAATTAATTTTGGATAGTAAGTTAGATTTGAAAAACAAAAACGTGTTGATTTGTTTGGATACACGATCATTGGGTGATTGTATTGCTTGGTTTCCGTATGTAGAGGAGTTTAGAAAGAAACATGGGTGCAATATCACGTGTGCAACAAATTGGAGCACATTGTTTCAAGACAATTATCCTGACATTAAGTTTTGTGGATTAGAATGGCATGGTGATTTTTACGCCGTTTACCGAATTGGTTGTTATCCTGATAAACATCGTTCATTTTATACATATAAAGAGGTTACATTACAGAAATTGTCATCTTCGATATTGGGACTTGATCATACAGACATTAAACCAAAAATTTCTGTTAGAAATAAGAATCGTCTTGTTGAAGATCGTTATGTTTGTTTTGCCACACATTCTACTTCGCAGGCTAAGTTTTGGAATAATCCTACTGGTTGGCAGGAAATGTGTGATTATTTGAATAGTATTGGTTTGAAACCAATGTTGATTCAGTTGGAAGAAAAGAATGATATTACTAATATTATTAACAAGTCTGGTGCAAAGGATATACACGAAACTATAAATTTGTTGTATAACTGTGAATTCTTTGTTGGAATTGGATCGGGGTTATCATGGTTGTCATGGGCATTGAATAAGCCAACGGTTTTGGTGAGTGGATTTAGTTTACCAGAGAGTGAGTTTTATACACCTTACCGTGTTATTAACAAAGACGTGTGTCATGGTTGTTGGAATGATTGTGATTTTGATAAGGGTGATTGGAATTGGTGCCCTCGACAAAAGGGTACTGATAGACAGTTTGAGTGTTCTAAACAAATTAGTTCTCAAATGGTTATAGATAAAATCAATGACCTTATTAAGACTGAAAGTATACGCACCTCTTGAAATCAATTGATTGGGGTATGTTTTAGTGGTTAATTGGGAAGATGTTTAATACCCATATTATAGGGTACTAAACGTCAGTATGAGTGTGCATATGACATTTCTTTAAAAAGTAGACTTAAAATATAAATATGTTGTCTTTCAAATTTTTAGAAATATTTATATTTAGAGTTTTTTGTATGTTTTTCATGCAACTTAACTAATTGAAAGGAAATTTAACATATGCCAATTACAGAAGGGGGTACATTTACTCCACATAATCCAATAGTGAGTCCGGGCGTTTTTAGTCGTGAAAACGACCTATCAGGTCTCGCTCAGGGTGTTGCTGATATTGGTGGAGCAATTGTCGCTCCCTTTCCAAAGGGACCGGGTTTTGCTCCAACAGTTGTCACCAGCGTTGCTGAGTTAGAAGAAAAATTTGGTGTAGCGGACGGAGTATATTACGGTCCTTACACTGCTAAACAATATCTACAAGAACAAGGTCTTGTGACTGTGTGTCGTGTAGGTGCGTTAACAGGTTACGAACAAGATAATCCGTTTGTGATTTACGCAATTCCGGGTTATTATAATCGTGCCACCGAAAGTGGTTCATTTACCGCTTTGGGAACTGCTGATTCATCATATATTGCTCTTGATCCTGATGATATCATGGTCAATATTCAATATGTCAGTTCTAGTGCAACTGAAACATTGACGATTACTGGTAGTTTGTACGCAAACTTTGAAACCAGTTCATTCTCAGTGTACAACCCACCGGGAACACCAGGCAACAAGACATATACCACTCGTTACATCGGTGATGTACATTTTACATTTGATGCTGCGCACTTTGAAATCAGTTCAAGTTATCAAGGTGACGGATCACTTAGTGCAGATGCTAAGTTGTTGCGTGCTCTTGCTGAACAAACCGGAAAGTTCTCTGGAAGTTTGGCAACAAGCAGCAGTTTGGTTAAGTTGAGTGATGATTTCCCTGTGTCTGGTACCGCATCTGAAGTTATTATCAATAACATCAGTTTTGCTAAATATCGTCCAGCTAATAGCTGTGGTGTTCAAATTCAATTGACATGTAACATTAGCGGTAGTTTTGGTAAATACACTTCATTTGTTGAAACTACGGTTTCTGGTGGAGATCCTTGTAATGATGGTGTTGCTCGTGAGTCTATAGTTTTAGCTGTATTGGCAAATACACAAAATGCAGCCATTCAATCTGATGCCAATAACAAATTGGCACAAGTTGTATATGGATTTGAGGGTTCTGCTTTAAGTAAGAAGATTGCAACATCAGGATTGTACAGTGGTAGTATTGATCCGACCGCACAAGACTTTGTTCTTGATTTGCGTTATAACATCGGTGGTACAAGTGGAAGTTACGGAATCTATGAATTCTCATTGGATCCAGCAAGTTCTAATTATATTACCAACGTGTTTGGATCTGATCCAACTGCTGGTGATCCAGCAAAACAAGTTGCTGGTCAAAAGATTGAAGCTGCTTATTTATATAAGATCTTCAAGGATACAATTGGACGTATTGTTCAAGAAGCAACAGATCCATCTGATGGATGGTTGATTGTTGGTAGTTCAGCTCCATATGTTCCATCTGGGGGTGCAAATGAACTTACCTTTAATGGTAATCCAATGAAGTTTACTGACGACTACGGTTACGCACCAACAACTGGTGATAGTGATTTTAGTTTGAAGTGGGCATCAACACCTTGGATTAACTCACAACAAGTTGCACCATTTACTGGTACATCAGATGTAACTGCACAACCACAACGTTTCCCATTATTCCGTGTTCACACTCTTGCTGACGGAACCAATATGAACACGTCATACAAGATCGAAATCAGTGATGTAAAACTCGCTGGTACCGTTACTGGTAGTGATTATGGTTCATTTACATTGGCAGTACGTAAGTTTAGTGATACTGATAAGAATCCTAAGTATTTGGAACGTTTCCAAAACTTGAATCTTGATCCTGATAGCAGCAACTTCATTGCTCGTCGTATTGGTGATCGTTACAACTATATTTCTTACTCCGGTAAGATTATTGAGTTTGGTACGTATTCCAATTTGAGTAAGAATATTCGTATTGAAATGACCGAGAACGTGTATCCAATATCAGCAGTTCCTTACGGATTTGATGCTCTTGCTACACCACTTGGTGGTAACGTCGGTGGATATTTGCCACCAGTTCAATTCAGTCGCGCATCAACATATTCAACTGCTCCGGGTAGATATCCATCTGGTATTGTATTCGGTGAACCACCAATTGGTGCAGCTGATGATTTGTTGGCATTGTATCCTACATCATCACTTGGTGTATACAGTGTATATAACGACAATATTCAATACTTTGCTCCATTGCCTTCTTATGAAGGATTTAGTTCAATTGGCAACAATGTTGTATTTGACCTTGAAACAGGTGATACATACAATCCAGTTGGTTCTAAACAACCAGATGTTCAAAACGACAGTGCTGGTATTCCATCAACTTATGACGCTGCATACGAATCAACCCGTGTGAAGATGCGTAAGTTTATACTTGGATTCCAAGGTGGATTTGATGGTCAATCACCAGCAATTCCAATCAACGTTGGATCTGATATCATTCCAGGCAACACGCAAGGTTTGAACTGTACTAGTATTACAAGTCCAGGCAGTATTGCTTACAGACAATGTATTGGTGCACTAGGTAATGCTGACGAGTTTGATATTAACTTGATTGTGACTCCGGGTATCTTCTATCAACACCACAGTTATGTGGCACAGTTGACAATTGATATGTGTGAAGCACGTGGTGATTGTTTCTATATCATGGATAACGTGGTATTCCCTAAGAGCAATCAAAGCGTTGGATTGATTGATGCTGCTATTAATGTGGCTGCTACAATTGACAGCAGTTACGTTGCTACATACTATCCATGGGTCAAGATTCTTGATACCAATTTGAACAAGATTGTTAGTGTTCCACCATCAGTTGTTCTACCTGCTATCTACGCAGCAAACGATAAAGCATCTGCTGAATGGTTTGCTCCAGCTGGTTTAAACCGTGGTGGTATTACACAAGCAGTTCAAGTGTTGGATCGTTTGACACACGGTGAACGTGATACCCTCTATGAAGGTCGTGTGAACCCAATTGCAGCATTCCCCGGTCAGGGTATCTGTGTATGGGGTCAAAAAACTCTTCAAATTGCCCCAAGTGCATTGGATCGTATCAATGTTCGTCGTTTGATGATCAACTTGAAGAAGTTTATTGCTTCAAGTTCACGTTTCTTGATTTTCGAACAGAACGTCGCAAATACACGTAACCGTTTCTTGAGTATTGTAAATCCTTACCTTGAACAGGTTCAACAACGTAGTGGTGTGTACGCTTTCCAAGTGAAGATGGATGAAACAAATAATACACCTGATTTGATTGATAGAAATATCCTTTATGGTCAAATCTTCCTACAACCAACCAAGACTGCTGAATTCATTATTCTTGATTTCAACATCTTGCCTACGGGTGCATCGTTCGGTGCTTAATTAAAGTAACCGATTAATCAAAACCTCACCTAGAAATAGGTGGGGTTTTTTTATTTAAAAAATAATTTTACAATTCTAGTTTTTTATACTATATTTATAGTATATCATAGTAACACCATGACAATATATGCCTTATAAAAGATGTAATCAATGTAAAAAAAGATTGAGCGATAATCATAGTAATTTTTTTTGTAATATTATATGTGAAAATTTGTATGTAAATTCATCAGATATTTTTTGTAAATTTTGCAACGTCCTATTAGGAAAACAGTCTACAATTAAAAATAAAATTTTTTGTAATACTGTGTGTCATAATAAGCATCAACAAAAAACAAATTTAGAAAATAGAAATTGCATCTATTGTAATACTACTTTTGTAGTTACGAGAAGTTCTAAAAGAAAAAAATTATGTTCACCTGAATGTGAAACGTTTCATGCTAAATCAAGTGAAAGAAACGACAAACGAAAAAATACATTAATTCAAAATAATTTAGAAAAATACGGCGTAGAAAGTATTTTTTCGTTGAAAGAGGTACAAGAAAAATCTAAAAAAACAAAATTAAATAAATATGGACATGAATATTTTAATAATAACGAGATTGCTAAACAAACAAAATTAAATAAATATGGAACTTTAGATTTTAGTGATAAAGCAAACAAAACAAAATTAAAAAAGTACGGTACTTTAAATGTAAACGATAAATCAAAACGGACTAAACTAGATAAATATGGTACATTAGATTTTAGTAATAAAGCAAACAAAACAAAATTAGACAGATATGGCACTAAAAACTTTAGTAACAAAGCTAAAAAAACAACTATAGAAAAATATGGGTCATATTCAAATATTTTATTAAAAAAATCATTTAAACGATTAGAAGAAAAATATTCATCAATTGTTAAATTTTTATTTTCAGAAGATGAATATGTTGGTGTGAATGAATATAAAAAATATAAATTTGAATGTTTAAGATGTTCTAATATTTTTGTAGATGATATGTGTAATGGTAGTTCGCCTATTTGCAGAATTTGTAATCCAATAACAAGTAATATTTCAAGTGAAGAAAAAGAAATTTTATCTTATATAAAAACAATTTGTGATGCTGAAATTATAGAGAATGATAGAAATACATTAAATGGACAAGAAATTGATATTTTAATACCAAACTTAAATTTGGGTATCGAATATAACGGAATATACTGGCATAGTGAACTTGTTGGCGGTAAAGATAAACACTATCATTTAAACAAAACTAAGTTATCACTTGATAAAAATATTCAATTGATGCACATATGGGATTGGGAATGGCGGTGCAAAAACTCTATAATTAAAAGTATTTTGATTAATAAGATGGGTAAATCTGCGAAAGTTTATGCACGAAAATGTGTGGTTAAAGAAGTGTCAAATGAAGATAAATCAACCTTTTTGGAAGACAATCATATACAGGGAGATGATACGTCATCAGTACGATTAGGGTTATATCATAACAACGCATTGGTTTCTATAATGACATTTGTCAAATCCAGATACGATAAAAAATATCAATACGAACTATCTAGATATTGCAATTTGTTAAACACAAATATTGTGGGAGGATCTTCTAAGTTATTCACGCATTTTATTAAAAATTATGATGTGAGTTCAGTTGTGACTTACAGCGATAAACGTTTATTTACAGGAAAAGTTTACGAAAGGTTGGGTATGCGGAGGTTGAAAAATACTCCCTGTGGTTATCATTATTTTCATAAAAATAACGGTATTCCAATGAATAGAACTCATTTTCAAAAACACAAGCTTAATAGAATCTTAGAAAAGTTTGATAGTGGTTTGAGTGAATGGCAGAACATGCAAATTAATGGTTATGATCGCATATGGGACTGTGGACACTTTAAGTTTGAATGGACACGAAAATAACTCAAACCTCACCTATTTCTAGGTGAGGTTTTTTGTTTTGTATTGCTGTATATTGATATTTATATATGTGGAAACAAACAATGATAAATTTGAGGTTTATGATGATAATAAACTAAATCATGTGATTGCTGCGCCTGATTATGGCCAGACTGGAGATACTGATTTGGCTTGGAGTTGTGAAAACTCAAAAGAATATAAGCAGATATGTTTTTGCGATTCAAGCAGTTCAAAACTACTAATTAAAGTTATAGATTTTTTAAAAAGTGAAAAAAGTGATTAATTGATTATTGCGCAGCAATGCTTATAGGTAATTTCTCACATTGTCAAGATCTTATTGAATTTTCTTGATATTTATACTCAAATGATACAATTAAAACAAACTCTTCTTGAAGTTTTTGATCATAATCTATTGGAGACTGATGATGAAAATTCAACGGTCATTTATTGTGACATGGATGGAGTTTTAGCTGATTTTGATAAGGGATTTGAAAAGTTATCCAATGGAGTATCTGCTGCTGAATTTGATCAAAGAAATCAAAGTAGTGAAATTTGGAGACTAATATGGAGCGCTCCACCGGATCATGGTATTACGTGGTGGTCAATATTGCCAAAAATGGAAGATTGTGATGTTCTTTGGAAGTTTATAACATCATTAAAAGTACCGGTCAAAATTTTAAGTAGTACATCTTCCAGAAGGTCAAAAACTAATAATGCTGAAATTGGTAAACGTAAGTGGTTATCAACCAATTTAACTCCAACACCTAAAGACGAAAATATAATACTAGTTGATAGTTCAGAAGCTAAGCAACAATATGCGTTAGGACCAAATCATATATTAATTGATGATTTGCCTTCGAATATATCTCAATGGAGAGCAAAAGGTGGAACTGCAATTGAACACAAAAAAGCGGAATCAACTATACCTGAATTAAAAAGAATTTTAGGAATAACACAAGAAAGTTACGGATATAGTTGGTCAAATATATAATATGAAAGCGGTAATTTATAACAATACACTCAATCCCAATATCTGGAACAATGATAAAACAATACAGCCAGATGTTCGTGACGCTTTACTAAAAGTTGCTCAGGACTTTTATGAAGAGACAGAATTGTCAGCACCAATTGAAGATGTGTACATGTTGGGAAGTGCTGCAAATTACAATTGGGGTCCAACAAGTGATATTGATCTTCATATTTTGATCAATTTTGATAAACTTGGATTGGAACACGATCTTGTAAAAAAAATGGTAGATAGTATTAAAGCCAATTGGAATAAAAATCATGACATACGTATTCATGGTCACCGAGTAGAGTTGTATATTCAGGATATTAAAGAAACCAATAGAGCATTAGGAATATACAGTATTTTGAACAATAAGTGGATAAAAGTACCACAGAAGTTGAATTTGAATTTGGATAAGAACGTAATTCAACAAAAATACACAGATATGGTGGTACAAATTAAAAATGCTATCAAGTCAAATAACTTAACAGATTTAAAACGTGTGTTAAAATCAGTATACGATATGCGTGAAGCTGGTTTAAGTAAAGGTGGTGAATTCAGTGTGGAAAACATTGTTTTCAAATTACTTCGTACTCGTAATCACGTTGATAATTTGAAAACTGCTGTTAATAAAGTTTATGATACGCAAAATTCATTAAAAGAATCATAAGATTTTTAGAAAAAATCGAAAACTAAAACTATTTATATACAAGACCTAATAATAAAAATATATGGCAGATCTACTAAATCCAAACGAAATGTTTTACACCGTATTTGAACCAAAAGTTCAAAACCGTTTCATTTTCAGTGTTGACGGTATTCCATCTTTCATCATCAAAAAGACGGATCGTCCAAAGTTGAATCAAGAAAAGAAGACCATTGATTATATCAATACACAACGTTACTATAAAGGTAAGAGCGTTTGGAACGACATTAGTCTTGAACTTTATGACCCAATTGCACCATCTGGTGCTCAGGCTGTTATGGAATGGGTACGTTTGCATCACGAATCTGTAACTGGCCGTGATGGTTATCTTGACTTTTATAAGAAGGATTGCGCCATTTCAATTCTTGGTCCAGTAGGTGACAAGGTTGAAGAGTGGGTATTGAAGGGTGCACAAATTGTAAGTGCAGAGTTCGGTAGTGTTGATTGGTCAAATATGGGAGATTCATTGAATATTACATTGAACCTCGCCTACGATTACGCTATACTTCAATTTTAATATAAAACATCTATTGTATTCAAACCTCTCAACTCAAACAGTTGGGAGGTTTTTTATGCGGTATACTATTTATACGATATGAAGATTACCAGATCAGAATTGAAATCAATCATTAACGAAGTATTGTCTGAAGTGGTTGATTCCGATAAATTCACAAAAACATTGGATGGTTTGAGGAAAAAACAACAAGGATTAAAGGTACAAGTAGCAAAAGTAGGTGTTGATATCGCTAAAGTACTTGTTGCGCAGTCACTAGAACGTGAACAAACCGCGTCCGATACACTTGATGCTGCAGAAAATCGTGGAGAAGACAAATCAAAAGAAACAGAAGCATTAAATACGGCAAAGGAAAATACAAAAAAATCCAGAGATGGTCTAGATGCAGCAAATGATAGTTTGAAAGCTGCACAAAAAGGTGGATCTTGATACTTAATTAAAATAACAAAAAGTTTTATTGAGATACTATATATTGTTACATTAAAGAGTTATTATGAGTGAAGAAAATATTTCCATTACACGACCATCGACAATTGTTGGCGGTCCACCTATTGCACGTCAACCATCAATGTCAGTTCCGTTTAATCAAACTGATATTCCCCAAAAGGTTGTTAGCAAGTTTCCAACTGAGACAATTGAATTGCCAAGTGAGGGTCATTTTTATCCAGAAGGTCATCCTCTTTCAGATGGACATTTGGAATTGAAAATGATGACTGCAAAGGAAGAAGATATTCTCACCAATCAGAATCTAATTCGTAAAGGTGTCGTTTTGGATAAACTTCTTGAATCGTTGATTGTAACTCAGGTTAAAATTGATGATATTCTTATTGGTGACAAGAACGCAGCGTTTTTTGCGGCAAGACGACTTGCCTACGGTGATGTTTATGGTCCCGTCAAGATTACGTGTCCTAAGTGTCAGACTGAGTGTGAACGAAAGATTGATCTTAGTCTGATGAAGTCTAAGGAATTGGATTTAACTGTGTACCCTAAGGGTCAGAACGAGTTTGAATTTCTTTTACCATATACCAAGAAGGTTGTTAAGTACAAGTTATTAACACACCGTGATGAAATGACAATTGATGCTGAAATCAAGGCTATGGTCAAGATCAATAAGAATGCAAGTAGTGACGTTACCACACGTTTGCGTAACATGATTTTATCGATTGATGGTAATTCAGATAGAGCGTTTATTCAGAAGTTTGTAACACAAGAAATGCCATCGAGAGATAGTTTGGCGTTTAGACAACATGTACGTGAACAAACTCCTGATTTGGATATGACGTTTGATTTTGGATGTGATGAATGTTCGCATGAGGAAAGGGTTTCGGTGCCGATGACGGCACAGTTTTTTTGGCCTGACTCCGGAGGATAAGATATCGTTACATACACAAATCTTTGATTTGGCGTATTATTCGGAGGGTGCTTTCAATCATGAAATAGTGTACAATTTGCCTGTACACTTGCGTGTCTTTTACCTGCGTAAATTGGCCGAAGTTCGGAAAAAAGAAAACGAACAGATGGAAAAAGCATCAAAACCTAAAGGTAAATAACCATAGAAAATCGAACAATAACTGTATGAATTTTATATTTATAATGTACAATAGATTTTTATGGCAGATGATACTGTAGATCAAGCACGAAAGATTCAGGACCAGTTGAACGAAAGTTTTCGACGTGGTGCTAAAACCGCGCAAATGACTTCTGATCAAGTTAAAATTCTTAATAATGCTTACGATCATCTTGCGGCTGCTGCAAAGATGGCATCAAAACAAGCCAGAGAATTATACAAAGATATTGATATAGTAACTACAGCTTTTTATAATCCGGCGGAAACGTTCTCAGGATTTTTGCAAAATGGCGTAAATTCGGGTGAAGATTTGTTAAAAACGTTCAGTGCAATTGCAGGATTAATGTTTGATGAACCACTTAAGAAAGTCAACGACGAATTAAACAAAGAAAAAGCAATATTGGCGGATTTGGAGAAGGCAAGACAAAAGGATATTGCAATCGGAGAAGATTCTGTAAAGAATTTGGAAGAGAAGTTAAAGAAAGAAAAAGATTTTTGTGATAAGGTAACAAAGTGTGATGATAGTAAAATAAAATCACTTGAAGACCAAATTAAGAAAGAGGGTGAAAAAGTTACTAAACAAAAAGAAGGCGGGTCATTAGATGATGAAGCAATAAAAGATCAAAAGAAGAAAATTGAAAAGGCCGAAGAATATCTTAAAAAACAACAAGCAATTGCAGGTGTTATTAAAGAATTTATTGCAGCATTTGGTGACGCTTTTGATCGTTTTGTTGAGTTGGATAAAGCAGCGGCTGATTTTCGTAAAGAACTTGGATTGGGAAGAGATATTGCAAGAGGATTGGAACAAACTGCACTTCAATTAAATCAACAATTTGTAAGTTTAGGCGTAACCATTGAAGGTGCATACGCTTCTTTAAAAGCAATTGGTAAAGAATTTGGAACCGCTTTATTGATTAATAAAGAACTTGCACAAACCACTGCTCTTTTGGCTGCAAATTATGGTGTATCTGAAGGTAACGCTGCTGGATTCTTACAAAAGATGTCATCTATTGGAGGAATGACAGATAAACAAGCCAGTGCAATGGCTGGGTTTACTGCTAACCTTGCAAATGCAGCAGGAGTTAATTTGGATGAAGTGATGAGAGATGTGGCAAACGCATCTGACGATACGGTTACCTTGATGAGAGGCAATGTCAAACAAATGACCATGGCCGCAATTCAAGCAAAACAAATGGGTGTAAGTCTTGATAAGTCTGCAAGTTCTGCAAAAGGACTATTGAACTTTACTCAGAGTGTATCTGATGAAATGGAAGCTAGTGTATTATTGGGTAAGAACTTGAATCTCAATGCAGCACGTCAACTATCATTCCAAGGAGACGTAGCTGGTGCACAAAAAGAAATATTGAATCAAGTGCGTTCGATGGGAGATTTCAATAAGATGAATGTCTTCCAACAAGAAGCACTTGCTAAGGCAACTGGATATAGTGCAGTTGAGTTGACCAAGATGTTGAAGAACGAAGAGAAACTTGCACAGTTGTCTGACAAGGAAAAGGCTTCATATGAAAAAGCACTTGAAGCAATGAAAGAACAGAATGAAGAAACAGGAAAAGACCTGTTGATGAAGACTCAAATGCAAAGTGCTATGGCACAATTGAGTAATACGTTCAAATCTTTCAAACAGATACTTGCTGATATTTTGACACCGGTTGTAAATGTTGCTGTCAAGTTATTGATTCCAGCATTGAAAATCGCTTTGGTGGTTTTCAACTTATTGTTAGTACCAATAAAGGTTCTTGCTAATGCATTGTATAAAATGTGGGAACCAATTGAACCGTTGGTTCAATCATTTAGTGACTCGTTAGATGGTGCAAATAAATTTATCGAGGAAATTGTACAAAAGGGAATTGATTTTGGGGTAGTGTTCTTAAAAATTAATTCTGCGATAATGTTGTTTGGTGCTATGTTCAAAACATTTCTAAATCCAATTGAGTTGGTATTTAAAGGAATTGGTAGAATATTTTCAATGATTAATTCGGGAGCAAGTCGCTTATTAAGTCCGATAAGTGGAATAATTAGTGCGTTTGGAAGTGCAGGTGGAGTGGTTGGAAAGTTTGCATCCGGATTTGGAAATGTTGGTCGTATCGTTGGTCTTTTGGGAACTGCTGGAAAAGCTATACCGATTGTTGGAACGGTTATCACTGTACTACAAGCTGTTTGGGGATTATTTAGTCGTATCAGTAAAGGAATGGGAATATTCGATGCGTTGGGTGAAACACTATACGATGTCTTTGTTGGACCATTTGAGATGTTAGTAGAACTTTTAACTAAGATTCCGATTATCGGTGATTTATTTAAACCCTTACTTGCAGTATTTCCAATTATTAAATCATCAATTAAAAGTTTATTTGGTATGTTTCCTTCTATGTTTGAAAACGTAGTTTCTATACTTAAATCATTTGGATCCGTGTTGTATAAAGTATTCATTCAACCATGGGTCGATGCTTGGGATTTTATATCAAATTTGTTTGTTGGTAGAAGTAATTCCACACTGGGTAATGGAATTATCAAAGGATTGATTGGCGTTGGAACTGCAATATTGAAAATCTTTACGTCTCCCTTTGAATTTATATTTCAAATGATTATGACAGGATTTACGTCAATCGCAACGTTCGTACAAAACGTATTGAGTGTGCCATTCAAGATTGTAGGCAAACTAATAGGAGTTGATACTGGAGGAATCGGTGGGGGTGTTGAAGCGGGTAACACGTCACAATCTGATACGATTGCTGCAATAGAACAAACCAATCAAAAACTTGATACTCTTATCAGTTTAATGATGAACGGTGGTATTGCTGTAAATCTTGATGGTAGAAAAGTAAGTGAACAACTTGCTATTGCAAGTTCATAATTATAGAATATGGCTGATCAAATTCAAAGAAACTCAATTGCGTTTCCACTAGAAACTCGTTATAACAACGCATCTAGTTCACCAACGCCTGGTAGTGAACCAAGAGATAGTCGTAGAATGGTACCACCAATTAATACGATACCTAAAGATTATCCACTTGGTGCTGCTCCCGGTAAAATTGAGAAACTGTATATTGCTAACAATAAACAAATTTTAACAAGATTCAGTGCAAAAACTGATTATGCTAATAGTTTGTTGAAGTTCGGTCCACGTCAACCCTTTCTTTGGTATAACCCAAATGAAGGTAATGGTGGAACCAATGCAATTAAGAAATATGACAGTCGTGCATTTCCAATTGGATCTACATTACAAGATGTGGTTCGTATCTCCAAATATACTGTATCTGGAAATGGTGTCACGTTTTTATTGAAACAAGCACTAATTCAAAATTTACAACCATTCAATGAAACGGCGTTATACAATCCAGCCGTGCCTATTGTCGCTGCATTACGGCCAGGATCGCTTGGGTTACTTCCAAGACCAACAAGACACATTGATTTGAGTGGCGGTATTTTAGGTGCATTAGCAAGTGTTGTAGGCTTTAGTGTAAATAACGGTACATCGTCACCAAAGGGTACTGTAGGAAGCGGAAAGCCAGATGAATCTGATAACTCTCCTTTATCAAAACAATCAATCGGCGGTGGCAAAGGTCTTTTGAGAGCAAAAACCGCATCATCTGGATATAATTCTTTAGCTTCACGTTGGGGAGGTAATGCAAATAAGAACAGTTTTCTAAAATCCATAGTTTCATCTGTATTTCCTTCATTAATTAAAACAAATCAACCGTCAAAAACAGGATATAGAGCGGATGAAGGTGCATATGGAATGATGATTTCGGATATCAAAGGTAAGTTTACCAAACGAAATGTCATTACCAATGTAGAAATACCATTAAACCAATTATGGATCGCTGGAAGCAGCGATGGTGGAGAAAAGAATATTAGAAAAAATGGCAATGAAGTGCCACAAAATCGTAAAATTGTGTTTGTGGACGGTACAGAACAAAAAATTTCAGGTACCGACATAAGTGGTCCAACAATAAACGGTGGAACGACTGGATTTAAGTTTGAAAAAGATGTAGATAATGTTGAAAAATACGGAAAATCAGTTGGTATAGAGCCATATCGTAAAGACAGTTCAAATAATTTCAAGTTTTCTGTGATGTTGATGAACTATAAAAAGTTTATCGACAAGACAAACCGTTTTCCAACCAAAATGGATGGTCCTCCGTTGGACTTAACCAATGCGGATGAACCAACTATCATACTATCACAGAAAAATTTCTTCAAAAAATACGGATTCGACACGATTCCTCAGGTTTTTGTCATCAAAACGATGCCAAATATACCAACACGTCAAGGAAGTGGTGACGAAAATCGATCAGCATACTTAGTTGATGGAACATATTCGAAAAATCGTAAAGATGCTGGTGGAAATGGTAATCTTTCCGAGTTTTTGAAGAACATGGAGGACAATAAACTTCAAAATGTACCTTCCGAAGTCACTGATTTGCCAGATCGAATCAATGCAACGCTTCAAACCAAGAAAGAAGATCCAATTAATGCAAAACGTGTTGATAATCTTAAAGAATTGGTCACAAAAATCAAAAACGCGGGATATTCGGTGTCATTTTCAAATGTTGATACTAGAGTTATGTCTAGCCCCGACTCGACTGTATATGGTATAGAGAAGTTAAAACAAACAAACATCACCGATAAAAAATATTCAGACAATTATAAAGAAAGTACCCAATTATTAGACGGTCTTAATAATTCACGTAAGAACAGTCGTAAAATGTCTGGGACTTACAAAGGTGATGATCTCAATAAGTTGACTATTTTGGATAAACAACGTAGGATTATTGATGAAACAGATATATCTGGGTGGAATGTATACGAACCATATAATGATGATTTGATTGCTTTCTACTTTTATGACATGGTAAATGAAAAACATATACCATTTCGAGCAAGTGTAACCGGAATCAATGATAGTTTTCAAGCAGACTGGGCAAATTACAAATATATTGGTCGTGCTGACAAACTATATGTGTACGATGGTGTTACTCGTCAATTAAGTTTTAGTTTCAAGGTAATTGCTAATAGCATTAAAGAATTGCTTCCAATGTGGAAACGTATTAATTATTTGTGTGGATTAACATTACCTGCTAATTACACATCTGCACCAAGTCAACAAGATGGCAGTGAGAATCAGTTTATGATTCCATCATTTGTTTTGTTGACGTTAGGTGATATGTATAAAGAACAACCCATTATAATTAATCGTGTAGGACTTACCATACCAGAAGGTGCGTCGTGGGAAACTGTGAGTGAAAACTCGGAACAAGATTGGTCATATTTGAATAACATTATTACATGGACTGGTTCAAAAGGAAAAGTTGCTCAATTTCCAAGAGAAGTTGAAATATCAGTTGATTTGACACCATTGTTCAAAGAACGACCTGTCACTGGAATGGCAAACTTTGGACATGCTCCAAGAGATCTTAAGAACATTGGATTGGTTGGAGGATTTAATAATGAGTTTTCAGAAGCCTTAACGGTTAATCGTGTATAATTATTGATATATGAGATATGACAAAAGTGTCAACATAAAGAAAAGATGGGATGGTAAAAGATATTTTGGTACACGATTGTATCCAAATATTCCAGTCACTTCATCTGATATGTATGTTGTAACAAACGAAAGTGACACGTTGGATAATTTAGCGTTCAAATATTATAAGAATCCTTCATTGTGGTGGATTATTGCTCAAGCAAATAATATTGGAAAAGGAAAATTGTCGGTGCCTGCTGGATTACAACTACGTATACCTATAAACGTGACTACAATTTTAAATAATTATACCGTTCTTAATTCATAACAGTTATGTCTACTCGATTCGTAGCGCCATTTGAAATTCAACCGTTTCCAAAATACATTCGTGACGAACTAGAACGTCGTGAAAAAGATATTGGAATGAACTTTATTTCCAACACTATTGCTAGTTGGGATGATGACGGTAACTGGAATACATACAAAGGACCAATGCGTTGTTGGGTTCGTGTATGTTCCAATGGTATTGGTGAAGAAAAATATGGTTCCAAAGAAGGTTTTGTAATGGGTGGTGCAAATGGTTTTTATAAAGACTACGGATTTGATCCAACAACTTACAACAAAACTGAAACTGTATTGGGATTTACTCCGTCTGGAGTTGAACATAGTATTGTCGGTGAAAACAATCAAAATGGAATTATAAATAAACATGTTCCACCACCGGGTATTATCAGCATCGATGCTATAATGCAAAAGTCGATGTATCGTCAGATTACTATCAAGTGGAAGTGTTATTCTAAAGATCATTTGAATTACATGACGCCGTACTTTATGTCCCCTGGCGTTTCAATGTTTATTGAATGGGGTTGGAATCATTATAATCCCAAGTGTTTGTTAAACTTAACCGATATTGGTCAACCAGCAAAAATGAAGGAGTCTGTTGACGATAAAACACCCGGACCATCTGGAGATCCTGAAGATCCCAGAAAGACTAAAGGATTTGGTTTATTGGGAATTTACACCGATCCATTGGAACAACAATTGATTGTTGAAGACGGTAAAGGTCTGTATGATTTAACTTGTGGTATTATAAGTAATTTTGATTATTCTTTACAACCAGATGGTTCATACGACTGTACCACGGAGGTAAAGAGCAATAGCTTCATATATAGTGGCGTTCAAACTCGTAGTAACGCTATGGCATCAACGTCACCGGCTGATAGTAAAGGAAACAAAAAGCCAGAACCGGTTAAGACTCTCAAAGAATACATCCAGAATGACTTTAAATCGTTACCAAAGACCGTATTAACCGGTTTGAATGGTAATACTCCACTATTCCCTATTACGGGATGGCCGGGACCAGAAACCCGTGTATTTATTCCACGTAACTTGGATACTTCTAATGATCCACGTACAAAAATTGATAATGTAACAAAATACAGTTTTGACTCTGGTGCAAACGATGAGTTTTGGATTACTATGGGTTTATTTGTAGACTTGATTAACAAGTTCTGCACAGCAGAGTCACAGAAAACTGGCGCTACATTTAATCAAGTTGACATCAAATCATCGTGGATTGGCGGACATAAAAATCTAATAAGTATTGATGGTAAGGTATTGTTGATACCAAATTCTCAGGCACCTAATATTTCACCATCTGTTGAAGATCGTGGAAACTCAAAAAACTATACAACACCTGACACGCAAAAGGACGGTAAGGATCCATCTGCAATTAGCGAGGCGGATAAAACTCTACAGTCGATATTCAATAGTACAACAAGACAAGATCTCAATGAAATTGTTAACTATTTTAGAATAAAGAACGGTGGCAAAAATCCTGCTGATGTTGAATTTCCATCAAAACAATATGATTATAATTTGGGCAAGTTGGAGAACTTGTATATTCATAAAGATGTCGTTATAAAAGCGGTTGAAAAATCAGAAACGATTACCGACATATTGAACTTCGTTCTGAATAAGATTTCCGAATCTGTCAACGGCCTTTGGAAGTTTAACCTTATTCAATTTGGACCTTCTAATTCTTTGTTATCCATTATTGATACCGATTGTTTTAGTTTGAAACGTTTACAAGAATTGAATTCGGATAAGCGGCCGTATTTGTATTTCTTCAAAAATAGAGCCAGTAGAAACAATATTCAGGCATTGAATTTTAGTGTTAAATTAAGTGATAAGGTTGCTACTTCGGTCATGTTTAATTCACCAAATGATAATAAAACATCTGTTCCTTTGAAGAATCCGTTTAGATTTGTAATAAGAGATAGATTCTATAAGACTATAAACGACGCATCGTATTTGTCTCCGAAAGATCAACAAACTTTAATTAAAGATAAACAAAATCTTGAATTGGAACGTAAACGGTTGGATGAAAAACGTCAAGATGCTATTAAAAAGGAACGTGATGTAAAGGATGGTGCGTACATTTATGGTGTTGTTACCCGTGAAAATGGTGAAGAAAAGACTTATATTCGTAAGTTGGTACTGACTCAAAAAGACTTATTGACTTTATTGGTTAATGATAAAGATCCGTATAATGGTTCGATCAATTCGTTTCCACAACCGGGAATAAAAGCGGAAATTACGGTGACAGGAATTGGGGGACTAAAAACATTTCAAATTTTTGGAATTGACAATTTGCCAGAACCATACGATAAAGACATATTGTTTCAGATAGAAGATGTAAAACATAGTTTACAAAGTAATGGTCAATGGACTACTACTATTACTGCTGGTATACGTCCTACAAAAGGATTAAACGTTAAATCATGATTGAACTAAGTAAATATATTAATTTGGCAGGCAACGTAATACCTCCAGTATTTCCACGTGCATATTTGTTTTCATCTTCTGACATTGATTATAGCATTCCATACACTCGTCGTTATTTTGTAAAAAAGGTCAACGATAACGATGTTATTGAGGTTGAGGGTGACAATTTTAAAAATGTACCAGATAATATCTATCAAAAAGTGAGTATCAACTGGCAAGTTTCAGGAATTCAACGTAGTGTCATTAATGATGGCAAGGTGATACAAGAAGGCGCTTACGAGTATAATCGTAAACAAGTTAAGTTGGCAGAAAAATACATGCCGGGGTTAACAATGAGAATTAGTGAAAAATACTTGGCAGGATTTAAAAGTTGACTTTTTGAAAAGATCACGATATGTTATTGTCAAGTGAACCAATTGACAAAAATTTCATCTGAAATAGGAAAAAAAGATATTATTATGGATGTTATTCCGTTATCGGAATCTACGCATCCTACGGTTACACAACCGTGTTTGGTTCTGATTAAGATAGTACTCACTGATCAATTTTACTGTCTTCATATCGACAGTTATGATGACTTTACATGTTACAAAAAAAGTGAAATTGAACAATTTTTGAATAAACGTCGTGGACGTATTTTTTGTTTTTCAAAACGAAAGGTTTTGCATCAACTAAACGTCAATAATCTTTTGGATTTATCTCTGGTTTGTTTTATTGAACAAGGTGACACTATTGAACAGGATGACTATGACACGTCATCACATTTGTTTTTTAAAAACAAATATCAAAACCACAATGAGATAAATAAAATTATTCCAGCCAACAATCACATATCACGGTTTCTGGATATGTGTGAAGACGTTAAAGTTTATGTCAAAAAGAAATATGACGATTCATACCATGTTGTAAATAGTGCAATTATTGAAACTCTTCAATCAATTGAATCACACGGATTGCAAATTGATTCGGAACAATTTGAGAAACACTTTCCAGAAAGGAAACACTTGGTTATAAATAATAAAGTATATACCGAGTATAATATTTTTACATCAACTGGACGGCCAAGTAATCGATTTGGAGGTATCAACTATTCGGCACTCAATAAAGACAATGAATGTCGTAAAAGTTTTGTATCGCGACACGGCAATGATGGATTATTGGTGATGTTGGACTATAGTGCGTATCATCCACATATCATTGGAAAGTTGATTCGATACAATTTTCCGGAAGGAGTAAATATTTATCGTTATTTGGGTCAATATTATTTCAAAACTGAAGATCTTTCCGAAGATCAGTTGAAGAAGTCGAAAACGTTAACGTTTCAACAATTATATGGGTCCATTTCAGAAGAATATGTTAAAATTCCTTATTTTGCGAAGATTCGTGAATATATTCAACATCGATGGGAATTTTTTAATGAATTTGGGTACATTGAAACGCCAATTTTCAAGAGACCGATTACCAAGAATCACTTGAAAGACGCAAATCCAAATAAATTGTTTAATTACATTCTACAAGCGTCTGAAACTGAGTTTTCAGTTCAAAGTTTGATGGATATCAATCGATATTTAACAGACAAACTGACAAAACCGGTTCTGTATACGTATGATTCAATTTTGTTTGACGTAAATAAGTTTGAAGGAACAACGGTGTTGATGGAAATTACAAGATTAATGCAAAATCAAGGATTTCCCACCAAGTGTTATTTTGGACAGAATTATCATGACATGCAAACTGTAACTATTTAAAAAGTTCAGTTTTGGTAAGATACACAATATTTATTAGATATTGTGTCGTCATGAATAAAAATAAAATTATAAAAGATATTCTAACTGAGTATGCGTTATTAGTTGAAGATGGTGGAATCTCCAAAGTTGATGCTGACAAGTTATTAACCGCTATTGAAAACTGTGGATATAGTGAGTATTTTTCACCAACAACTGTTCAGAAGATTGTTGAGGCTGACACAAAGATCGGTTCTTCGAAATATTTGACCGATGATGAAATTAAATCGTTCAACGTCATGGTTGGACCATTGAGACGTGCTGGTGATTTCAATGACAATGATTTGAAGCAAGTTGATCTAAGTTTGGCTTATAACAAGCCAGCAGAACGTTTTCCGGGCGATGTTCATGTACCCAATGGTTTGACCTACGACGAAATGGTTGACTTGGTTTCAAATCCAGAAAAACGCAAAGAGTATGGAATCCCTGAAAACCTTGAATTAAATTTCACAAATTCAAACACAAAGTTAAGACTTAAGTTTGGACCCAAGTTGGTCTCAATGATCAACGTGCCACAGGGATTGAAAATTGGCACTCCCGGTTGGAGATCTGTTTTGTTGTATTTGCAATTGTACCGTTCACTTGGTGATTTGTTGAAATCAAAGACAGTTAAGGCAAGTGGCATTGAACAAGAAAAGATCAAGGCTGATCAACTTAACGAGTGGCTCAAAGAAAACAATCCAGAGAAAGTTGTATTTGATCTTCATGTTTGGGACAAGGGAGAACACGTTAACACTGGTGTAAAAGTTGATTCTGCTATACACCTACAATTGGGTACTGGAGAAAAGGCAGACATTGCCATGTTGGAACGTGGGCGTGAAGTATTTTGGATTTCCTTCAAGGGTGGTGATTTCAAGGAGGGAATGAGTACCAGTGAATTGGCAAATGTTGATTTTCCACAATATGGTGGATTCGTTGGATTGGATGACATTTATAAGACTGACAAAGTATGGTTGAGTGTCAAATCAAAGATGGTATCTGGTATTGTTAAGAACTATCCAAATCGTATTGAAGTCAATCCAAAGACTACTACATTTGATGAAAAGGGCAATCTTGTTAATTTTAACGGTGTTCCCGCCATTGAATCACTAAAGGGTCAAGGTGAAATGTACAATCTATTGATTGGTGCATTTAAGAAGGGATTTTATCGATTTGTTACAGATCCTAACACTAAACGTAAGTATCTGTACATGATGAACAACTTTGATGCTTATTTGGATTTCTTGGATGGATCACCAAAGACCAAAGAAATTGCAGGAAAAGCAATTTATGGTACCGATTTCACTTTGGATAAGAGCAAGCCATTTAGTCGTCAAAATTGTAGTATTTTGATGCAATCAAGAACTCCTTTGATTATGTCGAGAATTCCTAGCAAGTCAAAGAAAAATATACAATTGTTGATTAGAACAGATGAAAACGGACACGTGTTGTTCAATCCAAATCTTCCTTTGCCAAAGAACGCTCAAGATCCATTTCAAAAGTACAAACCGGTGATGTATTTTAGAAGTGGAACAAACGAACAGTTTACTACGAATTACAATGGTGATGGATATATGTTCATGAGAGCCAGAATCGTAGTCATTCCAGCAGCTAAGATTGCTCCAAAGGCAATTAATCTTGCAAGTTAAAAATGAAAAAGATTTATAAGAACATTTCTGAGTTGTTATCCGAACTTTGTTTAGACAAACGAGTTCATGATGGCACATTTGATATTTTCAACAATAACCACATGGATATTTTGCGAGAAAAACTTGCAGAAATGGAAATTCCATCAAATGAAATTGTTGAATTAGCCAATAAAGTTATCGAAGGTAAGTATCCAGAACGTCAGGCATATAATGCCAAGGGCATTTTGGTTACGTTTCCTAACGCTGAATATAAACAACGTGCGATACGTCGTGGAACACATTTTGAAGAAGATCCTACAAAGGGTCAACACAATTTGGATTTTTCGACACCATCACAAACAATACAACAAGAACCGACATCATCTAATGAAAAACCTATTGAAATTGAGCCAGGTGTTCAAGAACCTAATCAACAAACTGTTCAACAAAACATCAGTACAACCGATCAGTCAACCAGTCAATCCACCAGTCAAGGTCAATCCGGAGTTGACACAACCGATCTCGAAACCAGAAGTGCCGATCAAAAAGAAAAAGACGCCGAAGAAGTCGAAAAAATCCTAACGACAGAATTTACGTTGGAAGAGGCTGTAAATAACAACTGGATCAAAAACAAAGGTCGTTGGTATAATTCTGACGGACTATTAGTTGGTTACGAATGGTATAATGTAAATAGCCAAAAAACCACAATATTGTCCACAAGATGAAAGATACACAATTACTTTGTACGTTTTCTATACCAACTGAATATAAGTTGATATTGGAACAGATCAAATCTTTTTATAAATTATCAAACAATAAGATTTTTGTTTTTAATAATGAAAAAAACAATAATGAGTTATATTTGACTTATAATATTGTTTACACAGAGTCCGGTTTAAAAAAACTGCCTAATACTATTTCTATACATCGTAAAAAACAAACCAATACTTTGTATACGTTAAATGCCATGAATAAGTTGATTACTGAAGAAAACAATGGCGTTTTTGATAAGTCATATCAGTTAAATTGGGAGTATTATAAAAACTCATTAATTATAACAAATGAGGTATCGGTTAAAATAATTTCTTTGAAGATTTTTGACGTAATAAGTTGACTTTTTCGAGTACGTTCACTATAGTTATACCAGAATTAGTTACACTGTTTGATTTCGAGTGAAATCGAACTATATACTAATTACTACTTAACAATTAATAAATAAATAATTATGGCAATCGACTTGTCTAAAATCAAGAGCCGTTTGAACTCCCTTTCAAACACAAATAATAAGACTCAAATTATTTGGAAGCCAAAGCCCGGTAAGCAAACTATTCGTATCGTACCTTATCGATATCAACCAGATACCCCGTTTATTGAACTCAAGTTCCATTACGGCATCAATAACAAGACTTATCTATCGCCTGATAGCTTTAATCGTCCTGATCCTATCGTCGAGTTTAGCAATAGACTCAAGAAGACTGGCTCCAAGGAAGATTGGCAGACCGGACGTAAGATGGAACCCAAGATGCGTACTTTCGCGCCAGTGATCGTTCGTGGTGAAGAACATGAAGGTGTCAAGTTCTGGGGATTCGGAAAGCAGGTCTATCAAGAGATTCTATCGGTTATGGCTGACCCAGATTACGGTGATATTAGTGATCTATCGTCAGGACGTGATATCGTTGTTGAGTTTCGTACCGCTGATGACAGTGGTAAGAGTTATCCGGAAACTTCAATTCGTGTAAAGCCTAACTCTACACCAGCTGTTGATCCTAAGGATACTAAGATGATTGAGGCAATCAAGAGTCAGCCAGACATTCTTGATTTGTTCCCAGAACCTAAGTATGATGAACTTAAGGAGGTTATGAATGCATGGCTAAATCCAGAGGAAGCTCAGTCTGAGACCGTCACTAACTCAGTTGTTGACGAAGAGGATACTCAACCAGTCGCTGTAGCAGCTATTGCTCAGTCGGACGATGTGAGTACTAAGTCTCCAACTCCTAGTAAGCCCGCAAGTACTGGTAAGTCTCCAAGTGCTAGTTCAGCAAAGTCAAACACCGAAGACCTAACAAAGGCGTTTGATAATTTGTTCAGTAATTAATAAATCACAATAGGAGAGGTGATGGGCAAACTGTCACCTCTCCTTTTTAGTTTTCAAAAAAGTTATGACAGAAGATACACAAAAAAAGAAAAAGAAATCAACTCATGTAACTCATGAAGTTGAATCACAACGAGATGAACTAGTTGAGTCTCTCGCTGATGTTCTAAACAAGGCCAATAAAGACGCAGGCAAGTGTGCGTTTTTCTTGGATCAAAAGGAAGATCCATCCACGATTACGGATTGGATCAGTACAGGTTGCGACATATTGGATCTCGCAATTTCAAATCGTCCACATGCAGGTATTCCAGTTGGACGTATAACCGAAGTTACTGGACTTGAAGCATCGGGTAAGAGTTTGTTGGCAGCTCATTTGCTTGCGGAAACTCAAAAGAAGGGCGGACTTGCAGTGTTTATTGACACAGAACAATCAGTTTCACAAGACTTTTTGGCTGCAATTGGAGTTAACGTACCAAAGATGTTGTATGTTGATGCTCACACGGTAGAAGACATCTTTGAAAAGATTGAAACACTGATTGCTCATGTTCGTAAGTCAAATCGAGATCGTCTTGTTACAATCGTTGTTGATAGTGTTGCTGCTGCATCAACCAAGGGAGAATTGGAAGCAGATCATGGTAAGGATGGTTTTGCTACTGGTAAGGCAATTATCATTTCTAAGGCGATGCGTAAGATTAACGATATGATTGGTAGACAACGTATTGCGTTGATTTTCACTAATCAGCTACGTGTAAATCTTCAGGCAGCAATGTTTGGAGACAAGTATACTACTAGTGGTGGTAAGGCTATTCAGTATCATGCTAGTGTTCGTCTTCGTTTGAAGGGTATGGGAGCACTGAAGGTTACTCAGAATGGTGAACCAGCCCATATTGGTGTCAAGACACGAGCAGTCGTTGTAAAGAATCGTATGGGTCCGCCTATGAGATTTGCTGACTTTAATATCTACTTTGATAGTGGCATTGATAATTATGGTAACTGGATTGAGGTGTTGAAGAAACACTCAATTATTACAGGAGCGAAATCACCATATTCTTATACTAAGAACAATGGTGAAATTGTTAAGATCGATACCAAGACGTTTGCTAAGGACGTAAAGGTTGATAACGAACTTCGTGAGGAGCTGTATCAAAAGATTGCTGATGTTACGATCATGAAGTATAAGTCACCTGACAGTGAAATTCGTGAGGATGTGGAAGTAGATTCTTCTGAAGATGCAGAAGAAGTTGGTGGAGAAGCTGAAGAATAATAATATATGAGTTTTAATCAAGACGAAAAAAAGAGATTGTTCTCTATCTTTGAAAATATTTCACAAGAAGATAAGAATAAAGTATCTAATCGAAATCAAAATTCCGATATTCTCTTGATCGATGCGCTCAATACATTTATTCGTGCTTATTCGGTAATGCCATCCATGAATGAAGATGGTCTTCATACGGGTGGCATTGCCGGATTTCTTAAAAGTATGGGATATGCAATTAAATTGCTTAACCCTACCCGATGTGTTGTTATATTTGATGGTAATGGTGGAAGCATGAAGCGTCGTAAGATTTATCCACAATACAAAGATAAACGACACACAAAAATTCGTCTTAACAGAGCATATTCAGAGTTGTCTACATCTGACGTAGAAGAAAAGAATATGAAATCTCAATTGTTGAGGTCAGTTCATTATTTGGATTGTTTGCCAGTTTCAACTATGGCAATTGACCACATTGAAGCAGACGATACTATTGCTTATATTGCGCAACAATACTGCAAGGATAGTAATGTTACTATAATGAGCGCTGACAAAGATTTTCTACAATTAGCCAGTGAAAAAGTCAAGATTTGGAGTCCTACTAAAAAGAAACTATATGGATGTGCTGAGATTCTAAATGAATACGGCGTTAGTTGTCAAAATTATATTTGGTATAGAGTTTTAGAAGGAGACGTATCTGATAATATCGACGGCATACAAGGAGCTGGCTTAAAAACGGTCATCAAGTGTTTTCCTTTTTTTGCCGAGAATCGACATGTAGAACTAGACGAGATTTATAATTACTGTGAAAATAATCAAAGTAAGTATAAATTGTATCGTACCATACTTGAAAACAAAGATGTTGTAGAACGTAACTATACGTTGATGCAGTTGAAAGACACGGAGGTTCAAAGTTTCTCACAACTCCGTATTAATGAAATACTAGATAAGCCAACACAGAAGCTGGACCGAGTTAGTTTTTCTAAATTGGTCACTGAAGATAAAATGTGGAGTAACATTCCCAATTACCAAATATGGCTCAATGAATGTTTTGGTAAGTTGACCACGTTGGTGAGATAATAAATCAATAAAATAAGTATACAAATAGGAAAATATAACCTACACTGGTTATGTAGTAAAATATTATTAATTATGAGTGAAAATCACATTATAGACAATTTGAAGAAGTTTGGATCTGAATTCCAAATCAAATGCATATCTGGAATTCTTAGCGATAAGACTTTCTTGGAGAGACTTTCTGATATCATTGATCCAACTTCATTTGAATCAGATGCACATCAATGGATTGTAAAACAAACTGTATCGTACTTTATGCATTATAAAGATCTACCTACACTTAATGTATTTAAGATAAAGGTGGATGGAATTGAAAACAACGTATTGAAGGAAAGTGTTGTTTCACAACTTCGTAATGTGTATCAAAAAATCACAGATAGTGATTTGAAGTTTGTTAAAGAACAGTATCTTGAATTTTGTAAGAGTCAAAAACTCAAGAGTGCAATTATGGACAGTGTTAATTATCTGAAACAGGGTAATTATGAACAAGTCAAAGCATTGGTTGACAATGCAATGAAGGCTGGAATGGAACGTAATATTGGTCATGACTATATGACTGAAGTTGAAAAACGTATGAGTGTTATGGCCCGTAACACGGTAAAGACCAACTGGAACGAGGTTGATACCATTATGGACGGTGGACTGGCGGCTGGTGAACTTGGAATTATTACGGCTTGTGCTGGTGCTGGAAAAAGTTGGGTTCTTGCCAAGATGGGGGCTGAGGCGATGAAACAAGGTAAGAACGTAGTTCATTTTACTCTTGAGTTGAATGAAAACTATGTGGGTCTTCGTTATGATAGTTGTTTTACCGGAATTGATTTCCAAAATATTCGTAACAATGTAGATATTGTCCGTAAGAAGATCGAACAAGTGCCTGGCAAGTTGTTCATCAAGTATTTTCCAATTAAGACTGTCAGTGCACATCATTTGAAGATGCATGTCGAACGTATTGCTATGTTGGGAAGTAAGATTGATATGATTGTCGTCGATTATGCTGATATTCTACGACCTTATCAGAGTGACCGTAATAGCAATAGTTACAGTGAAGCAGGTGGTATATATGAGGAACTTCGTAGTGTTGCGGGTGAATTGCAAGTACCTATTTGGAGTGCTTCACAGAGTAATCGTGCTGCTATGGATGAAGATATTATTCAGGCAAACAATATTTCGGATTCATATCGTAAGATCATGACAGCTGACTTTGTTATGTCACTTAGTCGTAAAGTTACCGATAAAGTTGCTAATACTGCACGGTTTCATATTATTAAGAATCGTTTTGGTCCTGATGGACTGACATTTCCTGCCAGAATGAACGCTGGATGTGGTGATATTCAAATTTTTGCTGAAAATTCGAAGGATGGTATGGCTATTATTAACGAAATGGGAGACAGTGAGAATTTGGTTAAGAAGGCATTGTCAAACAAGTGGAATACTCACATGGGAGATGATGATGATGAATGATAGTATGTAACAGTCGGAAAACATTAAAAAAATTATAAAAAATCAACATCAACATATAAAATTTAGAGTGAAAGTATCATAGTTATTTTTTGTCTATATGAAAAAAGAAATCTTTATTAAAAAAAGAAGCGGATTATTGGAAAAATTCAATGCTGATAAAATCAACAAGGTTTTACAATGGGCAACTGAAGGTATTAAGAATGTCTCGTTTGAAGAAGTCGCAATGAACGCACATTTGTCGTTCTTTGATGGAATGTCATCTGGTGCAATTCATGCAATGTTGATTGAAGCTGCCTCAAATTTGATTTCAATCGAAAAGCCAAATTATCAATTTGTGGCATCAAGGTTGATGAACTACCAACTTCGTAAAAAGGTGTGGGGAGGAAAGAATCCTCCTAAGTTGTATGATCTTTTAAAGACCAATATTGATAAGTTGGTGTACGATGACGCTATCTTGGATTGGTATTCCAAAAAGGATTTTGACAAATTGGATGAATATTTGAAGCATGATCGTGACTTTGATTTTTCTTATGCTGGAATCAAACAGTTGTGTGACAAGTATCTGATTCAAAACCGTAGTACTAAGGAGATCTACGAGACTCCGCAATTCGCTTATATGCTAATTGCAATGACTTTCTTCAAGGACTATAGTGATAACCGTATTGAGTACGTCAAGAAGGCCTATAACTACTTCAGCAAACATAAGATCAACCTTCCAACTCCAATTATGGCAGGTGTTCGATCAGTTATGAAGAGTTATGCTTCATGCAGTTTGTTTACCGTTGATGATACACTCAAAAGTATCTTCAGCAACAACACTGCTGTTGGATTTGCAACCGCTAGTCGTTATGGAATCGGACTCAATTTGAGTCGTTTGCGTGCTACAAACGCCCCAATCCGTAATGGTGAAGTGATTCATACCGGCCCAATTCCTTTTGCCAAGGCTTTTGAGTCTACTGTGAAGTGTTGTCACCAGAATGGTATTCGTGGCGGTAGTGCAACAGTCAATTTTGCATGGTTTCACTACGACATCATGGATATTTTGGTATTGAAGAACAACGCTGGAACGGATGATAACCGTGTTCGTAAGTTGGATTACTGTATTGGTCTTGATAAGTTGATCTTTGAACGCTTCTTGGAAAACAAGGACGTGACATTGTTCAGTTATCATGAGTGTGCAAGTCTCTGGAACACATTTGGATATCCCGAATTTAAGGAGAAGTATGAAAAGGCTGAAGCTAACAAGAACATCAAGTTCAAGAAGACGGTCAAAGCTCGTGAATTGATGGGTCTTCTTGCTAAGGAACGTCTTGAAACCGGGCGTATTTACACAATGTTCGTGGATCATGCAAATGAACACGGTAGTTGGTTAGATCAAGTTGATACGAGCAATCTTTGTCTTGAGGTGAATCATCCTTTGATTCCTATTGAGGATGTGAATGATCCTAATGGTGAGATTGGCGTGTGTATTTTGGCCGCTGTAAATTGGTTGGAGATCAAGGATGACGATGAAATGAAGAACGTTTGTGACGTTATCGTTCGTATGTTGGATTCTTTGATTGAACACCAGAACTATTTCGTTCCTGCTGCTGAAAACTTCGCTAAAAAGCGTCGTAGTCTTGGTGTTGGAGTGAGTAACTTGGCTGCTCTACTTGCTAGAGAGGGTTTGAAGTATTGGGATAAGGATGCTCCAAACTTTGTTGCCAAGTGGATGGAGAAGATGAGTTACTACTTGATTGAAGCGAGTGTTGAAATGGCTAAGGAACGTGGTGTATGTGAAAAGTTTGATCGTACTAAGTTCAGTAAAGGTATTTTGCCAATCGATACATACAAGAAGGACATTAATGAATTCATTACTGAACCATTACACATGGATTGGGAAGGATTGCGTGTTAAGATTAAACAACATGGAATGCGTCATAGTACATTGACTGCTTGTATGCCTGTTGAATCCAGCAGTGTTATTCAGAGTAGTACCAATGGAATCGAACCTCCACGTAGTTTGATTAGTTACAAGGGCAGTAAGGCTAACATTTTGCCGGTAGTGGTACCTGGCATCGATAAGTATAGTGAAAATTATACGTTTGCGTTTGACATGCCGGATAATAGTGGGTACCTTAAGGTAGCAGCTGCTATTCAGAAGTTTACTGATATGAGCATCAGCACCAATACGTACTATGTTCCGTCACGTTATTCTCAAAACAAAGTTCCTGTTCAAGAGGTAATTAAGGATATTTTGTTGGCATACAAGTATGGTATCAAAAATCTGTATTATGCTAATACAGATGACGGTGACAAACAGACTGCAATGGAAGATAATAAACAAAACGTTAAAGTTATTGAACCTAAAATTGAAGAAGAGTCAACTGGGTGTTCCAGTGGGGCTTGTGCTATGTAAAATATGAAAACTGTATTGAATAAAAAGAATATCGACCAACTGAGAAACCCAATGTTTTTCGGTGAAGATCTATCTCTTCAGAGATATGATAAAATCAAATATCAAAAGTTCTATGATCTTTATGATCAACAACTCAACTTTTTTTGGCGTCCTCAAGAAGTGAACCTTGTAAAGGACATTAGTGACTACAAGGTGTTGTCTGATGAGGAACGGTTTGTGTTTGATAGCAATCTTAAGTTTCAGACCATGACCGACAGTATGTTGAGTCGTAGTATTCACGAATTGATGAAGCATTGTACAAATCCAGAACTGGAAATTTGTATGAATACTTGGTCGTTTTTTGAAACTATCCACAGTAACAGTTATACATACATTCTTAACAATGTTTATCCAGATGCTACCAAGTTCTTTGATAGTGTATTAGAAGACGAAGAAATTGTAAAACGCGCTAAAGCTATTAGTAAGAAGTATGACGAACTATTGGCACCATCAGATGACGTTAAACAACAGTTGTTTGATGCTATTCTTGCTACGCAGATCACTGAGGGATTGATTTTCTATGTGAGTTTTGCTTGTAGTTTCTATTTTGGATTTCGTGGAAAGATGGAGGGTAATAGTAAGATTATTAAGTTTATTAGCCGCGATGAAAATCTACACGTGGCTATTACCCAAAATATTATGAAGAACTGGATTAATAACCCAGAAGAAGGATTCCAAGATATTGTTAAGAAGAACGAAGACAAAATCTATGCTGCATATGAAATGGCAGTTAATGCAGAAAAAGACTGGGCTGATTATCTTTTCAGTAAAGGTAATCTAGTAGGTTTGACCAGTGAAAGTCTAAAACACTATATTGAATGGTTGGCAAACAATCGTTTATCTAGTATGGGATACAAAAAGATTTACAGTAATGCTAAGGTAAATCCTCTATCTGGATGGTTGGATAGTTATTATGATAGTAAAAAGTTACAAGTTGCTCCTCAAGAAACAGAATTGAGTAGTTATGTCAAAGGAGTGGATAATACCATCAATGATGATGCTTTTGATGGATTTAAACTCTAATTGAGGTCAATTGTCAAAAAGAACACCCTCTAAAAGGGTGTTCTTTTTTTGTTATTATATGTAAACTTCGTATATTTATAGGTATAATATGAAAATTGACCAATTCCGCCAACTTATTTCTGAGAGTATTAAGGAAGTTCTTGTAGAACGTGCTGAAAAAAAGAAACGTTTAAATGAAAACAAAAAACTTTCTGTATTGTTAAAGAGTTTGATTGCTGAAATAATTGAAGAAAAAACAATAGAGTTTGATAAAACATGTGTCCAGATGGAAGAAGAATTGAATAGATTGGCACAAGGCATCAATAAAACATATAGTGTTAAGAAAAACGATGCTGGAAACTTTGAATTATGTGGATGTGAACCATATCACATTCATATTAGACCACGTTGGAACAACAATTTTGAAATTTTGGCATACAAAGACAAAATTGATAGAACTAAGAAGATTGGATGTGATTATGACGAAGTAAAAGACTTTCTAAAGTCGTTTTTGACTAGCGATAAAGAAAATTATATTAATGCTGCATATAACAAATCAGCAGAAAATAGCGTTGATAAGGAAAAAAAGAAGAATCAAGGAGATAAACCGCAAGAAACTGATGAAAAAGTGGTGGATGCTGTTAAAAAGGAAGAAGATTTGCCAGATAAACCAATGCAAGATGTGAATCTTAAGAAGGTTGAAAAGCAATCTGATCACTCTTTGAAGGGCGAAAAGGCCAAATACAAGTATCCTAAACAAAAGGATGACAACTTGACTGTTAAGTTTAAGTGAGTTGATCGAATATGGGTACAGTCTGTATGGTCAAACCACTGTCGGATAAAACCTATGAAAAAAATTATTACTAAATCATTGTTAGTTGCCGCATTACTCAGTACTTTTTCTGTTAATGCCGGTCACTTCAGTTGGGGAGTTTCCATTGGATTTGGTGGACCAGTATATTGTCCACCACCAGTTGTTTATGCTCCCGTGGTTTATCAGCCACAAGTGGTCGTAGTCCAACAACCGGTGGTTCAACATGTAGTGTATCCACAACCAGTGGTTATAGTTGCTCCACCGCCGGTAGTTTATTATCCATCTCCTACGATCTGGATTGGTGGTGGTCACCATCATCATGGACATAGACGTTAAATTTGATTCAAAAAACTACTTTGAAAGCCGCTGAAAAAAACAGCGGCTTTTTTGTTGACTTCTTTTAAAGTTGGTGTAGGATAAAGAAAATTAAGTTTATGAAAAACACTAACAAGTCATTCAATCAAATCCTCGATTCTGCTCTTTCTAAGAAGCCGGATAATGTTATTATTTCGGACATCAAGTGGAAGTATCTCGTTCGATCCGTTCTTTATGGAAAGAACGTGTTGATGGTTGGACCTACCGGATGTGGCAAGACGCTTGCTGCCCAAACAGTTGCCAAGACATTTAACCGTCCATTCTTTTACTTCAACATGGGGTCTACCCAAGATGCTCGTAGTGCTCTTATTGGTAATACTCACTTTGAAAAGGAAACGGGAACAATTTTCAGTGAATCTACTTTTGTAAAGGCAATTCAAACTCCAAACGCTGTTATTCTGTTGGATGAAATTAGTCGTGCTCATCACGACGCTGCAAACATCATGATGACTGTACTTGATACTCTTCAACGATATCTTCGATTGGATGAAAAGAAGGACAGTGAAGTTGTTAATGTTGCATCTGGTGTATGTTTCATTGGAACGGCTAATATTGGCAATCAATATACTGCTACCCGTGTTATGGACCGTGCTCTTATGGATCGATTCTCTGTTAAGATTGAAATGGACTTTCTTGACAAACAGTCCGAATTCACTTTGATGATCAATCGATTTGGAATTGATACAAATGATACGAATTTGGTTAATACGATTACTTCTATCTGTGATATTTCCGCTCATACCCGTGATCAATATCGCCAGGAAGATGGCAAGATTACCAACTTTGTTTCAACTCGAGCGGTTTGTGAAATGGTTGAACTTGCCAAGGATGGATTTAGTCTTAAGGAAATTGCTGAAAGCGTAATCTATCCGGAGTTTTCTTCTGATGGTGGAGTTGATAGTGAACGTACTTACATCAAACAAGTTGTTCAAAAGTATGTTCCAAGTGAAGCTACAAATGATCCGTTGATGAACGATCCGTTGAAGAAGAATCAACCTCCTTTCTAAAAAAAGTCATTGACTTTGTTATAATGCTGGTGTAGGATATTAACACAATGAAAAACAAATCTACTATTCACTCTGACTTTTGGTTGGATGAGTTTGATGACTTTGATGATTCCGTTACGATGGACGATACTACTCGTCTGATTCGTCTCAACATGAATCGTCGTGCTGTTTCAAATTTTGTTAGTATTCTCACCAGCAAGTCTATTCCTGTCGTTTTTAACGACGAAAACGTAAATGCAACCAATGGAAATATTGTTCATCTATCCGCTGATATTGAAAAGGCTGAAGACTTTGACAGTACTGTTGGACTTGCCCTACATGAGGGATCTCATATTTTGCTCAGTGATTTTCGATTGATTGCTGATATTTGGCAGAACGTTCCTCGTAGTCTATATAATATTGCTGAGACTAAAGGTTTCAGCAAAACGGAAGTTGCTTCATATATTAAGACTATATTGAATATTATTGAAGATAGGTATATTGATAACTTTGTTTACAATTCTGCTCCGGGATATCGTGGTTATTATTTGGCATTGTACGAAAAGTACTTTAATAGTCCACATGTTAAGACACTGTTGACTACTGATTTGTATCGGTCTACCACGGTTCAGTCGTATGAAGCGAGACTGATCAATCTAATGAATCCTCATACTGATTTGGATGCATTGCCTGCTTTTAGAAAGATTGCTGAGTGCATTGATGTTGCTAATATCAGCAGACTTAAGACTCCTAAGGACCGTTACGAAGTGGCGTTGCAAGTTTGTGAAATGATTTATGAGAATGTTAGTATTGATGACCAACAAAAAGAGAATGAGTCTGCTCAATTGGAAATGAGTGGCAGTGGCAGCAGTAATGAATCTCAAGTTGTGGTTGTAGTCAATTCCGGATCAGATGATGGTTTTGGTGGAATTGAAACAGAAACAAATCCAGTTGGTACTGACAAGTCTGAAGAAAAGACAAAGAAAGACAATGATAAGACGTGCATTTCCAAGAGCAAATTGAAAGCAATTGAGAAGGCTCTTAATAAACAACGTGACTTTTTGTCTGGTAAAATCAAGAAGAAGAAGGTTAACAGCCGTGAAAATTGTATTCTTGAAGACTTGGAGAAGGCAGGTGTAACTATTGTGAATGTAGGAGCCAATCTAGATGATACTACAGTTATTACTAACGGTGTTGACTGTGTAGTCGTGAAGAATTTTACCAAGGAATTTGCTTTGTCAGATAGTTGTCCTTGTGTATTGGTTGATAGGGATAAAAATCCATTTCCAAAGAATGTTGATGCTGTAAATCGTGGCATTCAACTTGGTAACCTTTTGGGAAAACGTCTTAGTATTCGCAGTGAAATTAACACTACTAAGTATATGAGAAAGTCTACTGGTAAGATTGATCGTCGTGTACTTTCTGATTTGGGTATTGATAATGAGAATGTTTTTTATCGTATTGACACAGATCAGTATAAGAAAGGATTCATTCATATTTCAATGGATGCTAGTGGAAGTATGCAACACGCTAATAAGTGGACTAATACAATTACCAGCGTCACTGCTATTTGTAAGGCAGCATCCATGATCAGTAACATTCGGGTTAGTGTTAGTATGAGAACTACTGGACAGAATGGTCTTCCATATATTGCTATGGTGTATGATTCTGCCAAGGATTCGTTTAACAAGGTTCGTACTATTTTTCCGTATCTTTATTGTAACGGAAGTACCCCCGAAGGATTGTGTTATGAAGCCATTATGGATCTACTCAAGGAATGTGGCGAATACGAAGACTGTTATTTCCTAAATTTTTCAGATGGCGAACCCACATATAGTTATAATAAAAGTGGTAACTACATGTCTTATGGTCCCAAAAATGGAGGTATTCATACTCGTAAACAGGTGAATAAGATTCGTGGAAAGGGATATAAGGTGTTGTCATATTTTATTGCAGAAACAGCAATTAATAAAATAAAGGTTGACAGTGCTAGTTATGGACCGTATGTTTGTTTCAAAACAATGTATGGCGCCGATGCAAGATTTATTGATGTAACTAACATCATTAGTGTTGCTAAGACAATGAATGAAATGTTTTTGAGCAGTAATAGTAAAATTTAACAAAAAATAGAAAGGTAAATATATAACATGAAAAAGACAAATCGACAGAATAAGACAGGACTCAGCGTTAACTGGCCTAATGGTTTTTATACCATGGATATCAGTGAGTCTCACCCCAACATTACAAACCTCTGGGATCAGAACCGGCATTTTGCCGCTTTGATTACGCTTCGGGTTCGTCTCACAAACGCACTTGAGGATAATCAAGTTGTTAAGTTGGGTACAATCAAGGGAAGTAAGGGTCGTCCTAAGTTGGTTTTTGCCAACGCTCCTGTTTCTCAAGAAACCATTGATGCCGCTCGTACTGCAGGAGTTATCCTTGAGGATAACATTCCTAATGTGGTGAATGTTGTTAATGTTAAGCCAACTGAGATTGAGACTACTGAGAGTGTTGAAACCACGGTTCGTACAGAAACCTACGTTCCTCAGACTGTTTAAAATAAAGATGGTGGTGTCATTTTCTTCTATGTATATGAGTTGTAAAAACTCATTACTATGAAGAGAAAACATTACTATTATTTTGAATTGGCTAAGGGAGATGGTTATCTTTTATATGATGGGGAGAATCTAATAAAATTAGATTCTCCTCTTTCTATTGGCGATGAACGTGAAGTTAAGAATGCAGTAACTAAACTTCCTAAAGATAAAAACGGTAAAATGCCAATTGTGACTTATTCTGAACTAACAGATGTTAAGATATCATCATCTAAGATAGTGTTTGACTTTAAGCGTGGTACTACTATAGACTTTGAAGAACGAAACAAAAAGAAAACCTAATGAATCAATTTTTCCAAATAGACGATTTTCCATATGACGTAGAAAAACAAAAGTTCATAGACAATATGAACTATTTGAAGTCTATGAGCGTAGAAGAAGCTACGTTTTATAAGAAATGGGAAGAGGTCAGAGAATATCGTAACTTTGCGTCCCGATCAGATGATGTTAAGTATAAAATCTGGAAGCCAACTGATATTTACAATGAAGAATTGACGTTGAAAGAATTGGATGAATTGAATCCTACTATGGTTCATGTTGAAACGGAACAACAAGAATTGGATTGGTTGATGTTGCGTGTATTTTGTCATACGATGGAGTTTAGTCAAACTCCGGGTAGGTTTTTGAAGTTTCTCATCACAGACGGTAACAGTGAGCGCACACGGTACCTAGGAGCGGTTTCTGTATCAAGTGACGTTATTACCATTACGGATCGTGACAAGTATATTGGATGGACTCCAAAGAACAAGTTGGAAGAGGGCAAATTGACGCATAGTGCGATTGGAAGTTGTATTATGAGTACTCAGCCGTTTGGATATAATTTTTTAGGTGGTAAGTTGGTTGCGTGTTTGGTCACATCATCTGTGGTTAGAGATGTTTGGAAGAAACTTTATAATCAAACTTTGGTTGGCATGACTACTACTAGTTTATATGGTAGTTATAGTATGTATAATAGTTTGAAATGGTGGCACAAGTGTGGTACAAGTACTGGTAAAATACCTATTAAGCCAGACGACCATGTATATCAGATTTGGCATGATTGGATCAAGGAGAACAAATCTGAGGAATATACCAAGAAAATGACACAAAAGGATGATGTGTCTGGACCAGTAACAGGTGCTAAACAGCGAGTTATAAGCATGATATTTCAGGAATTGAATATTAAAACTCAAAATTATGTTCATGGGTATGAGCGTGGTGTCTACTATAGTAGTTTTTATGAAAATACCAAGGAATTCTTACAAAACAAGGTAAATGAAGACCAACTGGTGATGAAAAAGTTGTTTTTTGATGATAAAAAGGCTATTTTGGACTGGTGGAAAGTAAAAGCCAAAGATAGATATTTGAAATTGAAGTCTGAAAATAACCTTAAGAAGGACATATTGTACTATAACTCTATAATGGATATGTCATATAACACCGCTAAGAGTAATTTTTTTCAAGAGGTTGGTAGATAAGTTTATATTTATATAGCACAAGAAACAGGATTTTTTGTGTTAGACTTTATTTCTTATAACAGATTCAATACGTTTATTGATCGTTTAGTCACAGTACGTACTACTGTGACTTCTACGTCTTACGTAGATAACTCTCCAAATGATTTGTTTACCAGTCCAACTGGTACAATTCTTCAAAAGAGAGGAAATGTATTTTCATATAAATATCCAGGCGATTCTGACTTTACTACTATCAATTATGCCAATAATTCGATAGAAAAACTGTGTAAGAAATATGAGGTGTTATTAAGTGGCGGGGTTAATAGAAATGTAACTTGGATTAAAACGGATAATAGTCCTAATAAAACGTGGGCAAATCGTGGTGTTAGTGTACAAGAGTGTATTATTTGTGAAATAGCACCTTCAGCACCATGTGCAACACCTATTGTTACATATATAATTCCTACGTATCCAATTCCTACGTATCCATTGCCAAATTGTTGTGGTGATTTGGGTGATTCTGTGACTATCAATACATTGAGAGTTACTACGTTGATTGTAGACAGCACTACAGATTGTCCTCCATCAACGGCTGGAACGTATGGACAAATCTCAGTTTGTGAAAATTATTTATATATTTACGACAGTGCTGGATGGAAACGCTTTGAACTTTCTAATTATTATTGATTATGGCAGACACATGTGATGAAATTATAGCGGGAACTGCGACAATCACAACATTAATTGTGAATGATCCGGGTTCTTGTACACCTACACCAAGTACTGCTGGTACGTTTGGACAGATTATTGTTTGTGAAAATTACATTTATGTCTACGACGGCGTTCAATGGAAACGTGGTGAGTTGAGCGTATTTTCATAAAAAATACTTTACATAGAACTTTACGCATGATAAAGTATTGTCATGCGTAATTTACGTTTCGGACTTTGTTGTATTTCCCTCAAACTTCAAGAACAGGGAATTCAATCATCTACCATGACTAAAACTCGTTTCCTTCAATTGGAACGAGTCAACGCCGAACGTATTGTTGCGGATCGGACCCTAAACAACGTAGTTGTAACACGTAAAACCCTAGAGTATTGTGTGTCTCGTAAGTGGAATTACCGTATCAGTAGCGGTATGATGCCGTTGGAAACACTTCCAGAAGCAAATCTTTCAATTGAAACCACTTACAACTTTGACAAAATCAAACGTGAGTTTGAATTGTGTGCATCTGTAATCAAACAAAATAACATTCGTTGTTCGACACATCCCGATCAATTTGTGGTTCCTGCTAGCGCAAATCCCAATGTAGTTCAAAAATCTGTTATTGAGTTGAAAGCTCATGGAAAAATGATGGATTATCTAGGACTTCCACAATCTTATGATGCACCTATCAATATTCATATGAATTGTTTCAAAGGTGCTGATATAAAAGACATCGCAAAGCGTTTTATTGACGTATACAACGATCTTCCTGTGAATGTGAAGAGTAGATTGGTTTTGGAAAACGAAGACAAGCCTAACAGTTGGAATGTGGAACAACTGTATGAACATGTTTATCAACAGACTGGAATTCCCATTACTTACGACAATTTGCACTTTCGGTGTAATCCGGGTCGTCAAACTGCCGACGAAGCAATTTCTATGGCAAAAAACACATGGCAACAATATGTTCCGTTGTTTCATTTTAGTGATAACGACCCCACTGAAAAAAACGTGCGTGCTCATGGATATTATGTCACGTCATTTCCCGAAGAATTTCATAATGCCAATTGTCCGTTGGATTTGGAAATGGAGTTTAAAGCCAAAGATTACGCTATTGAAAAGTTTCAAATCGAATTCAATAAAAAAATGAATTTAGTTGACTAAGACAATAGTTATGATATGATAGAGGTAAGTTAGTTCTAAAACTAATGAAATAAATAAAAAATATAAAAGTTATATGAAGATTATTAATGATTCACGTCGTAAGACGTATTTTGTTCAACGAAAGAATACAACAATTAACACTTATATTGCTGGCCCAACGAATGGCGCACATCGTGCGACTCGTATGACTATTCAGTCGGGAAAGACTCGATTGGATCTTAACGGTCGTCAGATTCGAGCAATTCGTGAAGTACTTGATGCAAGTAAGAATGTTGCTGGTGTTCGTACTCGTAAGAACGTTAAGAAGTAAACACTAAATTATAGAGAGTATGGGAAAGACTTATAGACGCAATTCGGATTCTTTTGAACGTAAGCGTAAGAATAAAAATCGGATGGAAAACTTCAAAGGAAAGTCTAAACCGATGAAATTTGACAAAAATCGTATTTCTGGAAAAGACGACGAAGAATATGCTTAAAAAGATTATAATTACACTATTAGTAATATTATCTTTGTTAACCTATAAGTTTCAATCACTGATACCACTGGGATTTATTCTGGTGGTATTTTATTTGGCACAGGTCGATAAGATGTTACTGATCAATAAAAATATTATTGATGAAAATACAGTTCACACTAATAAGGTTATAACAACTTTACTAAACAATCAAAAAGTGTTATTGTCAGATCTTAAACTGTTAAGAAACGAAATCAATAAAAACCATAAGAATGGCAACAAAAAAATCATCAGTAAAGAAGTCAAAAAAGGAATTGACAGACAACAGTAATGTACCAAAAGCATTAGGTTTGTTTGATCATGTCAATCACATTCGTGGTGTACAAAACCCAAAATATTTTTCAACACTGAGTGATGCTGATAAAAAGAGTTTTACTCATGTGATGTTGATGAAGTTTTTGTCAATGGATCGTAATGCTCTTGATTCACTTTCTTATATTGGAAAGTATCAAGATAGTATGCCCTCTGAAAATTTTTATACTGTATTGACGGCTATAGTACCACGTACCAATCAGTTTCATAAGTATATTAAAGCGGCTAAGAACAATTACGATGACGAGTTTTACAAACTATTGGCGAGGTGGTATGAATGTTCATCATCAGAAGCAGAAGAATATTCTGAGATTCTTGGACAAACGGATGATGGAATCAAAGAAATGATCAATATATGTAAAGCATATGGTTTGACGGATGGTGAAGTAGAAAAGTTAATGACTAATGAAAAATAAACTTTATATTGGAATATCAGGAGTAGCAAGATCTGGAAAAAATCTGTTTTGCGACATTTCTAAGAAAATTATATCTGAAAAATATGGATTGACATGTAGTTCATATGCACTTGCATTTTCTTTAAAGAACGATTGTAAAGAGTTTGTCAAAGATAAATTGGGATTGGATGTATTTACAGAAGAGACTGAAGAAAAAAAGATCTTTAGAGAAATGCTTGTTTGGTATGGTGATGTCAAACGTAAACAATCACATGGACGGTATTGGACTGAAAAGCTTCAATCTGAAATGGAAAAGGATGATTCTGATGTTATTTTTATAACTGACATACGTTATAACTTTTATCCTAAAGATGAGGTATATTGGATCAACAATGATTTGAACGGTAAGTTGATTCACATATCAAAATACACATATGGTTTCCCTACTGATGGTAGACGTATTCGTGGTGATATTGCTAATACAAATCAAAAGATTTGGGTAGAACCTGTCAATGATCATGAACGATGGAACGATCCGAAGGTTAAGGCTGAAGCTGATTATGTTGTCGAATGGCCTCATGTAAAATCAGAAGGTAAAACTTATCAAGATATAATTAATGATGATCAATTAAATAAGATAATATCACCTATATATGAACGTATATTTTCCGTATGAAAGGTATTATTTTATCAGGCGGTACAGGATCTAGGTTATATCCATTGACAACAGTTGTTAATAAACAATTGTTGCCGGTATATGATAAACCGATGATTTATTATCCACTATCAACATTAATTTCTTGTGGAATCAAAGATATTTGCATCATATCATCATATGATTTTCTTCCATTGTACCAAAAGTTATTTGGTGATGGTGAACATTTAGGATTGAATCTGACCTACAAGGTACAACCAAAACCGGATGGTATTGCACAATCGTTTTTGATTGCTGAAGACTTTATTGGTAACGACAGTGTTTGTTTGATTTTGGGTGACAATGTGTTTCACGGATTCAACCGTATGAAGGTCGATTTCACCGGTGCGGTAATATTTGCTTATAAAGTAAACAATCCTCAAGAATATGGTGTAATTGAGTTTGATTCTAACGGCAAAGCGTTGTCTATTGAAGAGAAACCAAAGATGCCTAAAAGCAAATATGCGGTTCCTGGCCTATATTTTTACGACAATAATGTAATTGAATATTCTAGAATATTGAAACCTTCCAAACGTGGTGAATATGAGATCACCGATATCAACCGTAGATATATGGAAGAGGGGAATTTGAATGTAGTAAAAATGCCAAAAGGTACGGTTTGGTTGGATGCAGGGTCACCAACAACATTGGGACAAGCAAGTAATTATGTACAGACTGTACAAGACCGTCAAGGATGTAAAATTGCATGTATTGAAGAAGAGTGTTTAAATCAAAAATTTATCGATCAAACACAATTTGTTAAATTGATAGAAAAAACGCCAAAATCGGAATATAGAAATTATTTAGAATCTGTCATATGATATATATGAACAGTTATGATTTTACTATTAGGCGCATCTGGTTATATTGGCCACGAATTCAATAAACAATTATTTCAAAACGGTCTTCCAGTTAGAACGTGTTCAACTCCTACCAAGGAGTTGACGTATACTCATTTGGATCTGTTACATAAAACATTAAAGTTAACAACTATAGTTAACTGTGCTGGATATACAGGCAAACCAAATGTGGATGCTTGTGAAACTGATAAACACAATACCATTTATGGAAACGTTGTAGTTCCAGAGATGTTATCAATATTTTGCCGTAACAACGGAATTTTACTTGGACATGTATCGTCTGGGTGTATTTATACAGGACGTAGATCAGATGGTACGCCATTCACTGAAAACGACCGTCCAAACTTTAGTTTTGAACAAAACAATTGTAGTTTTTATAGCGGAACTAAAGCACTTGCTGAGGATGTCATTCGACACAATTGGGGCAATCATTATATTTGGAGACTACGTATTCCATTTGAAGAAAAACACAATCCTCGAAACTATTTGTCCAAGATGTTGAATTATAAGAAACTTTTGGATGCTGAAAACTCTATATCTAATAAACAAGATTTTGTTAACGCTTGTGTACAAACTCTTGTTAAAAAGGTTCCATACGGAACATATAATGTTACAAATACTGGTTTTGTGACTACTAAACAAGTTATTGAAAAGATGCAAAAAACAATTGCTAAAGACAAGATCTTTGAGTTTTTTGACAATGAAGATGACTTTTATAAAACGGCTGTAAAAACACCACGTTCAAACTGTGTGATGAGTAATCAAAAGTTGTTGAATGTGGGAATTAAAATGAGAACCGTGGATGAAGCATTGGATAATTGTTTAGAAAATTGGAAAGAATAATATGAAATACACTGAAAAAGTTAAAAGTTGTAGAGTATCAAATGACCCATTGGTTTCATTGTTTACTTTAGGCGATTTGTTTATATCAAACTTTCTCAAGGACCAACCATCGGATGACTATAGGTCGGAAATGAAATTGATGTATTCTCCTACATCAAAGTTGGTTCAGTTGGAACAAGGCGCAGATCCTAACAAAATGTATGGCCAATATTGGTACCGTTCCGGTACGAATCAGACGATGCGTAATCAACTTAAGAACGTGGTTGATAGTTGTATGATGGTTCATACTCCAACTGATAATCCACTATGGTTAGATATTGCGTGTAATGATGGAACATTGTTGAGTTATGTACCATCACCATATTCACGTTTGGGTATTGATCCCGCCGACGATTCTTATACCAAAGAAAGTGTTAAATTTGCTGATCAAGTAGTTCAGGAGTATTTTTCAAAGAATACGTTTGATCGAAGTATTTTTAAAGGACGAAAGTGTGATGTGATTACATGTATCGCAATGTTTTATGATCTTCCGGATCCAGTTGCTTTTCTAAATGATGTATATGATGTGTTACACGATGAAGGTTTGTTTGTAGTACAAATGAGTTATACGCCGTTGATGGTTCAACAAATGGCATTTGACAATATTTGTCATGAACATTTGATGTATTACTCGTTACATTCATTTAAACATGTTATAGAAAAAGCCAAGTTTAAGATTGTAGATTGTGAGTTGAATGATGTTAATGGTGGATCTTTCCGAGTATACTTACAGAAAGATATTGCTAAGGTTACATCATTTGCAACTGCTCCATACCGTGATGTTGCACGTTATCGTATTAACTCTACTTTGGAGTATGAAAACAAGATTGGAGCAAATACAGTTGAGTTTTATATGAATTTCTATAAGAAACTTCAGGAGTTGAAGGAAAAAACATATAACTTTATCAAACAAGAAAAAGAAAAGGGTAAGAGCATTTGGGTCTATGGCGCATCAACCAAGGGAAATACTCTTCTTCAATATTTTGGATTGGATAAGACTTTGATTGATGGTGCAGCAGAACGTAGTCCATATAAGTTTGGACTAAAGACTGTGGGAACTGATATTACAATTTATTCCGAACAAGATATGAGAAAGGCTAACCCAGATTATCTTTTGATATTGCCATGGCATTTCATTGATGAATTCAAGAGACGTGAGGCTCCATATCTAATGAGTGGAGGTCATTTTATTGTACCTTGTCCTGTATTTGAAATTGTATGACTAAAAAAAACATATTAGTCACAGGTGGATGTGGTTTTATTGGATCACATTTTGTTGAAAAGTTAATAAACAACCCAGACATTGGGTGTATTGTTAATTTTGATAAAATGACATATGCTGCTAATCGTGAATTGGAATTTCATAAAGACGAACGATACAAACATTACATTGTTGATATCAACGACAGTGTTGCTGTTTATAATGCGTTAAAGGAACATCAAATTACACATGTAGTACACTTTGCTGCTGAAAGTCACGTTGATAATTCAATTTACTCTCCTGATGCTTTCGTTGAAACAAACGTTGTTGGGACATTTAATTTGATGAAAGCTGCATTTGATTATGATAAACTTGAAAAGTTTATTCATATTTCAACTGATGAAGTATATGGATCTTTGAATACAAAAGAATCTGCGTTTACTGTGGATAGTCCATATAGACCCAACAGTCCATATTCTGCTACAAAGGCTGGAAGTGATTTGTTGGTTCGTAGTTATTATCATACATACAAGTTTCCAACCATCATTACAAATTGTAGCAATAATTTTGGACCAAGACAACACTTTGAAAAGTTGATTCCAACGTGTATTAGAAAGTTGAAAAACAATGAATCAATTCCAGTTTATGGAAATGGGTCCAATATACGTGATTGGATTTACGTTAAAGATCATGTAAATTGTATTTGGAATGTTCTTGAAAACGGAGATGTTGGAAATCAATACTTGATTGGCGGAAATAATGAAATGACCAATCTTGAATTGATTGAAAACATTAAGATTGCATATGAAGAAGTTACTAATACAAAAGTAGATTATGATTACATTCAATATGTAACAGATCGTAAAGGTCACGATTTACGTTATGCCATTGATATGTTTGACTATGAACAAAAGTTTGGTAAATTACAATATTATAACTTTACAGAATCATTGAAACAGACTATTATCAGTTATCTATGAGTGAATTTTTTGAAACGACGTGGGACGAAAAGGAATATAAACACAAAATTTTGGTTTGGCCTAATATCACATACTCTGATGATCTTGAAAAGGATTCATATGTAATTGTATTATCCAATATTATTCGTAGTTTAAATTCGATACGGAATGATATATTCTGGACTATTGTTACACCCGGCCCCGTTAAATTGCTACAACATGAAAATACTGAACAGATCTTTTATAAATTGCCTACGTATCCGAATTCAATGCGAATTCATTTTGATGTGGCTAAAGTGGCAGATATTCTTGATTTATATAACCAAGACTATGATGTAATTTATTCACATCTTCCCGAACATACTCTTCAACTTTCAAATTTTGTGTACAACAATGCTGGTATTAAGCCAAAGATTGTTGGATATTGTCATTGGTATGAAGTGGCTGAAAATACTGGATATCCTAAGAATGTATTTGATTTGAATGTTTTGGGAACTCTTGAAATGGAACAATGTGGAGTAAACTCACAATGGCTTAAAAATCTGGTTCTTGAAAGAGCTGAAGAACGATTTAATATTTCGGTTGTAAAGAAGCTGAATCAGATAATTCAACCTCATTATCTTGGCACCGATAGTGACTTTGACGGATTGAGTCTAATTAACAAATCTATTTTCTTCAATCATCGTCCAAATGAATATACTGGATGGAATGACTTTTTGAAAGTTATGGACAAGTTGTATGAAAAACGTCAGGATTTTACTGTATATGTAACATTGGCAGATGAATGTCGTCCATATATCAAGAGAGTCGAATTGGAACGTAACAAATACTATGACTTCATCAAACAAATGCATGTGGGTGTGGGATACTTTCAAACATATTCCGCGTGGTCATTGTCAGTTACAGATGGTTTGAGTCGTGGCCTACCTTATTTGTTGCCAAAGAAATTGTGTTACCCAGAAATGGTTGGTCATGATTATCCATTATTTTATGAAAACGAAGCTGAGTTTTTGAATAAGTTAGAAGCAGCTTTGGATGACAAGTCATTCAAGAACAATTATTTGCCACTTTTGAAGAAGATTGTAAATGATCTTCAGTGGAAGAATACCGTGAGTTCTTGGTTTAATAACTGGGACATTCTCAATGAGTATGAAGGAATTAAACGTAGCAAATCGTATACTGATATTGTAAATTACATTAAGTCAAAACGTAGTGTATCAAAGAGAGAAATCTTGAATCATCTCAACTGGGGACGACAAATATCATTTACGCCATATCGTAATGCACTAAGAGAAGATCCCAGAATTATATTGACCAAAGACAGGTATATTTACAAGGGATAAAACTCTTTGATAATTGACTGATTGTTTTGAATGAATTTTAAGTGTTGATCATTCAATGATGTTTTGAATAGGTTAATATTATTCAACACGTCTGTATTTACCAATGTTCTATAACGGCTTTCACATTCTAGTTTAAGCCGTTGTTTTTCACTGTTGCGGCAACTACAAGTATTTTTAAACCGTTCAACCAAAAAAATAAATTCTGATAAACTGGAAATTGTTTGCGTTATATTTGGATGAGTTTTAAGTAGAGTATAAAACTCAGTAAAATTTTGAATGGTCACCATATTATCTAAAAAATTGTTTTACTATTTGTAGATATATAACAAGAGTTGCCACATAAATTACTGGAAAAATATAAATAGTATATAAAAATAGTGAGACTGTTAGTGTAAACCAAAAACCAATACACCATGGACAGTTAATTAGTTTTGTAAAAAAGTTTGGATATGACGATTTTAACCACGGTAAATACTCCAATGTAAAATCTTTGTTGTGTGCTGTTTCAAATTCATTTATCTTTAGAATTTTAGATAGTTTGAATAACTTTCCGTATTCAATAAATGCTTCAGTATGAAACCATACAATTAAAAATGCCACGCCCATGAAAATTGAGTTTAATAAGTCTATCATATTGATTTGAATGAGTATTGGTTTTTGTTAACAAAGTCTCTCAGGCAGTCGCCTAACGCTGCCTCTGCATTGCTCTTAAAGTTGTTTCTGTCTTCAAAATATGTAATGTAGTTTTTATATGGATTGTGTCTCAATAAATAGTTCTCAGCTACAATAATATTCTCCATCAAGTATTGTTGAAAATCTACTCTATTGAGTTTCATTATTTGAGCCGCAAACATAACATAGGTATCATCAACACCATACGGTCCCAGAACGTCTGGAATATCCGTAAACGTCAACAGATTGGAACTTATAAGGTTAAACCACCCACCACCAAATTTGGTAGGATCACAGTTAATTAAGTTGACATTACCACTATATGACTTACGGTTAACTTCAAAATATGGATTGATAATGCGTTCACTTCCATATTTGTTGTTAATAAATTGGTGATTTACTAAATGATCCCACGTTTGATCCCAAATCTTGGTGATCTGAGGTGAAATAATATAATATTTGTTCTTTACCTGAGTAGCACAGTGTATCGAATATGACAAAGTTGCTGGAGGGAATACCAAGTCTGAATCCAAGTATATAAATGCGTCTACATCTTTACCGTATTTACGTATGCTATTACGACGTTTGTCGTTGATACCTCTACAGGTACCATGATCATCTATATCAAAGATATAGTTTCTTGCCCAACTGGTGTGAGTAACATACTTTGACAACGATGTGAACTTCTCAATAAAGAAATCTTTTGGAATTTTTGTTTTATTCCAATCAACGGTGTTCAAATTCAATGTAACATCCAAGATGACTTCATGTGAATCAATCAGTTCTTGACTCAATACGGTTAACTGACGTTCAAATTCATCCAATTCGTGGGGAAGAAGGTGTGTAACAATTTGTACTTTCATAGTTTTACAGGTGTGTGATTACTTACTGTGAGATAATTTGATTAACCACGTTCATATATTGTTTTACGACGTTTTCCCATGCAAATTTTGTGATTCCATATTCACGAATTGCGTCACGGTGTAACAAAGATTGTTGTCTATTTGTTTCAATTACACCTCGGATATAATTCAAATCATAAATTTTATTTTCTGGTACTACACTAATATATGGTTTTGACAAATCCAAATTGGCAATAGAACATTCTGAAATAACCACACCTAAACCTGCAATCAACGCTTCTTTAGTTACAAGTGGATCTGCTTCACCGTCACTTAACAATATTAAGTTGGCATAATTGGTGAGATTGTCATACAATGTAGACTTATCCCATTCTCCAATATAGTTTGGACGAGAGAAATTAAATCGGTTATCATCTTTATTACCAATAAAGTCAATGTTATTGATGTTTTGATACATCCACTGACGTTTTCTATCTGTAATTTTAGCGAGATAAACACTCTTTTCGGGTTTAGATGGCGTTGATGTATATCGGAACATGTCTTGTCTTGCACCGTTACACACTACGTACAATCTATTTTCATTGGCACCATATTGTTTATACACGTTTTTGATACCTTCTGACAAACAGATGACGTTGAAGTCTCCACGAAGGAATGCGTCAAAGATTCGAGCATATCCGCCGTAACGATGTGGTTGTTCTAGGTAGCCATAATGGGTGGTTGCTGCTTTGTGTTTACATTTGATATACGGCAACACATCAAACAAGTCGTCGTATTGAAGATGTACAAAGTCAGGATTATATTGATTAACTTGATCAATAATCTCTTGACGATTTTGTGTGTTGACAATTTGTACATCGTGACCAAGTTTTTTTAATTCGATGTTATAATCCCATATCAGAGATTCTACAGCACCCCATCCTTTAGGAGGAATGGGCATAATTCCGGGTCCAATAATTGAAATTTTCATATATAAATGTCACAGTCGTTAATTCTTATATCAAACTTATAACCTCTCTCGGTCATATATTCACGATATGAGTTTTCATTAAAGATATTTTCTAACATAACTACTTTTGGTTTGAGTAAACAAAGTCCTTTCATGACTTCTATCTCCCAACCTTCAGTATCAACTGAAAGAATATCGAGTTGTTCGATATTCGCTTCTTTAATTATTGTATCTAAACGACGTTGTTTAACTTTAATTTGGGTTTTATTTAATTTATTTACCCATCCATTCGATATTGACTGGTATGATTCTTTGATTTTTAATGATGAAAATGCGTGATCGGTAACACTACCACCAGTGATGTGAACAATCGTAAAATCTACATTATCTTCATCAGTTTCAGACGCTGCGTATTCATATATTTCATTTCCAATATCACGATGCATTTTAGCAAATGTCGGATTTGGTTCTACAATAACAGTTCTCCATTTGTTTAATGTAAAGTGACGAGATACAGATATAAACTCAGGAGTTGCACCACCGACTTCAATCATAGTACCCTTGTAACTATAATCAGGAAAGTATTTTACTCTTAAAAATTGATCTTCTTTATGTTCTGCAAAAAATGATTCGTTCATATAACTATTTTTTATTATCTGTTGTAAATTATATTTTAATGTATTTTAAATTGGTTTTTGTCAGTTCTATGAGTGAACAATAATTTCCAAAATCTTAACAGTTCGTCATGATAATGACGACCCATTTCATTCATAATTTGTTTTTCAGTAGCACAATTTCCATATTTTTCTGGCCATTGACTTTTTGCAAGTTCATGATCCCATGACATTGATTTTGGATGAAATCTTTCTAATAGATATTGATAAACCGATATAGGACGTTGATATATTAATTTTTTTGAAACGCTGAATGTTGGACCATGATCGTTGGTATATATTTTTCCCGGAAAACTACCTTTACCAAATATATGATTGTACCAATCGATATTTGAATCAGAATTAGATTTGTACCATCCTTTACGAACGCCTTTGACATTATTAATGTTTACATCGATACATAACTTTTCTGGGACCGTACCATCGTGCCAATTATAACATCTTGAATCTCTCCCTATTTCTATATAATCATATTCGACGCAATTTTTTATTATATACGAAAAATCAAATCTAGGCGGTGGATTATACCAGTGAATTTTTGTAAAAACAGTTACATCATTCAATGTATAGTAGTTGTTGATAATGTGTAACAAAAATGCATAATCACAACGTCCAATATTTGGAATATTAATATAACCATCCTTGACAAATGATTCGTCTATGTTTAAATCGTCGTTCTTTTTATAAATTATTAAATTACAGTTTTCAACATAATTTTTCCAAGTGAGGTTGTGAATGTCATTATAAAAAGAAGTTACTACATCTATTTTTTTCATATTAAAGATTTCAATATTGGTAAATGTTTACTGTTCAATCTTACATAAATGTTAAATAAATAGGGATTACGTTTAAATATATATGCTAATGCAATTTGTTCATTGTTAATCATATTTTGATCCAACATTTCTTCTTGTAAAAATTTAAGTGTTAAATCTGATACTTGAATGACATATTCACGTGGCCCACCGAAGAAAGTGCCAACTAAAATACAATCTGATATCCATTTGTAGGTTTCGTCAATTGGAATACGGTTAGTATTCATATTCCCTTGAATTAAGAACTTTGAGGGTAGTTTATTTGAATTCGGAAACGTTAATGGTAATCCGTCAAAGAATCTGCTGCAACCAGCGTCCATCCAAAAAAAATAGTCTGAATTAAATGGATTTTCTTCGATGGTACGTTTTAACCATTCAAACTTAGAATATTGAATGACACTGTACATTGGTAATACACATTCAACTCTATTAGGATCTTTGATTTTTTGTAGATACTCTGAATTTTTTAATATACTTTGAATCATTGTACATTTATTGTACAATGGAATTTGTTTTGTTGTAGTAACAATAACTTTAATGTTAGGTTTTTGAGGAATGTAAGGAACTACACCTTGTTCTGTATATATGACATAATTACACGACAATGATAAAGTTTCTGGAAGCCATTTTAGATAATCTTGAAATGACCTACCATCACCATTTTTTTCACGATTAATGTCATACAACGCTGTTACGATTGTTGTCATAGAAATATTTAAATTGATGTACGAGTGGATGTGATGTTTTTTGCCAATATGGATTTCGATTACATTCAACGATCTCACTATTAAATACTTCTTGTTCTCCTTGCAATGCAAATAAAATTGGGAGAATCACATCATGCGCAAAAATAGCGTAAAAAGTTTTTGCAATACGTGGTAAAAAAGTTGGATCTTGTTCCATCACATACTTATGTGATTTCAAAAATGTTTCACAATGAATTATTGCGGGAGTTGCTCCCCAACAATCAATATCGATTGCACCCGATGTTTCTTGAAGTATTTTTCTTAGTGTCCATGGTAATCCGACGTTTATTCTTGATCCTAACAATTTGGCACCGTCTGGAAAAGACAATTCGCCACGAACAAGAGTATCGGGATCCATCAATAATAAATAATCAGATTGACAATATTCTATGGCTTGTTTTACACGATTTAAAAAAGCGTTAGTTGCTACTAATATTTTTTCCTGAAAATGATATTCTAAAAAATTTTCGTGAGTTATTTTAGGAATGAAATACATTGTATCTTCTACATGATTGATACTAATATGGTTTAATTTAAGTAAATTACTATAATCCGAAGTTTTACTTTCGGTAGTAAGATAAATCTTTGTTGTCGGATATATTTCTCTAAAAGATTTTAAAGAATATTCTACCGCACGTACTTCATTATAACATGTAACTAAAACTCCAAACATGGTCATATCACGATATTATGAATAACGTTTTTAAATGAAGTAGTTTCATAGATTGGAAATAATATCCTCAGGAAATAAATTATCAAAATAATAATGATTTTTTTCAAGAGATGGATGTATCCACCAATCTTCAAATCCAACATTTTCTTCTTTTCTACCATTTTTACCTCTTGGAACTTTTACGTTGGATCCAACCAAATGATATCCCTTAGACAATAGAAATTCTCGTTGTCTCTTTTTATATTTATCCCCATATATATAAAAATCGTGTTCTATAGTAATTACATTAAAAGTATAATCGTTGTGGGGAAGAATCAAAAGAGCGTCCAAACTTAATTCATCAATATCTAAAGACAAATAATCAATTGTTTTTGGAAAATTTTCTTGTTCAAAAACATTTTTGTAGTTTATCTTCAATGCGTCTTGATTGATAAATTTACATGTTCTTGAAACATAACTTTGTGTGTATGATGGGTTAATTTCTACACAAATACCTCTCCATCCAAGAGACTCAAAGAAGTATGTATTGTTGGAGTTAATTGCACCACAACTTCCAATATCTAAGAAATAACCATTACGTTTTCCGTTTAGAATTTTGTGTACAAATTGATCTTGAAACGCGTCTGATTTAAACATAAATTATAAAATTGAAAATAAACTATTGATTCTGTTTATATATGTATGATTTTCTTTTACGTACAACATTGATTTTTTGATAAAATCATAATTTTTACGATTTTGCATACCTATACTAAAAAGTTCGGTAGGATCGGAATTGTATAAACAATTTCCTTCCATTTCATTGTATATTTCTTGAGAATTAGTTAATCCAATATGTCCATAACTGACGTTTTTGAATATTCTGCACGTAATTATGCCGGTCTTAACGTGTTCCGGTCCACGAATATCAATACCCAACAATGATTTTTGAACAAGTTCTTTTACTTTGTCGTCTGATATTGGATTTTTCCATGGATCGTTGTGATAGAACGTAATGTTATTGTGTTTACATTGTTGTATAAATGGAAACCAATTACTCATATTTTCACATACGCCTGAATTTGAAAGACTTCCGCAGAAATAAATTGCGTTTTCTCTAGGAAGATAAACATCATCAAGATTAAATTCTTGTGGTAATAGATTTGTTGCCCAACTCAAATAAAATTTGTCAAAATCATCAATGGTATAATCAACATAATCGTTTTTGATACGTACTTTATCGTTGGTTTTTGGAATAAAATAACATGATGGTCCAACTTTTTGAGTTGTATTTTTGTCAACTGAATATTCATGAATGTGATCTTTGTGATTTTTTGCTACACATCTAACATCAATATATCGTTTAACACCTGCATCTAAATACTTCTTTGGAGACGGACAATACATCACAAAGTATGTACTTGTATTATTTAGAGGAATGTTCTGATCAGCAAATCCTTCAGTGATAAAAATACAATTGGAATAGTCAAAATCTTTGGGATAATCTTTGTCATGAAACCAATGTACTTCGTGACCCATATGAGACGCTGCTTTGTAGTATGAAGAATGAACATACGAATGAGTATGTGAATAAAGAGGATGACCCCAAATAACTATTTTCATGTGAGTGACGCTCCTTTAAATCGTGGATATTCCACCATATTTTTATCTTTATGAACCATTAGTTTGTTAACAGGCAAATCCCAATGTTCTGGATATGACATACTAGGACTTAAAATAGCCGTATCGGTTCGATGATCAACTATAAATTTGTTTAGGTGAGATTCATCATGCCATACTGCAATGATATTGTTTTGAAGATCCGTACTGATGTTATTCTTCATTAAATTGACCATATATTCGATGTGACTTCCTTTTGCACCCCATACACATCCTTGAACGTATACACAATTATGTTTTTCTGGAATATATGCGGTTGAATTAACATTAGTCTCGACTGGCCAGAACTTTTGATTTAAAATCACAGACGGATGACAAACCGCAAAATACTTCTTTTGTCCAACATCAAAATTACTCAATGTATCTACAAATTCCATATCACTATCAATATAGAAAATATAATCATATTGAGACAACTCTTTTAAACATTCGGATATAAATTCAAATCGTTTGAGAGTAATATATGGCCATGGTTCATGATTGATCTTGTACCACTTTATAGAATCATCAAACCAGTCTAATTTTTCATCGGTAAAGAAGTAAAAGTCTTTTTGAACATGTGGAATAAAATATTTTTGGATAGAAGTCCACAATGGATGTAGAAACGTTTTATATTTATTTGTGGCCAACGTAATAACGGCAATCTTCATAACTTAATAATTGGTCAGATACTTGACATCTGTATAATAGGTATTTAACTGATCTTGATTCATATCACTCAGTTTTTTATATAAATCGTTGTTAGATTTAAAGTATGGGTTTTTGTCGCTGGAATCAGATCCACGACAATGTTCAACATGATATACAAATCCTTTATCAAGATGGGTAACCATAGTATCAAATTTTTTGAATCGTTCATATCGTTCACGATCTTCTGGACCATATGAGATAAAATGTTCATTCTCCCAACCATACTTTTTATATGTGGAAGTATTAAAGAACTGACAGTGACCGTATTCCGAAATACAATCCGAATAATCATGAGAGGTAAGTTCCACAAGTGACCCTTGGTTTAATAACTTTTCTCTACCAGATGTGTTAACTTTCTTTTGAAACTTGCCTATTGCAAATGGATAAACTAAATCATGATTTTGTCGGATGATCTTTTTGTACGCTTGTAGATATGATTCTATTGGAAGAATTACATCTGCATCATAATTAACTGTTATTGTTGTGTTTGATAACGATAACATTCGGTTTAAGTATCTTGTTCTATGAAACGAGTCATCTGGTACGTTTTGATGAATGTATGTTACGTCATCTTTGATTACCGATGGTATAACCGCTTCTTTTGAACATTCATATACGATGATGTTTGTTTCAAAATTACGACGTAAATATTCATATACAATAGTGAAGTTTTTCTTTCGGTCTTCACTTTCAATACAAACGGGTATGATAAATGTACAATCTTGTAATGGAATTAAACCATCTGTGATTGTTTTCGCTTTTTGTATTGTTTGAATTTCTTTCGGAATTTTCATATTACAATCCAACCGGGAACATATAAATCTTTTGTGTTTAACGGAACATTTGGACCAAACCATCGTGATGGAGCAATAACTTTTTTATTTGTATTTACATTTAACCACGCACCCCACCAACTAAATGTACTGTTAGCAATAATGTTATGATTACATAGTGTCATAAGACACATATCAACAAACTGATTGTGAGATTCTGATATAAAAAAGTTATCACTTCCTACAAATGTAGACTTTGCCCATTCAATATCATCAGATACAACAATGAAATTGTACGACTTATCCGTGAAATGACTTAATGCATTTGTATAATAGTTTAAATCACATGTGCCGTGATGTTTATATTTTAAATAATCACCTCGACGAACATGGATTGCAACCGTTTCATATTCTTGTTTATCTTTGAGATATGAATTTGCAGTATTAATGATTTCTGGTCTAAACGTGAATTCTGAACGTACCGATGATTCAATGTGTTTAAAATACTTTTCCGTTTGAAAGTATCCATTTAAATGTACATTATCTCCCGTGTTAAAAAATTGGGGAATAAAATGATAGTTAGAATATTCTTCATTGATAATATTGTACTTTTCATCACAATGTAAGGCCGACAATTGAAATGGCTTTGTTAAAACCAATGTATTTTTATTGATTTCTTCGTCGTCTGTAAAATCATTCCATGAAATTTTATTACCATTATAGTAATTAATTCCATATAAACAGTTTTGTTTAGTTGCAATACCCATTAATGATGCGTATTGAAACATTTGATTACCAAACCGCCCATTCGTTCCAATAGTTATTGTGATCATGTTGCTCTGTAATTGTCTTCTGTTGAGAATTCACTGATATATCGTTTATTATCTTCTCTCTGTTTTTTAATTGTTTTATTATGAAACAATGACAACTCTTCCATAGCCGGAATACGAGTAAATTCTTTAAATCCTACAATTGTTTCATGTAATTTACGATCCCACTTAATATTAGGTAAGTTTTTGTAAATACGTGATTGATAGTCTGGCCAATTAATACGACCTTTGTCATCAACTCGCCATCCGTAATTTCTAACATCTTCTTGAGTAACTCCATAAAATGCATTAACTCTAGGAACCCAAAACATTTCACATGATGGATTTGATTTTAATAATGTGTATAAGTTTACCAACAATATTTCATTAGGAAGTTCATCTGCATCTATTTGAAATACATATTCACCATCACATTGTCGTGTTCCATAAGTTTTGTGTGCACCATAATCTTTATTGAGATGGTGTGCAACCAATTTAACACCAACTACTGATTGATATTCATGTAATACTTCTAAAGTAATTGGATCGGTAGAATAATCATCTAATACTACAATTTGATTTCCGTCTGAGTACTTTAATAATAGAGATAAAAGGGTGCGCAATTGTGCACCCTCATTATGACATGTAACTAAATAAGATATAAATGGTATCATACCGATATCTTAGAAACTGGTGGAAGTGATGGAAGTTTTAATTGTGGAATCACAATTTTTTGTTCAATTGCAAATTGAGGAACGTATTTGTCAAGAATTCCATGTAGTACTTTATCCATAGATTGTGTAGAAAAAGATTCAGCATTTCGTTTAGCAAGTTCCAATGCGTTTGTTTTCGTTTTGTGATTCAGACTAAAATAAATCTGTTTCATACGTTCTTCTGCCAAACTATATGATACTGTAAACCATGCTGATTCTTTGATTAACCATTGATTTACAGATGCCGGATTGATTGTATCAACTTTACCCGGCAATAAACATTCTTTATTGGAATTCAAGAAATCCAAATGTCCACTCCAATCAGATGCAAGAATTGGTTTACCACTGAGCGAGGCTAACAACAGAGGATGCCCAAATCCTTCACCGTGTGTAAAATTTATATGACACTTCACTTTTTCATGATTGAAAAGTGCATTCATTTCAGTGTCAGTAAGTTCTCCATGAATCAAATATATGTTAGGCTTATCACCCTTAATTTGTGATTCAATTGATTTGATTTTATTTAATATTTCATCTTTATCTATCTTGGAATAATTAACACCACTTGTTTTTAAGATCAAACATGGTTTTTGAATACGATCTTTAAATACGTTAATAAAGGTTTTAATCAAGTTGCCAATATCTTTGCGGTCATGATATGGATTCGAATGTGTCCATTGACCAACAAACAAAAATGCAAATGACTCTGGAATTGTTGACATAATTTGTTCAACCGATTGAACTTTTTCATTCGTAATTTTATATAGATCAGTATTGGCTCCCCAGAAACACACTTCCATGGGTTTTATGTTACGTAGTTGTTCTTTACGTCCACTTCCGTCTTTATATTCCTTAGTATAGTCTGCATCATCAAATACCTTCTTGGAATGACGAGATGTAACAATGTTCATGTCCATTTTGTTTAGACCTTCAATCCATTCTCCTGCAGCTGCCGTGGTTTCAATTCCAGCCGTCATTCCAATATTGTACTTGCCAATAGGTTTAAACTCATTTGGAATTGATATTTGAATAAACAGATCTGGTTGACGGTTAATAGGTTCTTTCAACATCTTATCAAATAACGCAAGGTTGAGTGGATCGTTATAATCCAAATCATCTTGAAAACGTTTCACGGGATTTGCACCCCACTTGGTGTTTGCAATTCTTAAATCGTACTTATCGTAACGTAGAATACTTTTAGCAACATCTTTTGCCCAGTCACCGTAGCCACTTCGACTAAAGACTGGTCCTTGTATAACACATAACGGTTTACTCATATTAATTTCCAAAAAGTTTGTTGTCTCTTTCTTTAATCACTTCACTATATTTTTTAATGTTAGTATCAAAATTTGCTTCTTTTATTTTAAGCAAATCTTCAATAGTTTTTCCTGATGTAGTTGGTGTTGTAGTTGACTTGTTTATGTCAGTACTTCCAAATCCACCAACACCACGTTGAGTCGAATTCAAATCATCAACCTCGATAAAACCTCCTACTGCGGTGCCACATCCTTCTATAATAATTTGAGCAATAGCGGTTTCTTTATCATCCTTAATAATTGGTAATTTAACGGGTTTATCACCTAGATTGATAAGGGCAACTAGTATTTCTCCACGATAGTCACTATCAATAACTCCTGCGAGAACATCGATACCGTACTTTACAGCAAGTCCGCTACGAGGTGCAACTCGACCATAAAAACCTTCTGGAATAGCTAATGCAATATCGGTCTTAAAAGCCTTACGTTCACCCGGCTTTAGTTCGTATGATTCTGTAGTATACAAATCATAACCAGCAGCACCAACGCTTCCTTTGTTAGGAATAACCGCTTTATCAGATAGTTTTTTTATATTCATTCTATTTCCTTTTTTACTTTTTCAATATCTATTTTTCCAAAATTAACTCCCATACAATTATCAGGTTGTGAGTGTCCAACGTGTTCTTTAGTGGTATGAATACTAAATGGATTACATGGAATAAAGTTTTGTAATGTATAGTCCATTGCTTTAATCAATTCATTACACATATGTTTTGAATTTAATCCACCTTCGTTCAAAGCCCATTTACGACCTTCTTCACCACGTCGTATACGTTCTTCATTTGGGATTAGATACCAATACATCATTGCTTCAGCGATATCACGACAATCTACCATGTCGTCAAAAATATATGGAGTTTGATTACTTCCATGAGTATCCAATACCTTTGGCCAAATTGGCTTTGCCCAAACACCATGCTTCTTATACTTTCCAATGTTATTGGTAGCAAATTCCTTAGTAAATTCTACTGGGTTTCCATCATCATCCATTTGACCGATTTGATCTTGAAGTCCACCTGTTACATTAACAATTACAGGTGTTCCCGCCATAATTGATTCTGCAATACTCAGACCAAATCCCTCATTACTTGAAACATTAATTGTAACATCTGCCATATTGTACATTAAGTTCATGTCATTTGAACTAATTTTTTGGTTTGAAAAATAAACATCATAATCGTAACAAAGTGATTCTTTAACCGCTGGAAGATCTGTACCATGTCCAGCTTGACCAATAACTTCTGTATGAAGAACCAAACAAACTTTTTTAGACTCTTCTTTTGGAAGACTATCGCAGAATATACGATATGCCAAAATTACATTTGATACTTGTTTGCGTTTGACATTACGACTATTAAAAAATATAATGTAGTTATATTCATTACCCTTAAAGAATTTCTTTACACCTTCTGAAAAGATTTTATCTGTTTTTTCAATGGGTTTGAATACCTGACTATTAATTCCATGAGGTACATAATGTAAAAGTGTTTTTCCTTTAACTGACATATTAAGCGTTCTCCTTTATGATATTACCGTTATTATCTAGATCACCATAAATTGTGGTACAATTGTTTGGTCCTAATACCCACTTGTTAATATTGTATGTTTGTTTGCTAATGCTAAATAATGTATCACAACTTTCATAAAATGGTTTATTCCACATAGGATATGGTAGATCATCCCAGATGTTTAAATATGTAAGAGGAATCTTCTTTCTAATTTCACGTTCAATCGCATATAACCATGTCCAATAACGTGGATCGGTAAAATGCATTATTGCATCGGGATTTTCACGTGCCATAACAGCGTATAGAAAATCTTCATTACCATAACCGGATACTGGATACAAAACAAGAGATGCATCTTTGACGTTTGTACTTTTTTGTATTTCCTCACTTGCGTTAATTGATTTACCTTGATCCGGGTGATTTACTGCCCCTGCGATTTGTACCCAATCATAATGGTGAATAGTTCCCATGATCAATTCACGACTCATAGTAGATACACCACTATGCATACGCATATCATCACTCAATAATAAAATTTTCTTTTTTGCCATAACTTTTAATAAATTTAATCGGCTGTACGTTTTATACTTGGTAGTATCGTTTTTTGACTTTCTTGTGATAACGAAGAAATGTTATAGTTATATACTGTGTTTCTAAAAGAATCATCTTGAAGATACAAATATAACGAACGATTTACCAACTCTTGAAAATTAAATTTTTGGTTTATATTTAATTCTTTAAATTTAATGTAAGCGTCGTTATCAACTTTAACGCTAGTTAGTACTTTTGACATAGTTTTGTATATACGTATATATACAAAACAAAAAACTTTATTTTTAATTGTCTTCGTTTTCGTCTTTAGTTTCTTTAGCATCACAATTGGTTTTGTAATGTGTACAATACTTACAATTTTTCTTTGCCTTACCCGGAACCTTTGGATAATAACCATCTTCTTTATACGTTCCTTCAGAGGTAAAACATTCGTCGATAAACGATGTAAATGTCACTAATGATTTGGCAACATAATTTTTGGAGTTTGATGGTTCAAATATTTGAATTCGACTTTGTGGAAAATTTGAATTTTCATACAACTTGCGTTTCAAAATGAAGAACTCAACATCAATTGCATCAAGAGGAACATTAAACTGTTTTGAGTAAAATGCCTTATATAACAACAATTGAGAATATTTGCTTTCATCTGCGGTTTGATATTTGTTCCAACCCATTGCACTTGTTTTAAAATCCCAAATTTTATATTTGCCGGTGGTTTTGTCACGTAGAATCAAATCAACATACGCAATAAACCGAATATTATTCTTGATAGGAACATCCAATGGAAGTTCAACCCCAATGAATTCATATTTTCTACTGGGGAAATACTTGATTCGATTTGCGGAGCTACTAAACGTTTTCAAGATATCTTCACCGTCAAATAGAAATTCAGTAATATCATCATCTGTAAATGGATCTTTGATAGTATGTTTTTCTTCGGCCAGAATTTGATTAAATTCGTCACGAAACTTTTTAATCAAATCAATTTTATCAGAGATTTCAGGCCCTTCTGTATAAAGTGATTTGATATACTCTTGAATTGTATTATGAATTGCGGTGCCAAAACAAGTACTTAAACTTGCTTCATATACCCGTAAACCCTTTAAATAATTCAGATACCAACTGTGTGGACACTTGAACCACCCAGAATATTGTGAAAAGCTTACGGTTTTTTTATTTTTTTCTTCTATAATCTCAGACATACTTATATAGTATCAGACAATCTATTCAAAGTCTATATCTTATAACTTTATGAAAAATATAATATTCACGCTCTTGTTTGGCTTTAATGTTTATGCTAATGGTGTTTTTTATGTTCAAAAAACAACAGGTGATGTTGTTTTAGAAAATGTGACAAATAATGTACTTTCAACGAATGCGCCGACCATTGGACAAACCTTTATGGTCAACGGTCAAAACTATGCATTTAAAACATCAACAAATTCGGATGTAACTGTGGCATTTTCAAATGATGTCTTTGTTAAAATTAAAGAATCAACTCATATTACCGTTGATAACTTTGATCAAAGTTTCATTAATACAAATTCATTGCCCGAAAAGGCCAAGTATGAAACCTATTCCAAATCGGTATCGTTAATTGAAGGTGAACTTGATGTTTATTCCAATCAAGAAGGTAATTCTGAATCTATTGATAATATTAATACTAAACTTGCATCAATAATATTGTCAAAAGGTAAATTTGTAATACAGGCAGATGATCGAACCACGGTTATTATTATTCTTGATGGATCCGCTGTTATTTTAGACAATTATTCCAAACGAAAAGAAAATGTTAAAGCTGGTCAAACCGTGGTAATTGTTCCTGCTCCAAAGTTTCAAGGTCGTGGTGTTGAAACTATGAGACGTGGCAATATTTTTTCAATTAAAGAAACTGTAAATGGTGATGCTGAATCATATCTATTAGGTGTAAATTCGGTTGTTGATGCTTCTAAAAATGTTAGATTTTGTATAATAGATAAAACCATCCGTGGTATTAAAATTAATTGACATTTCGACCATCTTAGAATAAAGTTATAAAATGACATTGGAAGAATTGTACTCACTTAATGATGATGAAACGTCAATGTTGTGGTATATCGTAAATAAAATTGATAGACCCGCAATATATGGCATAGAATTAGAACCATCTTTGTTTCCATCAATTAATCGTCATTGGTTGACTGAAAAAATTTTAAAGGCAAAAGACTCTGTTCAACCAGAACATCTAACAATATATGAGAGTCTAACATCGAAGTTGGGTTATATTAAATAAGTTATGTATCAAAACATTTATATAGATAAGAAAACAGAAACAGTGCACCTTTGGGATGACCAGAAGGGACATGTTACATTTCCAGTTCCTAAGTATGCGTATCGTAAGAAGTCAGGTGGACGTTATCGTTCTGTTTACGGGGATGAACTAGAAAAGGTTACAAACTTTAACCGTAATGATCCTTCAATCTTTGAAGGTGATGTTCCTCCCGAAACACGGGTGTTGATTGACGCGTACGAAAACAGTGATGAACCGTCCAAAGGACATCGTATTGTCTTTTTTGACATTGAGGTTAGTTCCGAAGGTGGATTTCCCGTTATTGAGGAGGGTGATAAGGAACTCACCGCTATTGCTTTGTACGATAGTGCTACATCCAAGTACACGGCGTTTATTTTGGATAAAGATGGCAAACTTCAAGACAGTGAAACAACAGATACAAGTATTCAAAGTTTTGACAATGAGGAATCATTAATTAGTCATTTTATGAATAAGTGGGAGGAAATCCAACCCACGATTATTACTGGATGGAATATTGATGGGTTCGACGTTCCATATCTGTATAATCGTATCAAGAGAGTGATGGGTGCCAATTTTGCTAAAAGATTGAGTCCGATTCGGGAATGTTATTATAATAACTTTGCAAAACGAATGGTTTTAGCTGGTATTTCATGTATGGACTATATTACATTGTATCAGAAGTTTAGTGGAAAAAATGAACCAAGTTATACTCTTGGTGCTATCGGTAAGAAGGTGGTCAATATCGACAAGATCACTTATACCGGAAGCCTTAATGATTTGTATCGTGATGACATTCAAAAGTATATTGAATACAACCTTAATGACGTTAAGATTGTGGTTGCTCTTGATAAGAAGTTACAATTCATTGATCTTGCTCGTCGTATCTGTCACACCGGGCATGTTGGTTATGAACAATTTGGAACTTCATCACGATACCTTGAAGGTGCCATATTGATGTATTTGCGTCGTCAAGGACGTGTTGCTCCGAATAAACCATTAGATGGACGTGAAGAATATGAACAACAATTGGAAGACGGAGAAGAAGGATTTGAAGGTGCGTTTGTTAAACCTCCTGTGCCTGGTAGGTATGATTGGGTGTTTGATTTGGATCTTACATCAATGTATCCGAATATCATTATTAGTCTTAACATTAGTCCTGAAACTAAAATAGCTAAAGTTGAAAACTGGAATGCAGAAGACTTTGTTCGTGGCAAGTTGACAGATGTAGTATTAAGCGGACAAAAGTATTCATCACAAGAATTCAGTGACATGTTGATTCAAAATAATCTTAGTGTCGCTAGTAATGGAGCTGTCTATAAACTTCCAAAAGGAGACGGACAAGAAGGTACGATTCCTAGTATTTTGATCAAGTGGTTTAATGAACGTAAAGAAATGCGTAAGTTGGCCAAGAAGCACGCTGATGCAAAGGAATGGGAATTGTATGAGTTTTATGATCAACGTCAGAAAGTTCAAAAGATTTTGCTAAACTCCATTTATGGTTGTTTGGGTCTGCCAGTATTTCGATTTTATGATAAGGATAATGCTGAAGCAGTAACATTGAGTGGTGTCAGTATCATTAAGACTGCAAATATGGCCATCAACCAATATTATAAGAATGTTCTTGGTGATGAAGCAAAAGGTAAGGATTATGTTATTTACGTTGATACCGATTCTTGTTTTACTAGTGCTTTGCCTATTATTAAGAAAACGATGCCTGACATTGATGTAAATGACGAAAAACAAATGACCGAAGCTATTCTGAAAGTTACTGCAGAAGCTCAAACATATGTTAACCAAATGTTTGATATTATGGCTCTTCGATTATTTAACGTAAAACAACATCGTTTTGATGCAAAACAAGAAGTAATCGCCAAGTCGTCGTTTTGGTTGGCTAAGAAACGTTATTGTCAGTTCATTATTAATAAGGGTGGGGTTGAATGTGATGAACTTGAGGTCAAGGGAATTGACGTGGTGAGAACATCCTTTCCTGCCAAGTTTAGAACTTTCATGAAACAATTCTTGATTGATTTGTTGAAAAACGTTGATCAAGAAACTATCAACAACAATATTCTTCAGTTTACAGAAGATATGAAGAACTTTGGAGTGATTGAACTTGCTAAAAATACAAGTGTGAAGTTCAAGAGCGAAAAGACTAAAGCTGATTATAATCCAAAGAGTCGTCAACCATTTCAGATTGTTTCTGGAACTCCTGCCCAAGTTAAGGCAGCGTTGTATTACAACGATTTGTTGGCACAGTTTAATTTGACCAAGATTATTCCTCCGATATTTCATGGTCAGAAAATTAAGTGGGTATATCTTAAACAGAATGAATATGGAATTGAATGTTTGGCGATGAAAGCAGATGGAACTGATCCTCAACAAATTATGGATATTATTACAAAATATATGGATCGTGATACTATGTATGAACAAGAGTTGAAGAGTAAACTTGTTGATTTCTATAAAGTTTTGAACTGGGAATATCCTAATTCAAACTGGAAAGCTGCATCTGCATTTTTTGAATTTTAATTTTTAATAATTTTTTATAAAAAAAATTTCATAGTTATATATCAAATGAGTGATTTTACGTTTATAATTCAAGGACCATACAACACTACACATTTATTGATGTTAGGTAACCTTAAAAAAGAAGGAAAAGTTGTTTTGTCATGTTACATGTCTGATTTAGATAAAATTTCTGACCCAAGTGTGTATGACATGATAATACTCAATGATATTATCGATACCAATATAGAGAAAATTTACAATTATGATAACGTATATCATCAAGTGAGATCCACGAAAAGAGCATTGTGTTCTATAAACACTGAATATGCTGTTAAGTTCAGATCTGACTCTTTTTATTCCGGAATACCATATGTAGTAGATTCTATAAGAAAAAACTCAGAAAAGTTATCATGTGTGCCCATCAATATTAATCCAGTATGGCCATATCAGTTTTGTGACCATGTAATGGGTGGACGAACTAAAAATTTGAAGGATACATTTGAAATAGCAGAGTCTATAATATTAACTCAAGACTTTATTTATGATGAAATTGATACTAGATTATGTCCTGTAGTATTACTTTTTGCATCTTGGCTTAAAAGTAAGAACATAAAAGGTGATGAACCTATATTTAGTTATTGGATTAAAGATTTTTATGGTACCGATCCTAGAATGGCATGGAGTCCAGACAACAAAATAAGTGTTATGGTATATCAGAACTATTTTGATACTGTAGTAAATAACTTAAACATACTAGATATATATAATATGGAACCGTTTTTTGCTAAAAGCAACACTGTTAAAAAAACATTCACTAAAGCAATAGATGCGATATCATGGCATGACAGTGTGTGTAAAACCGGACATAAAATGCGTGATATGAATTCATATATAAAAGCATTTTATGAATGTCATTCTGATAAAACTAAAAACTTTATTAAACCAGTAACACACTATATAAAATAAACTATGAATAAAAAAGTTATAAACGACATAGTATTGGTATCAAGTACAAATAATAACAACGGTAACATTGTCACATACGATGTTAAATCAAAAACTAATCTTTGGGATGCTGCATATGCAATTGCAGTTGGACAGAGTGTTGGTAATCCTGAAAAAAGATCTGAGTTTGAGTCTCGGGAATTGTTTGAAACGTATTGTGCAAAGATAATTGATACCAATAATTTTTCTGAAAAAGAAGGGTTGATTAATATCTATTATCCTGACAATAATTTCAACTACAAGGAAGATGGAATTACTCATTTCTTGACCACAATTATGGGTGGACAACTTGATATCGATATTATTCAGAAATGTCGAATTACAAATATTGAATTTTCAAAAGAGTTTGATCAGATATTCAATGGACCAAACTTGGGTCTAAAAGAAATGAGAAAATACTGTGGTGTAGATGAAAACTATCCTTTATTTGGCGGAATTATAAAGCCAAAAATTGGTTTGAATGTTAAAGATTATGTTGAGGTTGTAAAGATTTACGCCGATAACGGATGTAACTTCATAAAAGAAGATGAAATTCTTTCCAATCAGTCATTTTGTTCTATAGAAAAACGACTTGAGAAGATTGGTGATTATCTCAGAACTAATAACATCAAAATGGTATATGCACCATCTATAACTTGTGATCATTTATATTTAGAGGATCGTATTCGTAAAGTACATAACTTAGGTATCAACGGACTTCATATCAACATTCATAGCGGATATGGTGCGTATAAAATGGTTAAGGATTTAAGATTGAATTTGTATCTTCATTATCAAAAGAGCGGAGATAAGATGTGGACAAATCCTCAACACAATTATTCTATCGACGAATCTGTTTTGTTTGAGATCGCAAGTCGATGTGGATGTTCTACTCTTCATGTTGGTATGATTGGTGGATATTTGGATAGTGATGAAGATAGTTTGGTTCGAACAATTAATAAGTTAGTATCATTAAATTCTGTTTCAGCATTGAGTTGTGGAATGCATCCCGGATTGGTTCAATATATTATTAATAAGTTGGGCCATTGTAATTGGATGGCTAACGTTGGTGGCGCTATATCGTCACATCCGATGGGGAGTGCAGCTGGAGTTCGTGCAATGAAACAGTCGATTTCTGGAGAACATGGTAAGGAATATCGTAATGCAATTAAAACATGGGGACTTAAATCTTGAGTATGAATGTTGTTATACCAGCTGCTGGATTGGGTACTAGGTTTAATACCACAATTCCAAAACCATTGTTGGATGTTAATGGATTGCCGATGTTAGCTAGAGTTATAAATAACTTTTATAATAGTGATGTAAAGTTTTTTGTATGTATTCTTAAAGAACATCAACAGAAATTTAATATTATAGATAATGTAAAAGACTACTGTGATACATCGATGGTTAAATATTTTATTATTGATGAACTGACAGATGGGCCGGCAAGAACATCATATTTTTCAAAACCACATATTAATATTAATGAACCGTTGATTATAACAAACTGTGATCAGGTTATTTTTGACTTAGACTTAAATCGATTGATGTCTTTTGCCGAAAAGAATTCGGCAGATGGTGTACTTGGTACGTTTTATTCAAATAGTCCTAAAAACAGTTACGTTAGACTAAATGATGACGGATTAATTACACAAGTTAAAGAAAAAGAAGTAATAAGTAATTATGCTACCAATGGTCTTCATTTTTGGACAAAAGGATCTTCTTTCTTTGATTCGTGTGATGAAATGTTTTCACGAAACGACAGATCAAACAATGAGTTTTATGTTGCACCAAGTTATAACTATATGATAAAAAAAGGAATGAAAGTAGTTCAGTATTTTTTCAATGAACACTTTCCTATTGGAATACCACAAGATTTAGATAAATTTAGAAAGTTAAATTATATATGAACAAACAATTACAAAATGATTTTGTACGATACACTTCCAATGGACAATTGATTCTATCCGAATACCACTGCGGTCCCGGATCTACGTTATGGTATACACGTCCTATTAGAAGTGTATTTGTAGAGTTTTTAAAAAAACACAATATTAACAGTATGTTAGATGCTCCATGTGGAGATCATCAATGGATGAGTTTAATAAAGTTCCCAAATGAATTTGATTATATTGGAGGAGATCTTCATGAAGATATGATTTCTAGAAATAACAATATATATGGAAACAAATTTATTCAACTTGATATTACCGAAGATCAATTACCTTCAAAAGATTTGATTTTTGTGAGAGATTGTTTGTTTCATCTTACCGATGATATGAAAAGAAAGTTTTTTAGTAATTTATTGAAAACAGACTTTAAGTTTTTACTTACATCAAATCATCCAAGATGTAATATTAATGTTCCTAATATTATAAACGGTGAAACGTTTCAAGAAATTAATTGGAATATTTCCCCTTGGAATTTCCCAACTCCAATTGATACTATCGTGGATTATAATGAATCTGATGATAGATTTAATCCATATCCATATCGAACAATGGAACTTTGGTCTAAAGAACAACTCGAAACAATTTTATAAATGATATGCGAGTATTTGATTCTAAACCATTTATGGATAAAGGTGGTTGGTTTATTGGAGATTTTGAACCAACAGTGTTTAAAACCACATCATTTGAGGTATCATATAAACTTCATCATAAAGGAGAAGATTGGCCAAAACACTATCATAAGATAAGTGAAGAAATAAACTTTCTAATTCGTGGAAAAATGACTATTAATAATACAGTTATTGATGCAGGAACCATATTTATCATTGACAGATATGAATCTGTAAAACCTATATTCTTAGAAGATTGTGAACTAATTGTTGTAAAGGTTCCATCTTCAAAGAATGACAAATACGAAAATTAATTATGTTTACGATAGATCAAAATTTATATACTCAGACCCCATCCAATATCAATGGACTTTCTTATCTTCCATCTTTCAAAAATGAAGCTGATAACGATGTTGATTGGCCAGGACATATTGCACCATTTAATGAAATTATAGAGGAAATCACTGATGCTAATAAAGAAGCATTGGATGATATATTGAGTAAGGTTAATGTAAAAAATGTTATTGAAATTGGTATTGCTCGTAATAATAAAAGATCGTTTACTACACAATTACTTTACGCCAAAAAAGGTATTTATTGTGGTATTGATCTTGATGACAAGACTTTTTTGAATGATGATTTGAATCGTGTATACACAATCAAAGCTAATTCACATGATCAGGTAAATATACGTTCTTATTTAAATACCATCGGACTTCATAAGTGTTCAGTGTTGTTTATCGATGGATGGCATTCAGTGAATACTGTTATTAATGACTGGACATATACTGACTTACTTGATGATAAAGGTGTAGTTATTTTTCATGATACTAACTATCATCCGGGACCAAATCTTGTTGTACCAGCAGTTGATCGATCTATGTATAGAGTTGTAAAGTATTGTGATGGAGGATCTGATTGGGGTATTGCTGCCGCATACAAACTGTGAAGGATCTAATATTACAAAATTAGTTTATGAATATAGCAATTATCATTTCTGGAAGAATAGATTTGTTTGAACAATCAGTTTTTGAAAATTATAATAATATAATTAATCCATTAATTAACAATGGACACACAGTAAATATTTTCATGTCTATATGGAATCATCATGATCAAGATATGTTGTTAAGAGCATATCAACCATATGTAAAAGTTTTTGATACTGAAACTTTTACTGATTATACAGCTGGATTGATAAAGGATATGGTTCCGTATGAAATTCTTGTAAAGTTATTTGGTCATTCTGAAGAAAATAAAGTTTCTAATACACTATACTGGATGTATAAATTAAAGCGTGCATATAAATTTGTAAAGGAATATGAACGTGTTAATAATATTGAACATGATTTGTACATTCGATTAAGACCCGATGTAACATGTTGTGATCCTATTGATATACATCAACTTACTACGTTGAATGATTCATCAATTATAGTTCATGTAGATCACATTTTGGTAAAAGATGATAAATTTTATGGATGTGGAGAAGGTTGGATCGATGATAATTTATGTATTGCAAAACAACGACCATTTGAAACATTTTGTAATACATATGACGATATAATAAATTTATGTTTAATGACCGGATCTTGTATATCACATATATTGTTACAAAAACAATTTGAATTAAATAATATAAAAACAATAAGACCTAATTCTCCATTAATTATTTATCGAAAAGGTGATATTAATAATCCTGTTTTAAAATTTTATCATTTTGAACATTGTTATTAAATGTACTTTTATGATAAAATTAATTGTTTTTGATTTAGACGGTGTTTTGGTTGAAACTAAAAAACTTCACTATGATGCTTTAAATAAAGCGTTACGTGATGTCGATCCAAAGTATGAGATTTCATACGATGAACATCTTGCTAAGTATGATGGACTTAGTACTCATAAAAAATTAGATTTACTTGGTCGTGAAAAAGGATTATCTGGAATGGAGTTTGAAAGTGTATGGTTTCGTAAACAAGTATACACCTCACAAATGTTACGTGAATTGACTCCGGATACAAGACTTATAGAAGTTCTCCGAAAGTTAAAACAAAAATATACTATTGCTGTTGCTAGCAATAGTATTCGTGATAGTGTTAAAATAACTCTACTAAAGTTGGGGTTATTGGAATACGTTGATTTTTATTTGTCTAATGAAGATGTAAAACATCCAAAACCACATCCTGAGATCTATTTGAGATCAATGATTCAATCAGGTGCAACACCAAAAGAAACCATTATAATTGAAGATAGTGTTATTGGACGTAATGCTGCAAACAATAGTGGTGCTTATTTACTGGGAGTAAATAATCCAACAGATGTAACGTATGAAAATATTACGGAACATATAGATTGTATCAATAAAAATACTAAAAGACCAAAATGGCAAGGAGGAAAAATGAATGTTTTAATACCAATGGCAGGCGCAGGTAGTCGATTTGAAAAGGCTGGATATACATTTCCTAAACCTTTGATTGATGTACGTGGAAAGCCCATGATTCAATGGGTAGTTGACAATTTGAACGTAGACGCCAAGTATATTTTTATTGTTCAGAAAAGTCATTTTGAAAAGTACAACCTTAAAGATACACTTGATAATTTCTGTCCAAATAATAAAATTGTTCAGATTGAAGGAATTACCGAAGGTGCTGCTTGTACGACACTATTAGCAAAACAATATATTAATAAGGATGAACCTTTGATTATTGCCAACAGTGATCAATTTGTTGAGTGGAATAACGAAGAGTTTATTTATACATCTACCACTGGAGATTTAGATGGTAATATTCTTACGTTTAAATCTACACACCCCAAGTGGAGTTATGCAAAAATCAATGAATTAGGATATGTGACTGAAGTTGCTGAAAAACGTCCTATAAGTGATATTGCGACTGTAGGCATATACTATTGGAGAAAGGGCAGTGACTATGTTAAGTATGCTGAACAAATGATTCAAAAGAACATTCGTGTCAACAATGAATTTTATGTGTGTCCGGTCTTCAATGAAGCCATTTCTGACGGTAAAAAGGTTCGTACATTTAATATTGAAAAGATGTGGGGTCTTGGAACCCCTGAAGATTTAGAAAATTTTTTAAAAAATTACGAAAAACATTAAATATGCTCGGTGATTTTACATTTATAATTCATGGAAATTATGATGAAACGCACATTCCTATGTGTGCCGAATTAAAACGATTTGGTAAAGTCATATTATCGACCAATAAAAAATATATGGACCATGTTTCACAACATGCAAATCATTATGATAAAATAATATGTGAATCGGATATAGATGTTACCAATATATACAATCATCAGAATATCTATCTTCATATCAACTCAGTATTAAATGGATTGCGTCAGTGTGATACTCAATATGTTGTAAAAGTTAGAACAAATCATTGTTATTCAAATATTCAATATCTTGTAAATAAAGTAAGATCAAATATAAATGATAAATATTTGTGTAGTAATATTGCTGTAAATCCAGAATTTCCATATCATCCATGTGATAATATTATTGCTGGAACTAAAGAATTGGTTTTTTCTATATACAAAACAGCTTATAGTAGTATATTAGCTGAAGATTTTATATATCAAGACAATGATATACGAATGTGTGCTGAAGTTTTATTGTTCATTTCATATCTTAAATATAAAAACATTAAAATAAATAAAATCAATGGAAACTCATATTTTTATGTTGATGGTATAAGAAATGGTATGGTAATTCATGGTTACATTAGTGATCAATACAGATCTATAATGAAAGAAAATTTAGAATTAATTGACGTTGAGAATTTAGCACCATATGTTATAAATTTTAATAGTCATACATTTGATGTTATTTTTAGAAATATTAAAAATGTGGATGAACTATTAAGTAAAACAAATTTGAACTTTTAAGTAAAACGAATTGTGTATGAAATACATCTCTCATAGAGGCAATCTAAGTGGTCCAAATTCAGACAAAGAAAATCATCCCGATTATATTAAAAAAGCATTAAAATTGGATTATGATGTTGAAATTGACGTGTGGTATACTGATGAAAAGTGGTATTTGGGACACGATAGTCCAACGTATCAAGTAAAATATGATTTTCTAACAGATCGAAGATTTTGGTTACATGCCAAAAATGGTGATGCATTTAATTTGTTGGTACAAGACTATACAGTAAATGTATTTTGGCATACCACTGAAGATTGGGTTTTAACCAGCAAGAGATTTATATGGACGTATCCTGGCAAGCAATTATATCCTGAAAGTGTGTGTGTTTTGCCAGAACACTCATGGGTGGGAGATCTTACAAAATGCCACGCAGTATGTACTGACTTTGTAAAAGAATTTCCAGAACAGTTTGAGGAAGAATACTGGATAAATTAAGTGGACAAATCAAGGTAGGTAGAATATAGTGTGAGGAACAATTAAAAAGTTATGACAAAGACAAATCTACAAAAATTCATTAACAAATACTCTCTTAATGGAGAGGTACCATCAGTCAAGTGGAACGTTTCCGCTAAAAACAAGCAACTCAGTTTGAGTGCTATTACTAACGATAAGAGTTTGATTTATGACGTTACTTGGAAGAACGTTGAAGAATTGAACGCCGAATATGAGATCGGTGTTTATGACACTGACAAGTTGCAGAAGATGTTGAAGGCTCTAGGTGAAGAAATTACCATGACCGTCAATGAAACTGATGGACGGGTTACATCTCTTTCATTCTCCGATGGAACATCTGAAATTCAGTTTATGACCGCTGAATTGACAGTAATTCCCAAGTCTTCTCGTCTCAAGTCTACACCTCCATATCATTTTGAAATTGATCTTACAGAGGAATTTATCGCTAAGTATCGTAGTGCGAAGGATGCTCTTTCTGAAGAGAGTAAGTTTACATTGTTGATGAACAAGAAGAGTAAGAAGGTTCAGTTGGTTCTTGGCTATGCTTCAATCAATAGTAACCGTGTTACTTTGGATGTTCCTATCAAGGATGGAACAGCTAAGTTGGAAAAGCCTTTGAATTTCAACGCTGATTTCTTCAAGTCGGTGTTGGATGCAAACAACGAGTGTGAAAATGCTGTGTTGAAGGTGTCTGAAGCCGGATTGGCGTCAGTTGAATTTAATACTGATACATTTTCTGCTACGTATCACTTTGGTCCGGTCCAACCTAACGAATAATTCATATGGATGCCTTTTTTGAAGAGGTGAGTCATACCGACGATAAGAAGGTTCATAGTTTGTGGGTTGAAAAGTATCGACCCACAATTATTGAAGATTATATCGGAAATGAAAACATCATAACCACAATTAAGAGTTATATTGACCAGCAGAACATTCCACATTTGATGTTGTATGGCGGTGCTGGTACTGGAAAGACAACGTTGGCTAAACTGTTGACTAAACAGATCAACTGTGATGTATTGTATATCAACGCATCTGATGAAAATAAGGTTGAGAATGTTCGAACCAAGATTAAGAGTTTTGCATCATGTGTGGGTATCAAACCGCTGAAGATTATTATTCTGGACGAGTGTGATTATATGTCACCAGAGGCACAAGCGGCTCTTCGTAACCTTATGGAGACGTTTAGTATGTCTACGAGGTTTATTCTGACATGTAACTATCATGAGAAGATGATTCTTCCCATTGTATCACGTTGTATGACCTTTGAGATTGCTCCGATGACTAAGGTTTCGGTTGCGGTACATTTGACTAAGATTCTTAAGTCAGAAAACGTTGAATATCAGAATGATGATTTGGCGTATATCGTAAACACATATTATCCGGATATTCGTAAGATTATTAATGTGGCACAACAATCTACTTTTGAAGGTAAGTTGAAGGTTAATAAGGATTCTTCGTTGAAAACTGACACACATCAAAAGTTGGTGGACATGATTAAGAATGGTATTGGTAAGCCAAATGCCTTTAATGATATTCGACAATTTGTTGTGGATCAGCGTATCAAAGTGTATGATGATTATTTCTCAGTGTTGTATCAGAAGGTTGATGATTATGCTAATGGTAAGCAGGCAATAGCTACGATTATTATCTCTGAGTATATGTATCAATGTAGTTTGTTGATTCCTCCATTGAAAGAAATTGCTTTGATGGCATGTATTAGTAAACTTTTAACAGATTTGAGAAAATGAAACTAACAGAAAAAATCTCAAATAAATTTAGAAAACGTTTATGGTATAACCGTTTGGAAACGGGCTTCAATAAACGTGAGTTTATTATTTATTGCAATTATTATCCTTACACCGAGGATGGTGTCGTGTATGATTTTGCTAAAAAAAATAAAATTAAAATAATTATACGTCCAATTGGAACGTAATATATATATATATTCACATAAATTATGGTAAAAATAAGTGTTGATGAAGGTTATGCGTTTGATATTTTGAGTATTTTTCAAGTTAAGATACATAATTGTACAGATCCAATTAAAATTGAAACAAGCAAACGGGGATTTTCCGTTCTTTATGAAGAACTGAAAGCTCAGTTGGGCCAAGAAAAGTTATCAGAAATCATAAACTCAAGTGAGTATGATGAGTTGTATACAGAAAATCAAACAACGTTTGTATTGGTAGATGCAATTCGCGCAAGTGATGAAAACTCTATTGGCAAAGATATTGATTTGAACAATCTACGTCGTTTTGAATGTAAACGTAAATTGCATAATAAATTCTTTGATTCTCAAATGTTAGAAACTAAAACAAAATATGAATAAACGTCAAATTTTAAAAGATGTCTGGGATACTTGGGCTACAAAAGAGTGGTTTAAATATGCTAACTACGAAAATGAACAATCCAACAAAATTGTGATTCAAGCCAGTTATTATCCTACATTGGAAATGGCTCAATTCAGAATGTTTATGGGTAAGTATACTGATGTTCAATACGAAGTGACATATCCAAAGGGATGAATAAATTATGGAAATAGAACTAACCATGAAAGATAAGGTAGTCAACAAAATCATTATTCAACATGATGATTTGAAGTTTGATGGCAAAACTATTACTATCCCAAGTTATTATGACAGTATTATTTATGATTATCTAAAGTATGTGGATACTAAAAATATGAATGATGCAGATAAACAAGATTATCTAGCATTCTGTAAATTTTTTGAAGATGTTATGGATTATAAGTCAGATAAAGTTATTAACTAGTTTATGGGAATGTATGATGACATAGTATGTAAATACCCTCTTCCTTTACCAGAAGATACTAAAGGATTTCACCCATGTGGATTTCAAACCAAAGATTTAGATAATGCTTTAGATTGTTATGAAATCCGTGAAGATGGCACACTATGGTTGCGTGAATGTGAACGTGAATATACTGAAGGCAATCCGGATGGTAAAACATGGTCAGAAAAGTTTGGTATTGTAAAAGAAATCAAAGTTTGGTGGACTCATGTAAAAACAACCAGAACCATACGTATCTATGATTATAACAATTATAATGATGGACCATATGACTATTGGGTTGAATTTGAAATTGAATTTGTTGACGGCGTTATTAACAAGATTAACCTTGTAAAGTTTGAAGCCACTGATAACGCTAAAAGAAAAGAAAATGATAGACGATTCATTGAAGAACTTAAAAAGAACAAAGAGTTTGAATCTACTAATTTTTATAAATTACTAATCAAACCATATAACAAAGTAGTTAGATTTTGGACAAGACAAGTGAGTAAATTTGCCACTCTTTTGTTAAGTGTTTGTTATAAGATTGAAAGAAAACTGGTTATATGAATTTGAAAATGTTTGATATTTTGCCGGAATATATTCAGTGTATGAACCAGACCGATGGTGTTTGTTATATATACCAGTCGGGTGTTAGTGGCTATGCTAATGCAGCTAAAGGTTATATCTATGATTTATTAAAAAAAGTAAACGTAGTTACTAAACCGTGCGAATTTGATCAAACTCATGTAATTGAGTCTGGAGAGTTTGAACAAACAATTAAAACACTTACAAATAACAATGTTGTATATAAAAATATAATTGTTCATTCTACACCGGACATGTGGGATTATTTGATTGATAAGACCGAAGTTAAAATTCATAATCGAAATATCATTGGTAGAACTGTTTGGGAGTTTGATCCTCTTATTCCAAATTGGGTAAATGCAATAAACAAAAGCATTGTAAAAATTGTTAGTGTTCCTACAGAATGGAACAAACAGGTTTTTGAACGTAGCGGAGTTACAAAACCTATTATTGTTGAACCACATATAAATGTTACGTTTCCATATACTAAGGTTGATTTAAAGAAACTAATTGAAGATAAAGGAGAAGTCCTTTACAATGGAGATTTTTCTCAATTTGATTTACAATCATCATATAAGTTTTATACCATCGGTCAATATATTACACGTAAAGGAATATCAGAAACAATAAAAGCGTATTGTGAATCGTTCAATCAGACTGATACCGTAATACTGTTTGTTAAAACGTTTGGGTTTGATTATTCAGAGTTACAGAAAGAGGACTGTAGACGGAAAATTAAAAATATAATTGGAGAATCGAATGTTCCTCCGATTGTTTTTTTGAAAGAAATGTTCACTTATGATGAAATACAATCTCTTCATGAACAATGTGATTGTTATGTGCAGTTAACACGATCTGAAGGTGTAGGTTTAGGAATTTTTGAAGCGTACAATAGAGGAAAAAAAGTTATTGTTACAAACCATGGTGGTCATGTTGAGTTTCTTCCGAATAATTATGAAGGGTTGGTTGATTGTGAATTGGTACCCGTAAAAGATAGTATATTTTACAATCTCGATCTCGACAAAACATATCTTTGGGCAAAACCTTCGATTAAACATGCTGTAGAAAAGATTAAAATTATGGCTGACATTAGTAGTACAGTTAGTCATATGACCAATAATACACCATTTCCACTAATTTTAAATAGTGGATGGTATGATTTAGAATTATATCAAAATGTCCACTTCAGATGGATGCATCTGAAATCATCTATTGACGTTATTGATAATAATGATTATGATTCGGTAACACTAGTTTTTGGTAACCATGTAAATCGAAAAACAATAAAATCATATGTAGTATCATCTCATGACGAATCAAAAACTCTTGTATCAGAAAAAGTATGTGAAATTGGAGAACAATGTTATATACGTATACCGTTGGTCAATACAAAACAAATATTGATTGAGAGTGATTCTTATTACTGTCCGTATGAAAGTGGAAACAGTGAAGATCGTCGAAAATTATCAATCATGATGTTTAAATTTGAATTTGAAAAAAATAATAATCATTTTATACAATCTATAGAGAGTGTTACTCATATAAAAGACAATTCACATTTTCAAATTACATTTGATAGTCATGTAACAACAAATACTAACGCACATTTTGAATATGACAGTGTTATACTACCAAATGTTAGTAGTAGAGTAACAAATGGAATTTTGTTGTATTTACCAAATCTTATTGGAAAACACGCCAAAACTTTAGATAATCTAAGTCAATATAAACACTCTATTAACGATTCAAAAATCGTGGTGTATACAGATGGCAGTATAGATGGATTCGATAAATATCCTTTTGAATTTATACAGATTGATCCTTTACCAATAATGTATGACGGGATGATGCCTGTACATTACAAGTATGCTACATGGGCATTTTTTGAAGGAATAAAGATCGCTAAGAGCAAAATGTGGGATTATTTTTTTTGTTACGAATGGGATTGTATGATAGGGAAAGACTATTGGTATGACACCTTGTGGCAAGAACATTTGAGTTGGCCATATGAACCTATCATGACTGGTACACCTGTATTCAAATGTCCATTAAAAGGTGTTGGTAATTTGTTACAGGGATCAATGGATTATAGATACAAGTATTCCAAAGATTGTGGATTATACATGAATATAGAACATGTAAATCCTACTGCATTATATACAAATGGTGCATTAACTTTTTACAATACAAATAATACCGCAAAATATTTTCAACCAGAACTTGAATTTTATGGAGATGTATCATCATATATGAATACAATAACCAGTTGGGACTTGGAAATTGGAATACGATTATTCAAAGAATACGGAGAAAAATCGTTTGAAAAGGTTGGTTGGTTGCCATCGTCATACTCTGGATGTGGTGATTATTATTACAACCAAACACAAAGAGAATTAATGATCGATACTGGACAAAAAGTAGTAATACACCAATATAAATATTTATGAACGTATACGCATTTTATGAACCAATTGAGGAAAATTGGGTTAATAAGACCGATCAAAAAATTTTGATTGATTTGTGGAAGAAAAGTTGGTCTAGATATGGATGGAATCCTGTTATTATTACATTAGATGATGCAAAAGAACATCCATTGTATTACGAGTTCTATAAAAAAATAGAAAGTTTTCCAACAGTGTGTCCTAAAATTTATGACATGTATTGTTTTCTAAGATGGTTGAGTTTCGCAAAATATGGTGGATGGATGAGTGCAGTGTCGGTAATGAACTACGGATTTGTACCTGCTAATTTTGAAGATCAAGTTGTAACATCACATGGTTACCCATTTTTGGTTCCTACTGCTGCAATACATATACCCAAACATAAGATCGAGACTATTATAGATATAATTATGAACTATACTGTTAATGAAAATGATGTTATCCCAGTAGCAGGTATTGATAAACCACATATATCTGATATGATTATTCTGAATAGAAAGCTGGGTCTTTTAAATTTTATTGATGTAAAACTTGATGTTTCATCGTCTTATAAACCAGAAGAAAACTGGCAAAAATCTTCAATTGTTCATTATCCCGTACCAACGCCATATATGTATGGTGATAGAGACAAACACAAAACAAGAACACAAGTCATTTTAGAAGACATCCGATGGAAAAACATACCATGAATACAAAAATACCACTTTTTTACCCATATATTCCCAAAGAAAAAATCCTCAAAGAAATAGAAGATACATTGAATGGTCGGTGGTTGGGACAGGGGCCAAAAGTAAATCAGTTTGAACAAAAATTTAATACTGTGTTTGGTTATAAACACTCACTGATGTTGAATTCGGGAACGTCTGCTCTGGAGTTGGCATACCACCTTATAGGAATCAAAGAAGGAGACGAAGTAATTGTTCCTATTTTGGATTGTACTGCTGGACAAATGGGATTGAAACGTAAAGGTGTAAATATTGTATTCGCTGATATTGATAGTAATCTAAACATCGATCCAGAGGATGTAATTAAAAAAATAACAACTAAGACTAAGGCAATTGTTGGTGTACATTTGGGTGGTATTCCTTTTAGTTCAAAAATAAACGACATTTGTAAACAATACAATATTCCTTTAATCGTTGATGCAGCGCAACATTTTGCTCATTGCGAAGGTGATTATATTTGTTATTCATTTCAAGCCATAAAACATTTTACAACATGTGATGGTGGTATGCTCGTATTGAATGATGAAAGTACCTACAACCGAGCCAAACTTTTACGATGGTTTGGTATTGATAGAGAGTTGAAGGAAAAGAAAAATTACCAAGCATGGGAACGACGTGAAATGACATTTGACGTGTATGAAGCTGGATTCAAGTTTCAACCTACCGATATCGATGCGTGTTTTGGTTTGGCAGCAATTGATGATTTGGAAGTTATTATTTCTCATAGAAAGAAACTAGCAGAACTGTATTTGAAAAGTCTTCCATCACAGTGTAAACCAATTTGTGGAGGAACATATTGGTTGATGGGTATTTTGACAGAAAATCGAGATGAACTTGCACAATACTTAACATCAAATGATATTGACAATAATCTTGTTCATTTGCGAAATGACATTTATCACATCTTTGGTGGTACACGGTTAGATTTACCAATGATGAACAGTATTGAACCAAACTATTTGTATTTGCCCCTCAACACAAAAGTTACTGAACATGATGTGTTGTTTGTCTGTGATACAATCAGAATATTTTTCAAAAAAGTATGAAAATTAATTACGTTGTTGCATTTTACATTACTGATAACTTAAAAAAAGTTGAGAGAAATAATGTATATCATGGATGTGACAAGTTTTATGCTGTGAAATGTCACATTGATGCACTTAATTGCTTTTACAATCCAGATTTGGTAAAAGCAACATTCGTAGTCAATAAAAGTGATTGTGTAAAAGTTGGTGAGATTGAGAATTTGTTATCCCAACGTGGTCCTACAAGAGTACCGATAGAAATAAAATACCGAGATAATTGGGGGCTTTCGTATGGAGCTTGGGAGTATCATATCAGAGAAACAATAAACGAAGATTACGATTACTATTTTTTGACCGAAGATGATTACTGTCTGTCAAACGATAGATTTTATGACGTATTTCATAAAAAGTTCACTGATAAAACAGCTATGGTGTGTGGACTTTATAATCAACATCCTGCTGTATCATACGGTTTGTTACCACAAAAAGTTTGTAAAAACGTATTGAATCGTTGTGGGGAAATATTCCAGACATATAACAAAAGGTTGGCTGATCCAAGTTATCCATACGATGGGTGGCAAGGATATTATCATATGCATTTTATTAATTCTGGGTACGAAATTAAAGATATTACTGATTTGGCCCCGATCATTTATAGACGAGGTCGATATCTTATTACGTTTTCACAATCTAAATTTGATATGACTACACCCGGACATTCAAACCTAACACCTTTATTATGATTCAAATTGTTGAATTTACAAGAGATAATATTCCGTTTTTGAATTCAATTAGAAATCAGTGTGCGGAGGAATATTTGCATGATTCTCGCAAATTTTCTGTTGATGATACATATAAATGGTTTGATAAAACTAAACCTGAATATTATTTGATAACATACAATACAACTCCTATAGGATATTTTAGAACATCTAATTATTCTGAAATAAACAAGAATATTTATATAGGAGCCGATTTACATCCTGATTGGAGAGGTAAGGGATTGGCATATTTATCTTATAAAGTTTTTATTCCAATGATGTTTGACAAATACTCATTAAATAAAATATCTCTTGAAGTATTATCAACAAACCAAGTTGCTAAAAATCTTTACAAAAAACTTGGATTTATTTATGAGGGAACAAAACGTGAGGATATATACAAACAAGACAAATATATTGATTCTGAAATTTGGTCGATACTAAAACGAGAATACTGATATGAATGATATTTTTAACGGAGATCAGTTTATTGTGGATATGTTTCATACATTGGAAACGGATACAGTGTCGGAAAAACCATTTAGATGGTCTGACTGTCATTTTAAAATAATTCCAAAACAGTCAGTTCAAAACATATGCATCAGATTTGTATGCGTTGGTGGAGACAAAAAGTTAATCATATTTTATGAGAATAAAACAAAAAATCTAAAATACGAATTGTCGATAAAATCCAGCACAGAATACATTTTGTTTGTTCCGGTATCAAATAAGGATTCTATGTCGTTTTTTGTAACGCCTAATATTCCAACAACAAATGGTGATACCCGAACGCTAGGTTTGTATGTAAAACAAATATATGTAAGTTCTATACAAAATGATAAACTTTTGTTAATGGATACTCTTAATACAGATTTCAATTCATTTGAATCGACAGAACATGGTCATCCAGAAGAAAAAATTATGGTTGATGAACGATCATGTAAAACACAAAAAGAAAATGTTGAAATTATACCGTTCAATTACAACAAGAAAAATCAATTTTATAATTCTTCATTATTTTTATACAATAATTCGAAATACATAATGGCTAGACACTCTACGTGGGTCAACAAAAATGTAATGATGAGTTCATTGAGATTGTTTAAGTACGACGGATTGCGTGAATTGAGTTTGAATATAACGGACGATCATGATTATCAACAATATGACGACCCAAGAGTTCTTGTATATGACGATAAACTCTATATAAGTTGTGCTACATATACACACGAAAAACATCACATAGTACATCAAAAGATGTTAGTATTAGACAACAAGTTCAATCACGTTGGTAATATTCATCCTGTATATGGTTACAATGGAAGATCTATAGAGGAAAATACGGGAAAAGAAAAGAATTGGACATTTTTTGTTCATTATAACAAACTGATGTGCGTATATAACATTCATCCACATACTGTGGTTGAATTTGATTGGGAAGGAAATGTGGTTAGTGAATACGTTACTCACTACAAACACAATTGGAAATATGGAAAATTAAGAGGGGGAACTAATCCTATTTTCAAAGATGGATATTATCATTCGTTTTTTCATAGTAGCATTCCTTGGAAACACGAACATAGACGCCGATATTTCATGGGACACTATAAGTTTGAATCACATCCTCCATTTAGAATAGTCGAAATATCCGAAGAGCCTATTCTTTGGGGTAATGAACAAGATGAAAGAATTTTACCAGACATTAGTCCGTTAGTTGTTTTTCCATGCGGAGCAATTTTGGAAAATAATAAATTTGAGGTTAGCTTTGGATTAAACGATGAAAAAACCGGCGTTATAACATTATGAATAATTTGCCAAAAATATTTTGTATTACGTTAAAAGAAACTCCCGTCCGTAGACAATATGCTGAAAACCATTTCAAAGAACACGGATTGGATGTTACATTTTTTGAAGGCATAAATGCAAAAAACTTTGGACTTAATACAGTAATTCCTTATATGGATGATCAGCCTAAATGGAAACCGGGTGATGGTCCCCCATATTACATTACGCAAGGACATGTAGGTTGTATTCTATCACATTACATGTTATGGAAAACTATTAGTTATTTGCCAGATGATGAGTATCTTATTATAGAAGATGATGTTGTACTATGTGAAGGATTTAAAGATAAGTTACTAGACTACAAATCACGATTGCCAGATGATTGGCAGTATGTTTTTGTGGGACATTGTTGTCTTCCGGATGAACCTTGGCGGTATAAACAAGCTGAGAACATTTACACAACATCACATCCACCGTTATGTACACATGCTTACATGATAAAAAAACAATCGGTTAACACACTTATTGAAACTAACAGTGTTGCTTGGACGCATATTGATATTCAAATACAAAAAAGAACTTTGTGGGATCACAAGTTAAAGTATTATGTTTGTATTCCTCCTTTGGCTGAACAAATATCTATAAATTGGCCTACAGATCAAAACTTCAAATCACTAACATCGTGAAAAATCCAATTTATCATTTCATATTTGGTCTGGATCCAGTTTTTGCTAACAAACCATTTGAGTTTTTTCATTATTTGTGTCTAAAGAGTTGTTATATAAGTCAAGATAAACCTCAAATATGGATGCACATAATCCATGAACCTCAAAATAACATCTGGTGGGAAAAGTCCAAGGAATTTTTTAAGATTATTCGGTATGAAAAATTACCGGATTTATGTTATACTTGTAATGGGTTGGACGTTTATAGACCTGAACATAGATCAGATATATTTCGACTTCTTCTTTTACAAGAACATGGTGGGGTATACGCTGATATAGACACATTTTTTTATAAACCTTTTTTTCCACATTTTGATAACCAAACTATGGTGATGGGTTTAGAAAGTATATATCATGTAGGATGGGATCATTTGGAGGTAACAGGCATATGTAATGCTCTGATTATTGCAGAGAAATCTACGAAGTTTATCGATATATGGTTAAACGAATATAAAATTGGATATGATAATTATGATTGGAACGCTTTTTCGGTCAGAAAGCCATATAGTCTATCTCAACAATACAAAGATTTAATTCACGTTGAACCAGTACATACTTTTCACAAATACAATTGGTGTGAACTTATTTATGACGAAGTAACTTATGAAAACGGGTTTTACTTAAATTATTTGGCAGACAACGGAATATTTAGCAAACATATATGTGAGTCGAAAATATTTAATCGAATGTCATCATTAACGAATGAAAAATTAAAAACCAGTACCAGTTTGTTTGCTAGAATGTGTAGAAATATTGATGGATTATTATGAAAATACAGTTTGAAAACATATATCGTCGTGGAGACTGGATAGATTCATCGGGTGGAACTGAAAGTGGTCCGGGATCTTGTTTAGAGTGTTCAAAAGAATACTTGACTTTTTTAAAACAGTTTGTACATTATAATAATATCACTTCTATTTTGGATATTGGATGTGGTGATTTCAATTTGATGCGACATTTCGATTTTTGTCAGGTTAATTATCTGGGAATTGATCTTGTAGATTTCGTAATTGAAAAAAACCAAATCAATTATCAAACAGAATTTTTAAAGTTTGATTGTATTGATATATTGAACGATACAATTGATATAAAAAAGTATGACTTAGTACTGATAAAAGATGTTTTTCAGCATCTAAATAATGATACGATTTCAAAAATGTTAGTAAGACTAAATGAATCAAAACGAATATTGATAACGAACGATTATACAACAAAAAATTGTGACTGTTCAATCGGAGGATATAGACCATTGAATCTGTCAATTGTCCCATTCAATATTAAAGGAACATGCGTATTTCAATGGGATTCATGTGGATTTTTCAAACAAACTTTTTTGGTTACGAATTATTGTCTGTGACTACCGAAGGTTTGGATATTTTTGTTTTCTTCAAATATCGATTCTTTTGAAAAATGACACGCTAATTCAAATGGACAGTATTTAACACCTTGATTTTCATAGAGTTCTCGAGCATAAATAGATATAAAAAAATCTTCATGTGGAACATAAAACGTGTTATCTATACGTTTAGTTTCACTTAAAAATGGAGTGTTTATGTACTTACTTGATTCAAGAAGTCTTTTACTTCTTAGACTGAATCCACCATTACCTACACGAAGATCATCGTTATCTGTAGAAACTTCGTTCCATTTATAATCGAAATATCTACAATTGGACCATGGCCAAAATGTGTTTTTGAATGAAACCCACGGAGCACCTATATAGTCATATGATAAAAACTTAGGGTTCCAAAGATTTGAGTTATTCACTTTACCATCGTGTTGAACAATTAAACAAAATTCGGTATCAATATGTTTATATAGATCATATATCATGAATTGACTATAATCTTGTAAAGATGTTAATTTTCTACACCGTTCGACTTCTATTTTGGAATCAACAATAATATCTTCACTCGTTATCAGTTTTAACTTTGCAAATTCAATATCTTTGGATGAGTATAACATTGATTTTACGGACTCTTTTATGCGAATCGATGTGACACAAACTAAAGTTATATCTTTTAATTGTATCATACAAACATTGAATCTACGATTTCGTATTGGTATCCATGGACAAAATCAGTTCCATTGAATTCATGACTAAATTCATGTTCTACCAATTTTGTCCAATCACGATCACGTTTATGTCCCCATGTAGATACTTTTTTTAACATTTCTTCTTTTGTACGAACCCACGAAAAATGATGAACCATAATTTCATTTTTATATGTCATCGCTCTGAATTTTGTGTTTATTGAATTGTTAAACAATGAAGTTCTATCTTGATACATAACATTTTCAATTTGAAGAGTCTGTCTAAACATTAAAATAGTAGAATCTTCATGACTTTTTGCACGATATGTTGGCTCTCTGAAATACCAATAACTTAACAACTTAAAATCGGAACCATAAGAAAAGTCTTTGTCGTTTATAAATTGTAAAAATAGGTTAGAGTCGATAATTTCGTCCGCATCCATAAACAAAATGTAATCCGAATCAATATTCGACTTTTCTATTGCACATTTTCTTGAGTATGAACACCAGTGGAAGTTGTAGAGTTTGTTTGGAACATATTCAATGTTTAAAAACTCTACTCCGGGATTTTCTTCGAATGTCTTTTTTAACACTTCTATATTCTCTTCGGATCCATCATAGAAATTATATGCAAAAGTAACAATGATGCGGTTAGAAAATGGACGAACTGAATCGATTGACTTTTTGATAAATCGATATTCGGTAGTACCATAGTTAATTATTGTGGTTATTGTCATATATCAGTATGAAAAAATGGAGAATACATAATGGTTGAATGAACATGAGTACTTTGACCCGGAATACACACTGCTATTTTTCTAAACTTTGACCTAAGTTCAATAAATGTCTGATAGTCCCACCAACCCGTTTTGTTAATATGTTTTTTCCACACATCCGAATCTTCAACCAAAATACGTTTTTTACAAGCAAATGTAGCTGTTGTTGAATTTGTATATTTCCAATGACTATGGTCTGTTCTAAACAATATCGTTGACTCTCCCAAACCTTGTATTTCTGGATTTTTATGTGGATGTTGACCATATTTATCGGGATGATCATATAGAGTAACATACTCCGAATGATTTAACCCTTCATCTATTAGTATTGCTGCACCAAAGTTATGTAGATAATCATCTTCAACCAAATAGAGTGTATCGTTTTCATCGAAATGATTGATACAAAACTCTAATTTATCTAACATCCATCTTTGTCTACCTCTAACCTTATTTTCAAAGTATGTTGGATTAGTGCTTTTTATATACAAAGAAAATTCTTCACTAAGGTTATCCCCTAAGACATATAACTCATGATTCAAAAATACTTTGTTTAAATTGTCATAACAATCTTTTTTGGAATATGACGTATTGGTAACTTCACAAATTGATAAAATGACTTTCATATTTCATAATATATATTAAAAAAGAATCGTATATAAAAGTTAAGGATCTATTTTTCCTATATATTTATACTTTATGACCTATAAAGACTTCTTCAAAGAATATAACATGAGTCAGATTTCGGTAGGTGGACAACCATCAATTTCTGGACAATCTGGTACATATGCATCACCAGATGTTACTCAAAACCCCGGTTCTTTTCCAGCTGACAGTTCAAACGTTAATGTTGTACCTCCTGTAGATCAAGACATTAAGTCCAAAATTGACCCAGAACAGTATAAAAAAGACGTTGAAGACGTTAAAACTAAGGTCACTCCTGATGATATCATTCAGGGAATGCAATATGAACTCAAGAAACAGATTTATAAGAACAAGATGGTTGCTAAAGAAACAGTTGTTCAAAATTTGAAAGAAAACCCACGTTATTATCGTGATCTTGGTATGATGGGAATGACTCCTGATATGATGAATGAGTCAACTGAACCATTATTGCTTGAAGAAGAAGATCTCAATGAAAAGTTGGATCTTCGTGCTGATCGTACAAACAACAAAATTATAGTAATATCCACGTTGGAAAATGCAAGAGAAGCTGGAAATGAAACATATCGTAATAAAGATGCGTTAAAAGGAAATGGTTTTAGATGGGATCCAACTATTACTGCGTGGACGATTGACGCTGACAAGTTTGGTGTAGCCACATCAGTTATTAGATATATCAATTCGGGATACAAGTGGGATGTAAAAAAGAATACATGGATCGCACCAGCTGGGGATTCTAAGTTAGAAGATTTAATTCAAAAGATAGAAGATCTTCCTGATTTTGTGATGGGTGATGCTAATATTAGCAGAAGTCAAGAACTTGCCATTAAGATTGAAAACTTCATTAAACAACTTGCAGATGCGGTTCAAGGAGCATCTACAAGTGGTCAGATTGCAGAATATTTAGCATTTAGTAAGAGATTTAGAAAGTACAGTTTCAATAACACATTGTTAATTTTCATTCAAAAACCTAATGCAACTCACGTTGCTGGATTCAATGCGTGGAAAAAGATGGGCGTAACAGTAAACAAAGGTGCTAAGGCTATTTATATTTACGCTCCTATTACCAAGAAGGAAGATGATATTAAATCTGGGGATGAAGGACTTGATACCGAAATTACAAAGAAGAATTTAATGTTTTTCAGAGCCGTTCCAGTTTTTGACATTAGTGATACGGACGCTGATGAAAAAGGTGTAAGACCACAAAAGCCAGAATGGCATGATCCAAATACTCCAAGCGAAGTTGCGGATAGAATATTTGAATATGCATTGGAGTTTTGTAAAGACAAGGGTATCAAGATTACTCATGAAGATGCAAAAGGCGGAGAAATGGGATGGGCAATGGGAGATCACATCAATTTGACAAGTAATATAGCAGGTGTTAATAAACTTGCTACGTTAATACATGAAATTGCTCACTCACTATTACATTTTAAAGATAGTTCTGTATTTTTCGGAGATGAATATACATTGAACTTGACACGGGCTCAAGCCGAACTTCAAGCCGAATCAATTTCATATACAGTATTGAAGAACTATGATCTTCCAGTGACCCACCAAGCAACATATCTTGCTTTATGGAAAGCTGATAAAGATGCCGTCATTAAGAACATGACTATCATCAAGAAGGTAGCCAATTTTATTATCGATGGTATTGACGCTGTTGCTAATGATAAACAGAAAGAACAACCAATGAACGAAAATCAAAAGGAGAAGATTGGGGATATTATCCGTGATATGGCCAATCAATCCAAAACACGTGAACGTGTTGAACAAAAATATGGAAACTTTGAAGCTATTAAGAAGTTGATGGAAGAAAAGTGGGAAGAAAAGAAAAAGAGACGTAATTATGGACTCTAAACCACCGGGGGATTGGTATATTATCGGTTCCCAAAAGAAAATTCAAGATCCATTGATTGGTCATCCTGCAATGAAAGGTCGTAGATGGCAAATTGATTATGCATATCCATCCAATGGTTACAGTAAAATGCAGCAAGCAGAAAGAGAAGCGTCACAACACAAACATAAAGGTAATAACCGACCATGAAGTATAAAGATTTTTTTATTAACGAAGATGAACAACTTAAAGGTGGAGTTGGTGATGCAACCGCACCTTCAACTGTAAATCCAGCACAACTTGCAATGGGTGTTCAAATTGAAATGGAACATACCAATGATGAAAAGATTGCAACCGAAATTGCATTGGATCATTTAACTGAAGATCCTGAATATTATACCAAGTTGGTTGCTTCTGGACTTGCAAAGGAATTTAAACCCCAAGCTAACTCTGGTTTTGGCGATCCTAAACAAAGTTTTAATGATAAAGCCAGATTAGGAACAGATGTAACATGTACTCCCGGAAATAATATTGTGGGAAAAATTGGTACAACTCCACAAGGTCAAGTTAAAGACAGTGAACCGGTTGGTCCAAGTAAAAATGTAAGTGTTGAACTAGATATTGACGAACCACAACTCAATGAGTATATTCAGATATTTAGAGAACATCTGTTATCTGAGAAAAACGTACCTACCAACAAAAAACTTTGGGCAAGAGCTAAAGCTGCTGCTAAACGTAAGTATAAAGTATATCCAAGTGCGTATGCAAATGGATGGGCTGTTAAATGGTATAAAAAACACGGTGGTAGTTGGTATAAATCAAAAAAGAAATGATCAAATTATCTGAAATAGCAAGAGAAATTCTTTCTGGTGGAAATACAAAAAATTTATTTGGATCATTATCAAATAGAGTAACCACCGAAGAAATGCATGGTGTATTTGGTGAGTTAAAAAAGAAACTCGCCAAGAAGTTTTCCAGCTTCAATAATACAACCAAGTTGTCAAGTCGTCAAGATCATGGCGATATTGATATTGTTGTTGTACCACCAGCCGGACAATCAACAAAAGATATTATAATTAATGCGGTAGGAACCAATATTGTTCGAAATACTGAACCTAATCCTATTGTAACATCAAATGGCAATGTATATCAACCAAAACAAATGTACGTTACCACCAATGGTAATATTTTTTCGATTCTTTATCGTCCAGACAAGTTGGATAAACAAGTTCATATTGATTTTATTGTTGCAAAAGACGAAGAAGATGCTCGTAACAAACAAGATTATCTAGCATACAACGATTTTTCAGGTATTGTTGGAGTTATATCTAGAAAACTTGGATTCAAGTATGGTAGTGACGGTTTCTTTAAGATCTTTGTTGATAAAAAAGGTCAAAACAGATTTATTTTTATCACTAAAAATCTTCGTGATGCTCAAAAGATTCTTGGATTTCGTAAAGTTGATACCAATTTTTCTAATATTAAGAGTGAAGATGATATTATTGAATATATCAAGACATCTCCATTATTTGATATACGTCAATTGAGTGGTGAATTAAATAATGGAGATCGTAAAAAGATGCGTAGTGAACGTCAATCTGCACAATACATTCGTGACCAATTATTGCAAAGTGGTCAACGTCGTACAGTGGATGATGATGATTACTTTTTCAAGTCATTGTTTCCTTCTTTATATGATCAAGTGGAAAAAGAAAAACAAAAGTTAGACACTGATATAATTAATACTGAAAAGTATACTGGTGAATGGATCATAAACACCTTCAATTTGAAGCCAGGCAAGGTTATAGGACAAGTTAAAGACGTTTTGAACAAAGAGTACGGTGACAACTTGAACAATACACCAGAAGACCAAGTAATTAATACCGTAAAACAATATTTATCAACGATATGAACGAACTTACAAAAGATCAATGGGAAAAAAGCATGTCAACTGGATTTGGTGATGGTGATCATCCAATCAATCATAACAATCCACATCACGATAAATTGGTGGTTAAGTTGGAAAATGCTGAAATGGCTATGAGTGATATGACAAAAACTATTAAGTACAGTGAAGATTTGCAAAAGATGTTCAATGTAAATGATGATTTGGAAGATTGGGTTAAGGCCAAGTTGAATCATGCTGCAGATTATATTGCCACGGTGAGAGACTATTTGAAGTTTTATCATGATGAAAAGTCATTGGGTACCTCTGATCAAGAAATTAACGAAAAGTGGACTCGTAAATATAAAACAAGTATTGATTGTTCTAACCCAAAAGGATTTAGTCAAAAAGCACATTGTGCAGGTCGTAGAGCACGTCGTGCTGGAAAACAGACACGTAGTAGTTCTGTAAGTGAAATCGAAGTGTATAATGAAGTTCTCAAGGATTTGATTGAAGATATTCTTGAAGAAGATAGTGCAATGGCCATGGGTGCAGTCAAACAAATCAATAATGATGCACAAGAACTTCAATCAATGTTGAAACCTCAGATGGAACTTCCTGATTGGTGTAAGTCTAAACTGAATTTGGCGGGTGAATATCTTGATGACGTTTATCATCACTTGGATCACTTTGGACCCGAAGGGCGTGAACTTGACGAAGTTTCAGATCCAAACGAACCTGATTTTTATAAACGTAGAAGTAAGCCAACATTACGTCTTGTTATTCCCGAAATAGCATATTGGGTTTCACCCACTGGTGAACTTATTAAGGTTGGAGATCACACACAGTGGGTCAGAGATAATCGTGCTAATATAATAGGATTCAACGCACGTGAACCATTGACCTCTGCGTTTAGAAATGGATATGTCCGTTTAGTGTATATACCCCAAGATAACTTTGTCAACCTTCATAACTCTGGAGAAGACGATGGAACGAACGGATTTTATATAAATGGAAATCAAAGATCTGGTACTCCTCCGTTAACTTCACAGACAAAAGACGCAATACGTCAGTTTGTTAAAGAAAAGAATGTTCTTGTAATTGTTGATGATCGTGGTACACTACGAATTGACGAAATCATGAACGAATTATTTAGTAAAACACTATCTACAGCTGCACTTGCTGCTGCCACTATGTTTGGCACACCACAAACGCAAGCCAATGCACCAGTAACACCTACGGCTTCAGTAACAACTACTGTACAAAAACAATCACCTTATACAGTAGAAGATATTATTGCAGCAACATTAGTTGATGAAGCTGGTGGTGAAAAGAATGCTGAACATGGAATGCATGCTGTTTTGAATGTTATTATGAATCGTGTCAAGGGTGATATCCGAAAAGGTGCAATGGAATGTTTGCGTCCAAAACAGTTTAGTGGTTGGAATAAGGTTAATAAGAAGAGTGCAGACGACATCAAAAAGTTTATTGATTCAAAACGTGGTCATAAACAATTTAAAAATGCTTTGATGTTGGTTGGTCAAGCAAAAAACAAATCTCTTACAGACATTACTAAAGGATCCAATCACTTTTTAAATGTACAGTTGACCAAACAACAACGTAAAGGTGGAAATTTGCCATCTTGGTATGATTCAAATAAAGTTGTTGCCGATGTTGGAAAACACAGATTCTTGAAGTTAGAAGAGATTTATGAACTTTCCTGATTTTCCAACATCTATGAACGATCCAATCTTTCAAAGTTTGGTTCGTAGAAAGAAACAAGGAGAAGATACAACACTTCCTTCTATACAGGAGTTTCCACAGTCAGATATTGACGAGTTGGAATCTTTTTGTAGATCACATGGTATATTAGGATTTAACTGTGGAAGAATGAATCCTAAGGCTGCATTACAAATGTTGAAATCAAAATTAGGTGTAGTAACTCATAAAGAAGTTACAAATTCACAAATAAAACAAATATTGAAAGGTTAGTCAATATTTATTAAATTATGAACTTTGAGAACCAACTTTTAGAAAAAATCCTTAAATTGGATGAAGATCTTGCAGCTTGGTTTGGTAAAGGTCCGACAGGCAGTTCAACTGGTGGTGGATGGGATAGATACGACAGTACCGGTAAAAAGGTAGGTAAGTGTGGTGATAGCAAAAAAGGTAGTCCATATGCAGCTTGTTTAGGTAAAAAGTATGCTCAGAGACTACGTTCTAAGGGTGGTAAGAAAGCTATTGCTAATTGGGTAAAACGTAAGAGAACCGCACAACGTAAATCTGGTCATGGTAAAAAGGGTGTCGGTACAACTGGACGTAAACCAGTCAGAGTGAGTTACAAAGAAGAATTGTGTGAAGTATTTACAATTCAAAATAAAGCCAACTTAAAAAATGATTTGGTTCAATTTTTGAGAAATGAATTTGAAGACGGTGATATTAAAGCTGTTCATCACGGCTTGAGTACAACTGAATATAAACCAAGTGATTGGTATGAATATATGGCCGACAATCTTATCAATCGTTTAATTCAGTATTTTCAGACAACCACAGGTCAAACAGAAAGAGACATGTAAAGGATATATTATGAATAAAGTTTACGCTATTTTAAGTTTATTATTATTAACAAGTTGTGCGACGGTTAGACCTCAAACACAAGAAACTAAAAATCAAGATACAATTGCTAAAGAAGAAAAGAAGGTAGATAAAACTTTAGATCAAATTGGTAAGAATGAACAAGGTAAAAAGTCTCAAACGTCTACATTGGCACAAGGAATTCAACATTCGTTAAATCAGGTTACAAACCCACCGATTCAAGTTGAAACTGCTAAATCTTTGAATGAACGTGTTGTTTCTATTGTTGGATCTCCAAATATTGATGAAATGAAACGAATCAAGGCAACTGTCGATCTTTTGAATTCAGCTGTTGAAGAAGAACGAAAGAAGGGTCAAGAATTGTTAAATAAACGTGATGAAATTATTATCAAACTTCAACAAGAAAATGCCGAACTCAATCAAAAGTATGATGACCAAATGTGGGAATTGACTGATAAAGCCAAAGAACAAGCAAAAATTGCTGATGCCAATAAAGCTACATTGGATGCGATGAGTGGTATGTTTGGTTTGAATGCGGTATGGTGGGGATTGAAGAAGTTCTTTTTCAATTTTTTAACTTTCATTATTGTATTTGGTATAATTTTTCTTGTGTTACGTATATTGAGTACACTCAATCCCGTTGCAGCGGCTGCTTTTGGTATATTTAATTTAATTGGCACAACACTATTAAGTATGATCAAGACATTGACGCCAAACGCATTTGAAATGTTAAACTTTACAACTAACGATAAAGTAAATGAATATAAGTCACCACTTACAAAAATTGTGGATGTAATTCAAGAGTTGCGAGAAAAACAAAAAGACGCACCAGATATGTCTGTTACACTTGATCAAATATTAAAGAAGTTTGATAAAGAAATGGATACGGATGAAAAACATTTGATTGATAAAATATTGTCTGAACTCAGATGGCGTAGATAAATTAAATTGAGTATTGTCATATCATAAGATATACTGTGTTTATCGTTAATGAATTATAATTTAGTGTGTGCTAAATAAGCCACTAGTTATAGACGTATGAACATGAAGTATTATATTATCGACAAACAAGTCAGCAAAAATCCTGCTATTTTTAACACACTACAAGATCTAGTTTCAACACTAGAACGTGTAGTGGAATATAAGTTTAAAATGACTCGTAAACAGTATATGCAGAATTTGATTGATTTGGGTCACGGTATTGATGATCCACTTGGTAGAATATTTACTGAGTCGATGTCTGAATATGTCGAAGTTGGTGTAATAAAAAACAATTCATGCGTCCGATGTAATGTACATGAAGTAGCACAATACTCTAAGTACCGTGACGAAATGGGACATTGAATATGATAAATATTGATATTGAGTGGGGAGAACCATATCAACTGACAGATGAAACAAGATTGTGGAGACGTGACGGATTGATTCCTGTCACATATCGTACTGAATTCTTTTTATACTGGAAAGGTAATAGTTTTAAACTCAAAGACAAAGGTTATGGCGTTCTTAAAAAGGACAATGATTGGTATTTGACACAAACAAAGACCACTAAAGATCAATTTACTAAAACAAAAACAAAAACAAAAGAAATTATATCAGAAGATATAGTTCTTAAACCGCATACAATGAAACACTCTGATGGGTTACGCCCATGGCAGGTGGAAAGTGTTGCAAAACTCTGTTCAGTGATTGATAAATGGGGATGTGGAATTGATGGAAGCGATGTAGGCGTTGGTAAAAGTTATATTGCGTGTGGCGTTGCTCGAGAGTTAGACATGGACATTCTTATAGTGTGTCCTAAAGCTGTTATGGAGAGCTGGAGACGGGTTATAGTGAATCATTTCAAGATGAAAACCAAATTGATTGGTATCATCAACTATGAACTTCTTCGTATGGGACGATCAGACTCTATGATTGCATCATATGTTAAGAACCGAAAAACTCATGTCAACGAATTTAAGTGGAAAATTCCAAAGTCTACATTGATTATTTGGGACGAAAGTCAAAAGTTAAAGGGTGCAACTACAAAAAATAGTGAGGTGTGTTTAAAGGCTCTTAAAGATGGTTATAAAATGTTATTTTGCAGTGCAACAAATGCAACAAATCCTTTGGAATTACGTACAGTTGGAATGGCCCTCAAGTTATTTGAAAATAATAGACAGTATTATACTTGGTTATATGCACATGGTGTTACCAAAGGTCGATTTGGATTACAATTTAATGGAAACAAAGAAGTATTAAAGAAACTACATAAAGACATATTTGTTAATAGAGGTACCCGTTTGTCAAGAGATACTATTCCAAACTTTCCAGAAAGTCAGATCATAGCAGAGTGTTATGATATGGAAGAAGAAGCACAACATAAGATCAATGGTATTTATGACGAAATGGAATCTGAACTTGCCAAACTTAAAAATAAAGTTAAAAAGGAAAAAAATGATAGTGCAAGTGAACTGACTGCAATTTTAAGAGCGAGACAAAAGGTTGAACTGGTTAAAGTTCCATTATTTGTTGAAATGGTTGAAGAAGCGTTGGAAAACAATATGAGTGTTGTATTGTTTGCTAATTTTACGGAAACTATTACTGCTTTATCAAAACGTTTGAATACAACGTGTATTGTAAATGGTGTAGTTTCTGATATTGATCGGCAACAAAATATTGATGATTTTCAAGCGGATAAACAACGAGTTATATTGGTTAATATTGCTGCTGGTGGTGCTGGATTGTCATTACATGATTTGAACGGAAACCATCCACGTATTGCGTTAATTAGTCCATCGTATAGTGCGGTACAAATGAGACAAGCCACAGGACGTGTATGGCGTGATAGTGCAAAGACTAAAAGTATTCAAAAGATTGTATTTGTTGCAAAAACAGTTGAAGAACGAGTTTGTAATAGTGTAAACGAAAAACTAAAAAACATGGATTTGTTAAATGACGGTGATTTAAAATATGAAAAAAAATAGTATTATTGTAAAACTTGGAACTGAAACATTTAATTTGGATATTGAGGATATGTTTGAAGATCCATTTATGGAAGCATGTACTCGTATTATTGAATTTAAACGTCAACAATCAACTCATATGTCAGTACCACCATGTATGATATCTTGTTTAGATCGTAAACGATCAAAGATGCATGTATATAATACTTACGTAGTACTAGTTAATGCTGCAATGCATATTCAAGCTGAAAATTTGAGAAATAGGTTTATGAAAGATAGTGGAATAGATTTGAAAAAGGAACCAATTAAATCAAAGTAATATGAATGATATTCCGGAAAATATTCCTTTAAACATTCTATCCGAACTTGAAAAGTTAAAACAAGAAGTTCGTGAAATGAAAAAACTTCAAGGTTTGGGTGAATCTGTTGCAAATGAAATTCAACGTGAAATTGCAGAAAAACTTGACGTTCCACATTTGAGAGATAAACAAGACAGTTTAAAAGTAAAACTAAAAAGAGGACATGGTGCAAGACCGTTATTACAATCAGAAATTGCAGCTGTACAGGCTGTATCAAAAAGTGGTAGAGAAGCTGCACGTAAATTAGGAGTTAATTATCTAACGTATCGTAAATATGCTAAAATGTACGATATGCACAAGTTGTTAAATCCATACAATAAAGGAATTAAAAAAGATGTGAATCCTGAGATGGGTAAGTATCCATTGAGTTCAATACTTGAAGGTAAGTATCCGGACTATCCTGTATACAGACTCAAAGATAAGTTAATTCGTTCAAGAAAAAAAGATGCATGTTGTGAAATGTGTGGCTATAAAGAACGTAGAGTGGTTGACGGAAAAATACCTCTTCTTCTAAATTTTGAAGACGGTGATTCAAAAAATCACAAGTTGGAAAATGTTAAATTGTTGTGTTATAACTGTACATTCGTTGCAGGAAAAGGATTTATTAAACGTGGATTAAAACATTTTGATCCAGATATTATGCAAGGGTCAAAACATTTGTTTATTACAAGATACTGACATATTTATTATTATATGCAAACGTGCGATCACATACTAGCAAAATATGGTGTTATGTCCAATTTTTCAATTGCGAAGAAGGTAACTAAAGATCGCATTAAAAAAATGTCTGAAAAACTTAACACGGTAGACGAATTTTCTTTGGACTTTCAAGAAGCATTAAAACAAGAAATACTAAAAGAAACGCAACTTGCAATATTTAATAATACAATTCCGGGTTTAATCACTAATTCTAAGAAAAAAAAGGAACCAAATCACAAAATGATGTTGATTACAGAAAAAGACAAAAGAAAAATAATTTTAATGTCTTCACTTATAGTTAATACGATTTTAGAAAAAGATTTGTCTAAAGATGAAACGTGTTTATTGATTATTCAACTGGTCAATACTTTAGGATTGCGTGATGTTGATTTCAAGAAGTTTAATGATAATTCCAATACCCCACCCGATGATGAGGATGAAAATTATGAAGATAACGATGAGGACTATTAGTAGAAATATACTTTGATTTTATTATTATTTTCTACTACGCTAATACCTTCATACTTCCAGTTTTCAGATTTAGCTTTACGAATTAGACGTAAATACTCTTCTGAATTATTTAGTTCAAATACTTTACCATCTACACGATTAAAATCTTTTTTCTGACTAACGTAATTGATGAATACTTTTTTTAGATTTTCATTTTCATCATAAAATTTACCAATTACATTTTTACACTTTTCATTGTGTTCTTGCGATGCGTTTTGTTTAAATGATGTGATATACGAATAAAGACCCGGAAATCTTTTAATCAGTTCATTACTGAAGTTATTGTCGCTAATAATTAAATAGAATAAATCTTCTTTCATATGCTTTCATATATATTATCACAACGTAGTTGAAAGGTTATTTTAAATTATGACATCAAAAAATTTACAAGAAACATTACATGGAAAAAAGATTGACACAGCTAATATTTTAAGCATAGCTGATGCAAAAACCGTTCGTGATCAAAAACTTAAACAACACATTTATACAAAGATCGTAATTATTACGGGCGTGACTGGTCAAGATGGAAGTCACATGATTGATTATCTATTGGAAAACACCGATGTAATTATTTTTGGTGGTGTACGTAGACTGAGTGTATATAATCATCATAATCTGTCACACATTAACTCAGATCGATTTTTCTTAGTGAATTTTGACCTTACTGATACACATTCAATTGGTCAGTTTGTAGAAAAGATGAAACCAGATTATTTCATCAACTTTGCTGCTCAAAGTTTTGTTGCAAGTAGTTGGGACTTTCCAAGACAAACTTGGCAAACGAATTGTACATCAGTATTAGATATACTTGAAGCAATTCGTTTGTATAGACCAAGTTGCAGATTTTATAATGCTGGTTCATCCGAGGAATTTGGAAACATTATACGTTCTCCTCAGGATGAAAATCATCCTCTTAGACCACGTAGTCCATATGGTGCTAGCAAAGCCGCTGCCCGTCAAATTGTGAAGGTTTATCGTGATAGTTACAATCTATATGCAATTCAAAGTTGGTTGTTCAATCACGAAGGAACACGCCGTGGAGAAGAATTCGTAACACGTAAGATTTCAAAGAACGTTGCACGTATTTCCGAAGAGTTGAGTGAAGGACGTATTCCTAAAGCCGTTGAATTAGGTAACGTAAATGCCAAACGTGACTGGAGTGATAGTGAAGACTTTGTACATTGTGTTTGGATGATGCTTAATCAGGAAAAACATCGTGCTGGTTTGGACCCCAAACTCTACACAGGTTTATCTTATAGTAAAGAATCAATCGATGTTTTGAAAGAATATGTTCTTTCAAGTAATGAAACACATACCATTAAAGAATTCGTTGAACTATCATTTAAATGTTTAAATATTGATGGGCGTTGGGAGGGAACTGATATTAATGAACAGTACATACAAAACGGTACCAACCACGTTTTAGTGAAAATCAATAGTAACTTTTATCGTCCAGCCGAAGTAGATCTTCTATGGGGTGATAGCAGTGAGTTTAGAAATGATTTCAACTGGACTCCTAAAACGTCTTTCAATGAACTGGTTCAAAAGATGGTTAAAAACGATCACTATTTGAGATGTAAAGAGTATCTAAACAAGTAAGTTATAAAAAATACTTTAACAAAAAACCAGATGACAAACAAATATCATCTGGTTTTTTAGTATCTCAACTTAATTCAACAAAAAATGTTTCCAATCTTCATGTTTAGCTTCTTTTATCAAAGCATACACTGGAATTGGTTGTGGAACAATGGGATTTTTTAGTAGAGTCAATCCCGCTTCGTTATTGGTTTTATTTCCCTTTTTACTGTTAATGTCTTTTGAACACAATACAAGATTAGTCCAACTATCAGCTCCACCTTTGCTACGTGGAATGACATGATCAACCGTAGCATTGTTTCGATCTACTTTTTTTCCGGAATATTGACAGATACCATTATCACGGTTGTAAATTGCATCTTTACTTGGTCTACCTTTGAAATATCGTACCGGCATTTTTGAATAGTTCGTTGCAATAATGACGGTGGGAACACGATAAATTCGGTTTGTACCAGAAATAGTTAAATCCCAACTACGAATTGGCAAATTCATCCATTCTGTCCAACTTATCGGATTCATGCTTTTAGCCTCATTCATAATCGGATCACCATTTTGATCAAGTTCGTAATCAATATCAAGTGCCAATGATGTAGGTTTTCCATTATTGTCACCACCACATAAATCAATGATAGCATCTTTTACAGTTTTAAATCCGATTGGTTGCCAATTGGAATTTAAATTTAGACAAATAGCTTTATTTACAACGCTTTCATTCATAACTTCATCCTATCACACAGTTAAAATAAGTCAATTCCTTTTTTATTTGTTTCGTACAACTCCAATTGTTCATCTAATCGGGGTTTTGCCATATGAAGATCCACTTCAAACCACTCATTTTTGATTGATTTAGCAAATGGCTTCATTGTTTCCTTGATTTGTTTTTCAGCCTCAAGGTATTTTGGATGTTGAATTGAATATACCAACTTATAATCTCTGAATGGCGAAGATGTTTGATATTGTTGAAGTCTCTTTTTAAGATCCAACGTCACACCAACCTTTACATATCCTGGCCATGCTTTATTGGTTATGATATACAGATATCCAACATTAAACATGCTGGATATATATCATACAATTTCATCAACAAGTCCATATTTGATACATTCTTCTGAACTTAGATATGTATCGTGTTTTAATATTTCTACCAAATCGTTTTCAGAAATTTTTGTATGTTCTAAATATATATTTTTAATATATTTCATCAACAGTTCCATATTGTGCGTTTCATCTTTTATAGTTTCAAATGCACCCCATATTCCACCACTCAATTGATGAATCATCATGAAACTGTTTTTACGTATATACCGTTTATGGGCACATACACTCAATAAAGTTGCGGCACTTGCGCAAAATCCTTCTATATACGAGTGTACTGGCACCTTTGATGATTTTATACGATCTACCGCACTGAATGCGCTAAGAACTTCACCACCTTCACTGTTTATAAAAATTTCAATTGGTGGAATAATTGCAAGGTTATAGTGTATACCCAACAATTGCATTGATTTGGATGTAATATCTAATTGTTTGTTAAATGCGTATATGCTTTGACGAGTAATATCGTCATAAAAAAAAATTTGATTGTTTCCTATATTTAGATTGTCTTTTGATTGTTTTTGTGAATCTGTATCAACATATTCATCATCCGACGTTAGATAAAGTGGGGTGTAAGCTTTTATTTTTGTCATAAATATTGTAGTCTGCCAATAAATATACTTTGTCATTATAAAATCCACTCAATATTTCATCGATTTTTATAAATCGTATATCATCGTCACATATACAACACATTTTGATGATATTATCTGACTTTGTTGTTGGTGTATGACAATATGCACAGTTAAATTTCATATACTATCTAAAGTATACAAACGTATTATGTACATATTGTTTGTAAAACAATTGTCACCGTTGTGACACCGATGTTTCAAAAGATAATTATCTTTATTTCCACCGGCTAATGTCAATCGAAGATTTGATCTCCAACTTACCATTGTTATATATCACATAGTCTCTGTTATGTGTATCCAAACACAGATTTTCACTGATCAATTCATTTTCGGTATAGTTCTTCCATGTTGGAGTTTGTTGTGGAGTGTGTCCAAAGATTTGTTTGACACCCGGAATACCTTCAAATTCATCAAAATCACACCATACAATTCCACCGTGTTTGTTTATACCACCACGACTATATCCGGCATGAAACATTTCATGCATCTGTTCACGACGTTCAAACGCATTTCTCAATGCAAGTTTTGCATCTTGTTCCAACCATGTCTTCAAATCACGTCCGTCAACGCTGTTTTTATTATGAAAGTGTCTATGAACACCCGCATGACTGCATAGAATGTCATCCAACCAATGATACATCTTGATCTTTTTCCAATGATCACGTGTCATCACTGTATTTATAAGATACTCCTTGTCGGGTGTATAACCTGAACAACGGTAGTTACGATCACGTGTACCATACATGATATCGTGATTCCCCATGAGATGAATACGGTTGGGTTGTTCAATAGACCTTACTAACCATTCTGCCATCACAAGATTACGTTCAGCAGTGTCTCCGAAATCATCAAAGTAATCACCCAAGAAAATAATTTCATCTGGGGACTCTTCATTGATAATATTATCAACTAACTTCCATCTTAGATGGATATCAGATATAATAAGTGTTCTTTTCATTTTTTCTTTTTAGTTCTTCCCCAATTAATGTTATCGTAATTTTTGTCATACACGCTTTTTTTAACAGGACGTGGAGAATCACCTTTTCCGTTTTGACCAGATGTATTAGAATAATTCTTCTGCATAATCTTGAACTTTAACTATTGTTTCAGTATTTTTTGTTATTTTTGAGAAAAACTTTTCAATTTCACTATTGGAAATATTAAACCCATACTTTGCATATTTCATACAACGTGCCATAGTATGATGCGCATTTACTACTTCATTTATCATGATAGATCGATTTTCTATAGATTCGATAGTACCTTCTGCTACAAACAGATATTTACCATCATATGCCAATTGACAAATATTCAAATCAAATTCATCTAATAGTTTACATGGTCCATCATAATACTTTCTGTGTATTAGTTGTATGACAAAAGTACGTTCATTGTATTTGACAGTTACATTAGTTGCGTTTTTACGCAACTCCTCCTTTACGAATACAAACTTTTTACCTTCATAGTCGGATTTTAACTTTAATTTATAATCAGATAATTGATTAGAATTTTTAAAAAACAGATCGATATCGGTGGTCATTGGTAAATCAAGTTTGGTTCTAAACAATGATCCACCAGCAATCCAAGGACCGTCTTCACCTAACGGAGGTAGAATTTCTATAAGATATTCCAGTTCAGATACCTTTGGGTGATTTTCAGTCAGTAATGATAACTTGTGTTTAAAATAGTTAGGCACAGTTTTTTCCTATGTCAAAACTATAAGTGAAAGTAGCGTTCAAGTCAAACTATTTTTTGATTGAGATCGATTGCACACTTATGACACAACTGTCCAGCACCATCAATATAATTGGTCCTGAAATCTACGTTCATAGATAGTGACACATCAGTTTCGACGTTACATAAAATACACTTTTCGTTTTGTTCGACTTTGAAGTCACCGTTTTTAAGTTTGGTAATAGTATTGTTCATATTAATCTCCTTTTAAAATACGTATAGAGTCTTCATCAAAATGTTGCGTACTAAATTCAAACAGTTCAGTATCTTCGATAGCACGCATTTGATGTACTAGACCAACTGGAATATGAAAATGGTCACCTTTGTTTAGAACTACGGATGTTGACATGTTAATATCATGATCTTTACCATATCGGAGTTCGATTTTACCACTTTGTACATAAAAAGTTTCATCTTTTATTTTGTGATAATGCCAACTACACTTGTGGTCTTTTACAATGTAAAGTATCTTACCACAATACTTTTCGTTGTTTACAATCCATTTTTCAAATCCCCATCCTTTGGGTACAATTTTTAGTTTTTCAAATGCCATATGATTTATTTCCAAATAACTTGTAAAGCTACAATGATACCACTCAATGCAATCAATACAAGTGTTTTGAGGTTAATTTTCTCATTAAAATATATTTGAGTCAATAACGTAAACATCACAATTCCTATACTAAATGTGAGAATACGATTTGGCCACATCTTTCCTTCAAAATGTTCACTAATAAGTTTAACCGAATAAATTGACAACAACGTATTCGGTATACTAATAAGTACCAACCAATTTTGATACTTTTTATACCATTCTGCAATAAACTGTCCATATAGTTGATGCCAACCAATGATATAAACAAAAGTTAATATTCCAATTCCAAGTAGTAGTTTCATTTAATTATAAACATAGGAGTTGTGTCACCAACCCATGCGTCTGCCTGATTGTATTCATGGTACTCTTCTGCTTCTGCATAAGTCATGCCATGCGTCATGATTTTTTCAATAACTTTTTCACGGTCATATACTACTACCAATTCACGCATTTTACCGTATACAATACCATCGATACAATCATCGAATCCATCCATAACTAGAAGATTATGTTCTTCAATCATTTCTTTAATGTGATCATTCATAAGTTATACAGCTACAGGCATTTTAATGTGTGCTTGAGGATTATAGTCCACAATATCAATGTGGTCAAACTTAATATCAAACAAATTGGTAGGACATTCTGGCTTTAAAACCAACTTAGGCAATTTACCGGGAGTTCTAGTCAATTGTTCTGTAATTCCTTCTTGTTGGTTTTCATAGATATGTACATCAGCACCACTATAAACTAATTGACTTGGAATCATATTTAAACAATGAGCCATCAAGTGAGTAAATAGAGCATAAAAAGCGATGTTGTATGGTAAACCTAATGGTGCGTCCGTACTGCGCATATTAAAGTAACAATTCAAACGATATTTTGGAATATAATGATCTGTAAGAAGGGAATCGTAATCTGTAAATCCATTTTTATTCCACTCATTCTTTGCTTCTTCTACATTCCATCCATTTGAAAAAATATTAAATCTTTCTTCTAGGGTCAATTCTTCTGTACCAAACTGAATATAATTGTGACAGGCTGGCAATAGAGCATCTTCTCGGTTATTACTATGATATGGATGCCATGCGGTAATAATGATTCTACGACTATCTGGATTGTTCTTTAGTGTGTCTATTACATCAACTAACTGATCTACATGTCCAACTTCACAAGCGTATCCACCACTTGTTTCATAATGACAATCTAATTTAGCACCAATTGTAGTTGTAGTAGGAACTTTGTTGCAATGGGGATCACTATCATCATAAAAAGGAAACTTTCTCCACATTCCACCATAACCATATTGTCCAATGCTACCCCACGTTTTGGCAAATTCATCGTTATTGATGATTTCTTGTTCAAATTCTTTTTGTGTCATTTCACGCACACAATTTTTTTCAAGATCCTCGATATGAACATCATAATCGGGGTCGGTGAGTGTTTTGCAATGGTTAAGATACTTTTGATAGGGCCATTCTGTCCAGAATGTAACACCATTCTTTAGAAGATACTGAATGTTAGTATCTCCTTTAATCATCCACAGTAGTTCATGCACTACACTCTTCCAGTGCATTTTCTTTGTAGTAAGTAGAGGAAATCCACTTTGTAGATTAACATACATTTGAGCACCCCAAACTTTACGGGTATTTATACCGGTTCGATTCTTGGAGAGTGTGCCTACCTCACAAATGTCATTTAGTAAGTTGATATATTGTTCTTCGTAATTATTCATTTTTTTGATATTTGTTGTCGATAAAGTCTATACAAGAGCTTTCCCAGTCTCTAACGTCATTGATATCGGGTCCAAATTTTGCATCATATGTTATCGTAACCTGTTGAACTGTCAACATTTTACCATCTTCACTGATAACCAATTCACCTTCGTATGGTGCAACTCGTTCAACCCATACGTCAAATTTTTTATCAACCTTACTTTTCCATATTATATAATTCATATTATGATCTTGAATATTTGTCAACTTTGTGTCCCCCATCAAATTCAATAAACTTTGAAACCTTGTTTAAGTGTTTACCAAGTTCTGGCATATAAGTATCACCTTCATATTCACCATTAACCTGTGTAATATAAAATTCATCAATTGCGTCCATAAACACTTCATATGTCTTGGCACCACCAATTACAATTACATCACGTTTTTCAGCAACCTTCAGTATATCAACATATGACAACGTACACATTGCGGTGTCGTTAAACGGATTGAACCAACGGTCTGTAAAGTTATCCGTCAATACCAACAACTTTCTGCCAGGAAGAGGTGGAAGTGTTCGATACGTAGTAGATCCAACAACAAGATACTGATTGGCAGTAAATGTCTTGAACCACTGAAAGTCTTCCTTGATACTTGGCCAAGGAAGTCCACCACCCCGTCCAATCAGACGGTTTTTATCCATTGCTGCAATTGCTTTAAACATGGTGTCAAAATATAAGTTAACGATTTGAGTTGTGTTTCTACCACAGTATGTGTGTCGGTGTCAATATGTAAATAATCGTCGGTGGGTGGTGAATAATAATCAACCATTCGACCTTCACGTTGATGGTTGTCCGGTAATCCAAATGATCATACAGATACAGTTCTGTTATACCTTTCAATAATGTTACGAATATTATTTGCACCCACCGGATTCATACTATGAACCACATATGGTGGATGTTTAATACTCTTATTGTTGCACTGATTAAGTAGAAACTGACAACAGTCATAACCAGTTTTTTCTGTGTATTGACTATAATCAATTTCATCACCATTCAATCCATGACCATAATGTTTGTCTGCCAAATCATGATCATACGCAACGAACTCAGGAATACCCAAACTCAATATAATGTTACGAAATTCTGAATAGTTACGAATAATAGTCCACTCCACGTTAGGCAGTTTAACCCATCTAACATCATTTGGAATTCTAATATCGTCCAAAAATAAATAATACTTGTTCATACAAAATGCACTTCATCAAAACCTTCTTCTTTTGAAGGTTCAACATAATTAGTCAACATACGATCAATAACATCCACAGGAACGTTTCTGCCTCCCGTTTCCCCACGCTTTTTATTGCGTTCTATCAATGTATCACGATTCACAACAAAAACGTAGGCAGTCAATATTGCACCATGTTGCTTTGCCAAAGTAATCCAAACTTTACGTGCTTTACGATGCATATTGGTTGCGTCAATACACACATCTTTTCCTTCACTCAAAAGTCGATCAACTTCGTTCTCCATGTGTTCAAATACACGACCACTAACAGTTTGATCGTTTTCATTCTTGCCAAATACTGCACGAAGAGCATCACTGCTCAAAAATGTGGTATCGGCATGAGTTGTCTTATACTTTTCAACCCACGTTGATTTTCCACTTCCGGGTGCTCCAACTGTAATTATAAAGTTGTTCATATGGTTACTGTATAGTAAGAAAAATAGTTTGTAAAGTCGTTTTTTATTTATATTTATCATCATGGACTATAAAGACTTTTTTAAACATTTATTTGAAGCTAAAAAACCAAACGGTGATGAAGGAGACGATTGGGTTAGACCAGGCAGCGATTTGGAACCGGGAATGAAAATTGGAGGAACGAATTTTCCTCATGGATTGGGTTATCCAAATTATAGACCCAAACACAACGATGATGAAGATTTTAAAGAAACCGCACATATTGATCACATAGTTGATGTTCCATATGAACACTCAGATCAAGATGATAAAAAACGTACCGGGGTTCTTTATAAGTACATAAAAGATAAAATGCCAGAGTTTTATCAAAAGTTTCAGTCTTACATAGACCGTCTATTTGCAGAATACGAAAATTATTGGTCCATGCACCATTGGTTAATTAGTTTTATTGATTTGGCAAAAACCGATCCTTCTCATAAGAATATCCCCGATGAACTTAAAAACCTAAATATTACAGATCAGGATATTGAAAATGTTAAAAAAATACACGATACGTATCATAAATTGTATAGTTTGATACATCATCGTAATGATTCTCACAATGAATTGAATTATCCGTTATACGTCAGTTTATATGATATTACAAGAGCACTAGGAGGATATGAGGAAGGTGGTTGGTGGTATGATAAATATGAATTGATTGATACTATCCCAATACGTACTCCAAGTGAATTAATACCTACCGCAGAAAAGTTATACGGAAAAATAGGTAGAAATTTTAATGGAAAACCTAGTATTGTTGTTGAAAAAGAAAGTGGCAGTCAAGAAAAAGAACCACCACACTATAGTTAATCGTTGTATTTAAGTTCGAATGGCTCACTAATAATCTTACCAGACAAACGTCCCTTTAGAGTCTCACTATAAGTCTCTACAGTAGGACGAATTACAATACCCTCAGCTAGATTACCATTCTCATAAACGAGATTGTTGGCAAAATTCTGCAATTCTTGAAGAGTCCTGTCGAAAAAAGTACCATCCTCAATGGTTTCAACAACAGGAATATCATTCACATCACAAAATCTCAAAAGCTCGTTACGATCAAGATACTTGTAGTTATCAATGTCAAATAGATTGAATGCACGAAACTGAATATCCTTAACCCCAAGTAGATTTCCTTGAATGCCAGGTCCGTAAACCTCACCTTGAATGGCAAGGTTACGACCATCATTCTTCAATTTGGTCTCAAGATCATACTTTCTAGCAACACCCCAAAAACTATTCTTATCGTCTTCTTTGAGTTGATAGTTTCGACTACAAACACCAAATCCAACATCGTTCTTGTAGAAGTAAGTTCCACTGCTACCATCCACCTTCACAGTAATATAGTATGGCTTTCCGGTAAGCTCTTGAATGATCTCGGGATTGTTCTTAATGTTGTCTTCATCCGTCTTACGAAGATATGAAGGCATAAGACCATATACTTGTCCAGAAAGTTGTGCAGAAAGAGGCTTCTCATAGTGTTTAGCGTAAACATATTGACTTACATCACTTCCGATAACATCTGGCTCTGTAAACACAACGGTATCATGTCCAAGAGTCTTGAATAAACTCATGGGAAATGCGATACCCTGACTGATTTGACCACGAAGTTTGACGGTCTTAATACGGAAATTCTTGTTACGCAAGAACTCATATATGGGTTTGTCTTCAAGAACGCTATCAACGCAAATATAGATGCAAAGATCACCTTTCTTAAATTCACCTTTTTTAATACATACCTGCCACCCTTTGATCTTGGCGAGTTCAAGAGCGTCAGCATTTGGGTGAGGAATTACCTCAGCGATTTCTTCGATTGTAGCAACTTTCATAACCGTATGTTACTCTATATATGGTTTAAGTCAATAAAAAACCCACCTTTCGGTGGGTTTGTGTGGTGTTAAACTGTTTTTTCTTTTAGATATTCATCGTAATGTTGAGAACCTTGTTTTAGGTTATCAAATTTGTTGATCAACACAGTGTTGTCAACTGATGATTCACCGCCTTTTGCGTGAGCAAGTACGTGTCCTTTTACAAGAGTGTCAATTGACATAACATGTCCTGTAATTGCGTCCCGACCATCTTGACGAGCATACACGGTGAGTGCTTCTTTGTCAGAAATAGTACGACGTTTATCTTTCAAAATGATTCCAAGATTCTTAAGTTGAGTTGGATCACTCACGATTGGTTCAAAAACCTTTTCCCATTCGTTAAAGATACCTTCCAATTCATCTTTGTTACGATGTGCCTTACGAGTTTTGAGACCGTATGCGCTTTCAACTGGTCTTCCGGTTACAGGATCAATTTGAACCACCAATTTATTTTGTACTGGATCAAATGTCTTTACCTGAGACAAATCAGAGTGAGTGAGCCAAAACCACATAAAGAACTTACGAGGATCTTCATATTCAACATCATTATTCTTCAAATAGTATTTTTCAACGTGAAACAATAGAGAATACAAAGTGAACAATGTACCCTTGTTGAGAATCATACCCGAATTCCGCGTAACATCATTAAGTTGAACCATAGTATGAATTAAACTCAAACGATCTTTAACAGTATTCAGTAGTTTACGGAAACTTCCTTCCTTAGAATATCGTTCATACATTGCATCCAATGATTGAATTCCTACAGTAAAGTGTGTATTCTTGTCAAAGTCGTCCTCAAACAAACACAACTCAGCAAGAGTACGTTCCATTTCGTATCGACCGAAACTGATTTTAGTCCATCGTCCAACGTTTTTGCCAGAAGAAGATGTAATCACTTCAAACAAGGGATGCAACTTAAATGTTTTATGTGGTTCTGCATCGAAACGTGCGGTTTTACGAATTGCTACACATGCTTCACCACCAAATGCGTTACGCATTTCTTGGTCATTCAATTTGGTCTTATTGTTAATCTTGCGGAAAATATCTGCAATTTCATCAATAGGATAGTTGACGTATAGTGAAACGTCAAATGTGCGTTCAACAAGCACGTCTTCAAGATATGAGTCCAGTTCTGGATTATATTGTCGAAGGTTACTCAGTTCTTTCCATGTCAATCCTCCAATATTGAGAATCTTTCCATGATATGGAACTACAATGTCTTCATCAAGATGATATTTGCTGTCATCTTGAAAAAAGTCATAAATAGAACGAAGACGTTGACCGCCTTCTACCACTTGCAACTTTACATGTCCGGTGTCATCCATAACTTCACGAATATGAAGTTTATCAAAATGGCTAAATCCGTCTTTACCGAATAGGGTGGATACCCATTGTCTTCCAAACCCAGACCAACTTGTTACTTGAGCACGTTGATAATCTTCTGGGAATTCAAATGATTTAGATTTGAATGTGTTGATGATATACTTTAACGAGTAATGTTTACGTTCAACACGTTTGTTTTGATTTTGAACAACAATTCCGGTTGTAATAACCTTGTCGATCTTTTCCTGCGTTTTTGAACCCTGAATAGGGGTTTTATACAATTTTTCTGTCATATGTTTATATCCTTTTCTAAGGACTAATATTGTATTCGTTTATATAACTGTCTTGATCAATCACGTTAATCTCCGTTGACCAATTTTGTTATATCTGTAAGTACAACATCGTGTCCTCACATAAGATATATCACACACATTCCTCAAGCACTTCTTTTTTTGTTGTTGTAGAATTTTTATTTTGATCGTAATACTTTTCCGCCTTTTCAATTACAGATTTAATAAAGTCATCTGTGAGTCCCGACGACTTTTTATTTGTGATATCTTCGGTGACAGCAACTTGCTTCCATTTTGGAAGTTTATTGAATTCTTCGTTGTAAATTGTCTTATAAATTTCTCGCATTGTCATATTGATTAAAAAGAGGTTGAAATTCGACTTGCATAACCCATGTTGCTTCCCTTGTTCATACGATAGGAAACCTTACTATAATTATCAAACGCTGCCTTGGTTGTCACAACAATACTTCCAGCAGTTTTGTGTCCGTAATGAACGTATCCATAAGGTTTCTTTTTTTGTGCAATACGTTCGCCACATGACAAACATACCTTGAATCCGAGATTCAATCTTTCTTCGGGAATATAATTTCCACAGCCACAGTTTTTCATGATGTTTTTATTATAATCACAAAGACCCAAATGTCAACAATTTTGTAAAGGAGGTGTAAAATAAAAAACTAACAAGTAATTGAACCATATGTATCTTTGAACATCAGCGTCAAGCTGAACCACGAAAGGAAATTTATGAAGTATGTTTTGTTAGTATTATTGACTGCAGTTGCTTTAAATGCCCAAGAAGGTCCAAAGGGTCAACCTCCCGGTGAAGGCCGTCCTCCACGCCCAAAATTGACAGAGGAACAAAAGAAACAACGTGATTCTATTGTTTCAAAGTATGACGCAAACAAGGATGGCAAATTGGATAAGGAAGAACGTCTCAAGGTCAGTGACGAAGATCGTAAGACTTTGAGAAGTTTTGGTCCACCTCCTGGCGGTCCAAGAGGTCCAAAGAAAGATGGTCCGCCACCAACTAAACCGAAGAAGCATTAAACAAACAACCTCACTTTATAGTGGGGTTTTTATCTATTACGTCTTCTCTTTTTTCTTGTGGGTTTCTTTTTATTACCGCTGACTTTTTCCAAGAACATTTCGCTTACTATTTCTACTAATTTTAGACCTAAGAATCCTACGATGAAAGCAATACCATTTTGATGTTTAACATTGGTAATATTTAGAGTATCTACCAATACAGGTGTTAAGAAATTAGCTGAAGCCATACCGCCTACCAATGATAATACTACAGATTTTACATCTGTTTTAGCTGCTTTTGTTGCCATCAATATTGCACCGAATAAACCACTGAACAAGAATCCTATTTGTATACCGTATTTTTGTAATTGTTCCATATGCTATTTCTTCCGGTTACTTTTTCTTTTTGTTTTTGTAACGGATTTTATAACAGGTTTAATTTCGTGCTTTATTAGAACTATTAATCCTAATATTATGAAACTGAGTGTATATAAATATATGTTTAATAAAGTTAATTCATCTTTAATAATAGTTTCTGAACTATCATTGATTAACGTTTTGAATGTTTGATTGTTATCATATATTCTTTTTTTGTACCCCAAGTATTTTTCACTGAAAAATGCTTTATTATCCATCTTTTCAAACGCTGCATTTTCTACATCTTTAGCCAAATCATTGCTAATATCCAATCCTTTTCTAAATTCTTTGGTTTCATCTTGGGTTAATAATTTAGATGTAAATACTTCTTCATTAAAGTATTTTTCTCGTTCTTTTAAATGGTCATTGAATTGATTGAGAAAATTCTTATCACCAGTGGTTGTATAAGCCGCACCTAAGTAAGTTAATAAATCAGTGGACTTACGCAAGTATAGTGTTATATCTCTGCCAAATCTAAATCTGGTATATCCATGTTCTATATCTTTGATGCATGATATGGATAATATGGTAATAATTGCTACGGGTAATAATACAAACCATAGATAAGACTTTATTTTTGTAATAACAGTGTTCATATGTTATTATATAAATATTATAAAAAAATAAAACCCACTAAATTAATAGTGGGGGGTATCGTTTTAGTTCTTCAATACTTGAAATAGTAACTTCTTATATTCTTCCTTGCCTAACGACTTACCATCAAGCAACTTGAACAAAAATGAAGCTCTATTAGTATTACCATAAGCTGAAATTACTTGTTCAGCCTGTAACTTACGAGTAGGTAGAGTCTTGAGTCTGTTATTCACAAAATCATTCATCCCACTCACAATTAGATCAACTTCCTTCTTGGCATCACAAATACGGCTAATCATGCCACGGCACTGTTCAGCCAATTCGTAATCGAAGGTGGTAAAGATATAGTTATAGAAAGTCTGATAGTCAGGCATACCTTGTTCTAACCAGACATCTATAACCTTTTCTATATTGCTTAGCTCGCTCTTCATATGATGTAGAGCAAGATACCACGCACCCTTTACCTTGTGAAGCATTTGGTCATTCTTTGAATAAACAACTACACCTTCCTTACCTCTCCATTGGTCAACATCCTTTAACAGATCTTCAACACCAGAAAAAGTATAGGTAGGAGGGCGTTTGAGATGAAACTCATTAGCCATCTCATTCAAACGGGATTGACACCACACAGAGTAGTGATCGTGATTTACCACGCCAACCAAATACCAGTCTGGTTCATCACCATAGTTCAACACAATCTTGTTGATAGGACTAACCCACTCAAACAAAATAGAATAGTGCCAACTACCGTTTATATCGACGGGCAAACAAACATCAAGGGTCTTGAGAATAGTATTCTTGAACAGTTCCAACTCATGACCATTAGCCATAGTAGAAGCATCAACAGTTCCACGGGTACGTAGAATGTATTTGCCGTTATGCTTGCTAACAATCAACAATGAACCATCAAGCTTTTCAACCACGGTACAATGATTCAACGAATTGGGAACTGGAAAGTGTTCAGGATTCTCGCCCCAGTTGGTAAACTTTGGAAAGCCTGCACTGATAACTTCACCAGCATAATTCACAACCACACTACGCATGTGCTTGTTGTCTTGATGCCACTTGGTGCCGATATGTTGAGGTTGAATCAAATAAACAATTTCACCATTAAGTGAATGTTCATGCACCATAAATTGTGAACGGTCTATAGTTGATATGTCTACGATCATATTTTAATCTTACCACACATTTAAGTTTTGTCAACTTCTTTTGAATCAATTTTCATCACACTCCTATTTATTAGTATGCATAACTTTTATACATATTTACTCATTGATCCACGTAACAATAAACCATTTTATGTCGGTAAGGGAACAAAAAGAAGAATGACTATTCATGAACGAAAAACAAAATTGGGCAAAATTCCAAATAACAACATTTATTTGTATAACAAAATTAAAAAAATACTCAGCGGAGGATTAAACCTTAAATATAAGAAAGTAGTAAATAATGTTGAAGAGCATGTTGCTTTTTATTGGGAAAATCGTATTATTAGTTGCCTCCGTCAAAAGGGATATGATCTGTGCAATGTAGGGGATGGTGGCAAAGCTACTAAAGGCAATTTAGGTAAAAAATGGTCTCCCGAAAGTAAACAAAAAATGTCAGAAGCTAGAAAAGGATTTTTATCTTTACAGTGGTTTATAGAAAAACATGGCGTTGAGCAAGGCACTGAATTGTACAAAAAAAGAATTCATACGCTAAAAAAATCACAAGTTGGTAGAAAACCCGCAGCTCCAATAACTGAAGAAACAAGAAATAAGTTGGTTATTTCACATTTGGGCAAAAAACAGTCTTTGGAAACCATAAAGAAACGAAGTAAATCAATGAAAGGAAAACTCAAAGGCTTCGTTCATACTGATGAGTTCAGAAAAAAAATTAGTATGGCTAAAAAAGGTATACCGTCTCCAATGAAAGGAAAAAAACATTCAATGAATAGCAGATTGCAAATGAAAAACTCCCATGTTAAAAACTATGTATTGGTGTCGCCGCAAGGAGAAGTTACCAATATCATATGTTTGAAAGACTTTTGTAAGTTACATGGTCTTAACTATGGCAATATGTCAAGCATGGCGACGGGTAATAGAAAAAGTTGTCACGGTTGGGTACGATATATTCCAATCCCATGAGTGAGGTCAACCTTTTGAATGTCAATCTTCATTCAATCAATTTACCACGACTTTAAAGAAAGTCAATCATAGAAAGGTTACATTTTCAAATCCAACGATACGACCACCCTTTGCATTAATATTATCACTAATCGTCACTTGATAAGTGTCTGGTCTAATTCCAGTAATGTAGAGGTTCTCATACTTACGAGAACCCTGTTTAGCATTAACTTTCTTACCAACTACATCATCTGAAATAGTCAAAAAATTTTCCTTAACCCATTGCTTCAACATTTCATCTTCCAGAGACTTCTTGACATAGATCATATCATCCAAAATATCTACAAGTCCAGCATCTGGCTCAAGATAGATCTTAGATTTTAGATATTCTGCCAAATTATAACCATCCAAGTCATATTCAAAGAGACAATTAAAAATGTCATCTTCATATGTCTCACGTGGCTCATCAGCAGTGATAGACTCATTCCATTTCTGGTAG